GAGGAATAAGGGAGAGAGAGGAATAAGGGAGAGAGAGGAATAAGGGAGAGAGAGGAATAAGGGAGAGAGAGGAATAAGGGAGAGAGAGGAATAAGGGAGAGAGAGGAATAAGGGAGAGAGAGGAATAAGGGAGAGAGAGGGTAGTGTTCTACGAAACACCCCCTGGGGGTTTCGTTAGAAAAATCAAGCCTAAATTTATAACACTTACATAAAGTTAGCGACAAAGGCGTAGCTCCCTGTGCGAGAGGGAAACGGCAAGTCGTTAGGGTGAATGACACAAACCCGAAACAAACCATTAACGGACTAGAAGGAAGTCCAGCGTGTCGAAACATTAAAGCCATGTTAGAAGGTTTTACAAGAATTAACAAAGACAATGAACAAGTGTTTAACCAACTTGCCAACCGAACTGCATCCATTCCAAAAGATGACCTATCACCATACCAAAACGGCAGACGGTTTAAGTTAGCACCTGATGAATATTGCTTTGCTCAATCAAACGAACGCAATACGGTTAGTGTGGTTGCTCTACTCATTGACGAGGACGGACAAGAACAAGAACTTTGGCTTTCTACCATTCTAAGAAAGGCATTTGAAAGACAAGACGGCAAGACGGTTGAAGTTGTCAACAACTCAACCATTGCTAAAAAAGTTAGGGCGAAAGTTACACCCAACACAACAAACAAAGAACTGGGGGAAATATTTGCAAACTTTGTTAGAGGCAAGGAGATAATTTGCTATCGCCAAGTTTATGCACGCTCTATTTCGACAAGAACGGGTAGACCTTTTGAAGTGCCAGCTGCTTTAATTGGTTTTGAATTTGCATAACATTACAGACCTAAGCAAGTCTTTAAACTGCCCACATAAATAATAATTTACAATTTAAAACTTTACGGTTGGTGGGTAAACCGTACAAACACTATGAACACTTATTTTATATTGTGGCGCATTAATTACACTTGAAGACTACAAAGAACTTATTTCAGAAAGAAATTAAAACAAAGTCCTAAGCATGACTATAAAAGGCTTACAAAAGACATTTACTAACAAGGGGCGATAGTGCACTCTACAAATGAATAATAAGATGGAACGAATAATAGGAAAATATACAATAAGTGTGGCAGATGGGGAGATAGATAAGGACAACTTTTTTAAACACTCCGTTAGCATTTTGGAACCGGAATTTATTTATATAGATAAATCAGAGTTGAGTCTTTGGTTGGCACAAACCTTTAGATATTCAAACGACGAGAGAGAAATAGAGGACGCTCTCAAAGGGTACGTCAGAAACCTAAAAGATAGGATTGAACGGATTGAAGAAGCACTAAAGCAATAATCTTGCTTTAGAATGATAGTGGGGCAATTCCCACTATCTATACTATATTATATAATATACCAATATAGCCTAACTATAAAACTTATAATATAGCCTAAATGTATAACGCCTACAGTATGTTGACGATATGTATATTGTTAAGTTTAGATAATGTACTTGTAAACATTATCTTCTACATTGTCTGTCCCAAGAGGCAATGTAGGAATAATTAACTAGCTTGGGAATAGATTAACTTTTTAATAAATTAAGTATTATGGCATTAAGTCAAAATGTTGCAACTGCAATTCAGAGAGTTAAAGTTGCTGGTGGTCAAGTTGGTAGTGGTGTTAGTTTTGCTAACATTGAAGTACGTGTAAATGATGGTAGCAATATGTTTGCTGAAGGAGATGAATTCATTATTCCTTCTGGTGAAGATTTGCAAGCATCTAAGTTTATACGTAAGTTCAATGGCAATCCTGCTCCTGGTATCTTTGTTGAGGTTAATGGTCAACCGAAAGAATTGTATCTCAGTTCATTCGTAAAAGCTGTTGTACCTTACAATGATGATTCTACTCGTGCAAAGGATGCTAATGGTAATAACCTACCAGCTGTGATTGCATCAGGTACAGCTGTTGATTTGTGGAAACAATCGGCAGATGCAGAGTCAGCTTTGAACAGCATTGCCGGTAAGAAGGTTAAAATTCCACGTATCCAATCAGTTCAGACCATGAGACAAAGAGCTAATGGTACTAGAACACTTGGTAACCAGTGGGTATTTACAATCGACCTCGCGTAACGCAAACTGTTAAAGGTGAATTGGTAGGTGACAGAATCCTTAGAGTAGGAACTGTCATCTACTCTGTTCTATCTAACCCAGACGTTCCTAAGTATGATACATGTTTCTTTCTATTACAGAAAGTTGGATATGTATATGCAATTCTTAACTTTGTTGTTCTCTACTCGCACAATAGGAGATAATAAGGTAAGGAGAAGAGCAATTAGCGTAGCCCATCCCTAACTAATTCCTGTCATTTCCAAACATTCAAATTGGTCTAGTTAGGGACTTAGTAAGAGAATACACTTTTTAATGGTTTGTTGTATTCTCTTATATCAATTTAAATCCAAATTTAGGAAATTGTCTGATGAGTCTTTGCAAATTAAGACGAAACACCTAGAGATAGGTGTCACAATAACTAAATTGACTAATCGCAAAATATGAAAGAGATAGAAACATTAAAACAGTTAGTATATGAGAAAGGACTCCAAACTTTATTAAAAAGAATGGAAGTCGTTCTTAGTTGTAGGGATTTGAGAACTCTCACCAGCAATGTAATAGTTTCTGCTACTATAGTAGACATGGATGCAGTAGTTCGCAAAATCAAAGAAGAATGGAGTGTATTTGGAATTAAAGACGTTAGAGTAAACTTGGTATCTCAAAGCGTCTCTTTCAAAATATACGGAAGTTGCTATATTCCTGAGAAATATAGTAATGGATTGGTCAGCAACACAGACGGAGAAGTATAATTATCTTAATGAGATAAAAGAGGAATATGCAGAAGAAAAGGCATTACCTTTAGCTAATTTCGTCAACAATGGTATTGAAGTAGAAATAATATAATAATAGTATGATAGCATTTTTCAAACTCATATTAATATTAAGTGTTCTCATTTCAGCCATATGTTTGCCAAAAAGTTCTGAAGAAAGGTTTATATCTTTCATCATAGCTATAATATTCATCCTTTTTGTATTGGCAGCATAAAATGAGAATAAATAAGTTTGGGCAAATCACGAATAAGAGTAGTGATTTGCTCCTTACCCCTCAACAAGAGGAGTTTATGAGGTCTTTACTAGACAATGGTAAAGCAACATCATTATCATTACGTTATGGTAGAGCAATAGCTAATAGAGTAGCTATACCATCAACAATATACGACACAACTTTTAGTAGTATTGAAGAAGCATTTAAAACATTAGATTCATTAGAATATGCAGCTGAGCATACTAATGATTTTGATTCACAAGATACCAATCTAATGCAGGCGCTACAATACTATTTTGGTAAATAAATTAATAATAGACACATTGGTTTAAAGGCAATAAAAAGGTGGGTTCGCCTGGCAAAGTTACAGAAATAATAACTTCTAGAGCTTTTGTGAGCTTTGGAGGTTTTATGAGGTTTAAAGAAGGTGTAGAGTACGAAAGACTTAAAAAAGTATTCACACATCTTTCTAATAAACATCAATTCTATTGCAACCACGTAGTGCTAAAAATACAATTCTTTAATGATGTATATTATATTGGTTATAATGACAGTGAAATACATATAGGAAACGCTTATCACAGAGTTGAAAAAGAAGACTCAAGAAAAAGTATTCCTGTAAGCTATAGATTGTCAAAGCTATTATCCCAATAAACTAAGGGCATTATACAGAAAGCCAGCGCTGTAAAGACTGGCACAATTAACTAATCGTATAAACCTATAATTGGAGGATTAAAATTATGAAATTATTTTATTTGCCTGATACTAAGGCAATAGTTGCAAAGTACAACAACAAGTTTGTCTCATTGCCCAACGCAGAAGAGATAGAGAAACCTGCTAAGCTCATCCCTTGTCAGCCATTCTTAAAGGAGTCTAAAACCTCTAAATGGAATGACATTCCAGATGACGATGATGCGTTCTATGCTCATTTAAGACACTATAATGTTGCATGCCCATCTAATTGGAGACCTAGTATTATTAAAGTTCACAAGATTGTGTTGACTATAATATATACTACTAATGAGGTGGGAGAACCTTGGTTCCAGCTATCTGGCAACGTTCCTCACTATGTATTGAATGGAATTGCTAATGTTCTAAAAGAAGAATATTATGATTCTATTAAATAAGTAGTATTATTTACCTTTGACAATTAATAAAATAACTAATCGACATGAAAGTAATCAAAACTAATATTAAGGCTGAAACTGTAGAAATCAATCCTAGAGAAGCGGAAGCTCTCAGAAACACATTCCAGGACAATAGACGTACTTATAACGATAATATACGCAAGTATGCCAAACAGATGAAAGATGGGAAGTGGAGACTAAACGGCGAACCAATCATCGTTGATGACCAGGGATGTTGTGTGAATGGCTACCATAGGCTTTCTGCCTGCATTGAAGCAGGAGTTCCATTTAGGACTTTATTAGTAACTGGAGTGCCTCACGAGACTTAGACTACAGTAGATACTGGTAAGGTTCGTAGTGCTGGAGATGTCTTCCAGATAGATGGAATTAAGAATGGTATTGCTAAAGCTACTTTGGTTGCTAAGTTCTCTGCTCTAGTTCAAGGACTGAATGGTATTGCTGATTCTGGTAGTTTGCACAGACTTCGTAGTTCAAGTATTACTCGCGAAGACCTGTTAAAGTTATATAGAGAGCACGAGAAGGACTTTGATAAAGTAATTAGCCTTATTGGTAAGTATTCTGCTACTTTGAAAGGTATAATTACTCCATCTATGCTCGGAGGTATAATTGCTTATCTGTACATACAAAAAGGCTATAAGTTCTCAAAGCTGGAAGAGTTTGTAGACAGACTAGCTACAAGTGGATTAAGTATCTATGCTACTGGAAGGGTGAAACTTAAGAGTTGTAGAGGATTTGATAAGCAGAAAGCTATATGTGATATATGGAATAAGTTCAAGACCAACAAGGAGAAAGTAAGAATATGTATCACCTATGTGTCTGGAACATTTGAATAAACCTACGTAATGGGTGCTAGTTTAATAGCTAGCACCGCTCACCCATAATTAAGGCAGGTTCTCCGTGAGGAGAATAAGTGAAAGCACAAGTGTAACATCTAAAAGCTTAGATAGTTAATTACTGTGAGTTGAGTAACCCAAGACCTGTGCTCACTTGGTATAAGAAGAAGCGTTTAATAGTGTACATAAAAGCGTGGATACTCAGAGCACCAAGTATGGTTGTAGGTAAAAATTAAAAAACTCAATAACTTCCCAAGACATTGAGGGCACCAGTTTCTTTATTATAAAATGTAAGCAAACTATTCCAACTGGAATGTGAGTTGCGACTTATAAAGTTTTAGGTGTAAAATGCATTTGTGTATTCTTGATTTAAGATTTAACTTGGTAAATTCCGAGACCATAATGGGTACGCCCTGAGACTAATGCAGAGCATCTCTTATACCAAACAGTATGACCTTGATACTGGAGAGATGTCTTATCGAGAGATAAGGCAAAGTATCGTGAGATTGCACTGGCAATCAAAGACAGTCATGCGCACCTTAATAACAGCGGTTATTAAAGAGACTGTAGGCACAGGAAGGTCTTGCGTTCCATAAATTAAAATTTTATATATAGGTAGATATTTCTACTATACCCCGTGATGGGGTCGGCATCATGACTAAGCCTTTACGTGGCGATGCTATAAGTAAGCTATAAGCTGAAACTAATTAGTCATAACTAATTAAAACTAATCGTAATATGAAGATTGAAAAGAACAAATTGGTGAATCGTGCACAAGTGTTAAACAAAGACATTCAGCTGGGAATTATTGCATACTCTGTAGCTGAAATGGCATCTATTGCTGCTCAGAATCTAGAGAAACGAAATGCAGGTAAAATTACAGAGGAAGAAGATAAAGCTGTCTTTAAGGACTGCAAGGAGTATATTCGCTCAGCAAAAGAGTTCTGTGACGAGAATGGCCTTGACTGGTCTGTATGTATCCTACTGTCTCGTTCCTCACTTAAACAGTACACAGATGTGGAAAGCAAGAACGACTAAAACAATATTCCTGCTATTAGCAGGATATTTAGGACTACAATGTATCAGAGCATCCTTATGGATTCCTCTGATATTATGCATATTATTATTTACTTTTATTATTCAACTTAAAAACAAAGAATTATGAGAAAGATTAACGCAATCCTGAGCAACTCAACTAAAGAACAGTATCCAGTATTAATAAACAAACTATCTGACATTATTGAACCCTTCGCTCTACGTGCTGTAGGCTTACCTCCAGTATATGTTGGGCTTGAAGTTGAGCAACTTACAGTTAAGCAGAGCGGAGAGAGTGTTTATGTGTTTGGCATTAATGGTAAGGATGTTGCCCATGTTGATACTGAGAAGGCAGAAGCATCTGTGTTTGGAGGTAAAACATTCGCCATCTCCGCTGAGGATGTTAAGTCCGTAACTAATACACTAACAGCATTACATAACTGTAAAGAAGAGAATGATGAAGACCCTCTTGAGGGAATCCTTGAGAATATACCTAGAGAACTCAAACCTCTTCTTGGAGCAGCTATCATAGCATCTAAACTCCGCAAGGGAGGAAACAACTAAAGAAGGTTTTAAAGCTAATAATGAAATGGATATACTGAAGCAATTAGAAGAAGGCAAACCTTTCTCTGGTAGAAATGGTGCTTTTACTGGAAGAGTTGAACCACAATCAATAGAGGGTGATACTCTGAAGGTTATATGTGATAAGAGTGGTACAAGATGGCATGAGAACTGGGAACTACAGCATGTTGTTTGGGCGTTTGAACGTGGAGATTATTTCTTCTTATGAGTAAGTGTGATATATCTAAATGTAAGGCTACATGTTGCTATAATGCACCATTGCCTAAGAATTATCTAACTGCTTTAAAGAACAGAATAGTAACTCCCGTTAAGGAAGTGATTGTTATAGATAATGAAGGTTTAAAAGGACCTGAAATGTGTTATCCAATAACTAGCCACGACCCTATGAAAAATAAATGTCCATTTTTAACTGATAATTGTAGATGTAATATATATGACCGTAGACCACCAATCTGTAGAAAGTTTGGAAATGGTTCAGAGCCTTTATTAACATGTGCATTCTTAGTTCCAGAAGAACAAAGAGCAGCAGTAGAGGCTGGTTATAAATCTGCAATTAACAAGTTGACATCACCAACTGCATGGGAGTTAGCCAAAAAATATGTAAAATAGTATGCCAAAGGATTACGCTCTAAGAAAGTTACACTCTAAAGAAGAGAAAATCATCTTCTGTGGTTGTGACGCTATAAGTGGTTTATTAATGCATTACCTACTTGATGAATTGTTTGGTAGAGGTGAATACAAGATATTACATCACTACGATTTACGATTACAGAAAGAATGGGAATGGACTATTGATGAACCAATACCTGACAAAGATATTATTAAGGAATGGTTCTTCTGTGAACCTGAGAGAATAATAACTACTTGTTGGGATTACGAGAGAACTCTCAAAGCTGTAGAAGATGCGCAGATTAGTAATGTGCGTGTCTATGAGTTTTGTAAGTATAAACACATAACTGACTTACCGTTCTAATGTTAGTACCCAAATAGTTGTTGATGACCCTATAGAGGAACGTCAAATAGCTAAGGAGAAATACTCATCGTACAAACGACCAGGAATTGAACCAATTACTATAGTTAAAACATATGTAAAAGGTGACATACGATATTGGGAAGAACGTACATCTAGTGGTATAATAGTTAGGATTAGTAGCAGAGAAATAACTCATAGTGCAGGAGTATAACTGCACTAACTGGGCTTGTATGGTTTTGATTTGGGATTACAAGTTATAAGGACGTGTAGAGTTTGTACCAACTCTTATAAAATGATACACAATTTTAGGTGGCAACACTGAAGTAAAAATGGCAGCGTAAGCTGTGGCTTATCAATAATCTATTGATTAAGTCGGGTTAATGGAGAAGACCTAGAAACAGAAGAGGTGTGCAGAAGAAGGATGATAGAGCCACTGCACTTAACTTGAAAGCCAAAGGTTAGTAAAGCTGAGATTCTCCACAATGTGTATGGTAGAGACGCAAGGGCTATGCCTAAAAGTACTACTCGTTCTCCAACGTAAATGGAGTGGTGGAGAGCCGACTTCGGTCAGCTTCTGAACCTTTAAGTTTGGAAGCGTCAGCTTCTGAACCTTTAAGTTTGGTAGTTTATAAATTAGTTAGTAGGACTGCTGGTTCACCTCTACTGTAAAGAATCCAGCTCTTCTAATAAAACTATCTAAATGCTAGAACTCGCTAGCTGATGTAATAAAAATGAGACACACGTTATCCTTGTGATAAGGGTTCTAAAGACGACGGTTCGACTCCGTCCAAGTCCACAAATGAATTCAAACCCCCTAGTAATTCATATTTTTAACTATAAACAAAGGAAGATGGAAATAGATTTTATTAAAGAATTATTCTCTGGTAAGAAGATATATCTTACTACTGATTTGTCAGACATTTTTAAGATTCAAATTAGCAGGAGGCCAGGCTATTTGATGAATGGTACACTAAACAGCAATGACGCATGGAGACCTATTACAGTATTTACTAAGCGTCATATATACTATGGTAATGTCAATGGTTGAGGCGGAGTTACTGATTCAAATAATAATTGGCAAGGTGCTTTTACTCTGAAACCAATCACCCCAATATATGAAGTGTACACGCTTAATGGATGGGAGAAAATAACGGCTGAGGAATATGAAGTCCTTACTAAAGTTCCTAAAGTAGCTGTAAGGGCTACAACCAGAAGAAACTGTATAGAAGTCACAGACTTGATTGACTTCTTCTAACAGATATGTTTAACTAATCGACAATTTGAAATGGAACAGAAAAAGAAACGAAATTATGGTAAGATGACAGCTGAAGAGTTGTCAGCTGCTGTAAATCTAGTGAAGTCTGAGAACTCTGGAGTATTCGGAGTTAAGGACATTAGAAGTGCATTTAAAGACCTAGGTGTGCCCATGTATAGCGAGTTTGCTACAACATTGGTTCAACAAGGTGTTCTCGTACAGGCAGGACTGACATATCAAGATGGATTTAGTTGGTCTAGTACAGAGCCTATTCATATAAATAAGGTGGTAGAGCTTATGACTATTACTCGTAAGAAAGTAGCTGCACAGGCAAGAAAGTATAGTCAAAAGAAGAAAGCTATACAACAAGGTACATGGGTTGAACCAGTAAAACAACCTAAAGAAACTACAGAGATTGAACAGGTACTTGAAGAAGTTCCAGTTCATGAACGTAAAGAGCTTGTACCAGTTGACAAGGCTATTAATAAGGCTATTAAATTATTAACCGAGAATGGTTATAGAGTCTCTAGACCAGTCTTAATATACGAAGAAGTAACAGTGAAATAATATGAGAAGAGTATATATTCAAATTATTGACCCGATTAATGGTACATATATAAATGCACGCCATGAATACCTCAATGCACATATGCAAGTCGTAGAGTCTACTCTAAGACAGTATGGCATACGTAGCTCAGATTGTACACTTAAAACTGTGTCTAATATCGGTAAGGAGGTTCCTGGAATGCCCAAATACTCATTGTATCAAGGGCTGGTAAATGATACTTCCAAACTAGTAAATATAACTGTTGTAGGATAACTCCTACTGCGAAACACGAAACTGACCTGATGAGTTAGGCTACATAGTGCGCACTATGTGGCTGACTTAAACGTGTATAAATAAAAGTTGAAACCTATTACGTATAGATTGTATTCTGCCCTCTGCGGGTGGATGAGGTGCAACTCCTCAATGTAATATATAAGGGGAGAATCCTTATATCTCTTGTAGTATCTATGTATAACTTGATTAATAGTCAGCATAACAAGAGTAGGTCGTCAGTGAAATTATTAAAAGATAGATTATGTAGGTAAAGTACGCTATATAATTATCTCATTTATGTATAAATAAGAGATAAAACAATGGAATTTAGTAAGAAAAAGAAAAGTCTTTTTAAGACTGAAACTCCAACACAGGAGAACAACTTTGTGAAGGAGGGATTGAAGCTATCGGCTGAAACTGTGAGTGGAAACGGTGCTAAGAAGTATAGCACCAGTAATGATGCATTCGTAGACAACTTCTCAATGATTGCAAACTTTAAGGCACCTCGTGATTATGCTGAGGTATCTAAAGATATGTATAAATTGTGGAGTATTAATCCGAAGAAGTGTCTGCAACTCGCTGTATATATTCGGTTGATTACTCGTGAGACTCAGATTGTTCTTCCTAATGAGACTATCACTCTGGATGTTCAGAGAGGACAAGGCTTAAAGAATGAAGGTATTATGCGTATGCTATGGTTAGCTATGCATCACAAACCTACATTCATGGCTAACATGCCTTATTTCATCGCTGCTGGTAGCTGGAAGGATGTATTTGAAATGATGAGCCTTGATTTACAATATCATGGCTGGGAAGGAAGAAAGTTGGATTGGAACTTCATGCGTAAGATTATCTTGGCTGGATTAGCTAATGGTCATACAAGTGAATTGGTGAAGAAATACCTACCAACCATTCGTTCAATGAAAGAATGTAAAACTGTTGAATCACAAGCCCGTACAATTATCGGTCAGTATCTGGCTTCTTGCATCTATGGTAAGAAGAAAGACAAGAAGGCAGATAAAGAGACTGCGGATAGCCGTGCTGCACAACGTAGATACAGGAAACTTAAACAGAGTGGAACTGCTCATACTTGGCAGCAATTAATAAGCCAGAAGAAGTTACTCGAACTGGACTTCAATACCATTCATGGACGTGCTTTAAGCCTATTAGTAGGCTCTAAGTTCTTGAAAAATCAGGGATTGGTAGAGAAGTATTCTAAGTGGATAAGTGGTCGCAAAGTGGCTAAATACACTGGATTCGTGTTCGAGTTGTTCCAACCGCTTGGTGAAAGCTACCGTACTAATAGGCTTGAAGAGTATAGAGAACAGACTATCAATGCTCAGTTCAATGGGCTAGTTGAGACTGGAAGACAGAATCTTAACCAGAACAGCAAGCTGTTAGTGGTTAGAGATATTTCTGGTTCTATGACCTCTAAGGCAGTTGGAACCAATATGTCTTCTTATGCTATTGGTAAAGCAATGGCATTATATTTCTCTGCTCTACTGGACGGTCCATTTAAAGATGCCTATGCTACATTTAGTAGTACTTGTAAGCTCTGTACATGGAAGGGTAAGACTCCTATTGAGAAATGGGCTAACGACACAGATGGTAACTTTGGTAATACCAATTTATTATCTGTGGCAGATATGTTCGTTAAGCTGAGAAGTACAATGAAGATTTCTGAGAACGAGTTCCCAACAGGAGCATTGTTGGTTAGTGATGGTGAATTTGATGCAGCTAGTAGTTGGGGTGGCTCAGGTGCATCCGTTACTAATTTTACTGCATTTAGACAAAGACTACTTAAAGGTGGTTTCAGTAAGGAGTATGTGGATAACTTTAAGTTAATCCTTTGGGATTTACCTAACGGTTATTATGGTAGCGGTCTTCGTCCTAAGTTTGAAGACTTTGCGGATGCTCCGAACAATTTCTATATCAGTGGCTATGACCCTGCTGCTGTAGCATTTATCTTGGGAACTAAACCATTCAAGGCTACACCTAAGAATGCAACAGAGTTGTTCAATGCAGCTATGGACCAAGAATTGTTAAATCGCCTTGTTGTGTCTGAACGAAAGGTGGTCAACAAAACTAAGAAGAATACAAACTTTAAAAAGAATAAGAAATAAGTATGATTAAGCTTAACACTTTACTTGCTAAAGTAGAACATGGTACATCAACATTCAATAGAATGATTGGGGGATTATGCTGTGTTCTTTAAGAATAAGCAAGGTATGTTTGAGGGTATCAAGAAGACCTTCAAACCGAGAGATGGCTACGCAGAAGATGCTCGTTATATGGGCACTACTAAGGTAGCTACAACTGTAGAGGAGAAGCTCGCATGGTTCGAACAGAATGCAATTCCTTATTTGAAAGACCTATTCTCTGTTGAGGCAACTAACTCTGCTGGTGCACCGAGAGTTGAATTGATAGTAGATGGTGTTTCATTTGGTAAGTTGACCTTATGAGACTTAAAACTATCCTAACCAGCTGGAAGATATGTACGCCAATGTACCAGTGCGTTCAGATTCTGAGGTTTGGCTTGAAGGAACTGATGCAGAATATCAGGGACGTGATGTACATGAGACAGAAATGTTGAAAGGTGTAACTCGTACTACTGAATCTGAGGAGGTTATCCTTAAAGACCCGAATCTTGACCCTGCTAACTATAACGCTAAGGTTACTGTTAAGAAGAAGACAGTAGAAACTGGTGATTATACATTACAGAAGTTTACTGGTGCATGGACACAGAGACAACGTGCTGAATTACTGCAAAGAAGAAGTAAGATTCTTGCAGCAGTAATCGAAGCATTGAAGGTGGTTAACGATAACGAAGCACAGAGTCCGAACCTCAATGTGGAGAAACTCGTTACATTCTTACATCATGGTAAATAAAATTTGACAAATATTGACTAAAGCTTTAGCTTTAGCCTCAGCATTACTAAATCCTAGATATTTAGCATAAGCATTGAGTCAAGAGCTTTAGCCTTAACGTAAGAGACCAGTAGCTTTAATAATCAATTGATTAAAATCTGACATCCGAGGGTTCGAATCCCTTGCGCGCCTCTACATAATCCTTTGTTTAGAGGTAGGTATATTTACTAAATGTAGTATATCTACCTTATTTTAACATGGCGCGTTGGTGAAGTGGCTTAACACATCAGACTTAGTAAAAGCTTTAGCATGAAACTGCTGAACGTCATCTTACAACTAGGGGCTATCATCGAGGATTTTCGAGTTAGTCCTTAGGGGGTTAGCTTAACGGGTAAAGCACAAGAACTTTTATTTCTTGGGAGTGGAGGTTCGATTCCTCCACCCTCTACTTCTGATGGATTAATAATAATTATAGGCATAATCGAACTACTGGTCTGCGAAGATAGGTAGTTACACAGGGAGATACGCAAATGGCAAAGCGGCAGTCACTGGACTGGAATACCTATTCTAGGTGGGTATGTTGGGGGTTCGAATCCCTCTCTCCCTACAATTCTTTGTAATAAATTGCATTTACTAGCAGTTGTCCGTCTGTGAAGATAGGCAACTATGAGCCAGACATTTAAGATTTGTTAGTACTATGGGATATCGTAGCATATCCGGTTGTTACAAAATTTAACATTATTCACTTTGTGGAGTCTAAAGATTACACTATCTTTGTACTCAGAAACGTTGAGAGAACGTGATTGTGTTTGTGTTTTATTTATCCCATTGTTGAGGGGAGTGCGCCACAGTTGGAGAGGACTGTAAATCCGTTGCCTTCGGGCTGAGTAGGTTCGAATCCTACCACTCCCACAACAATATCTGCTAAAGTCAAGTGCTTTGGTAAAGAGTATGCTCGTCTGTGAAGATGGGCATATTTCATCTTGCAGGATTGGTGAAATGGTTATCACATGACACTTCCAATGTCAAATTAACAGTTCGATTCTGTTATCCTGCTCTATTAATTGGTCTAATGGTTAGGATACTAGACTGTCTATCTTGGGGTACGAGTTCGATTCTCGTATGCACCGCAATCTTTCCCAATCTTCCAAAGGGTTAGGCGGAGGCGTGTAGCTGAGGGGCCAACGATAGGAAATCCCCGGTGTCACACTGACCTAATATGTGTGAGAGCATTCGCTAATAAGGCTCTCTTAAATATTTTTAGTGGAGGTTAGGTAAAGCTAGCATAGCCTAATGACAGGAATTTAGTCCATAATAGATGGAAGTCCAATGAAGTGAGGATTGAAGTCTTCCTTATGTCCAACTAAATTCCTTTATTCAACATCGCGGATTAGAGAAGTGGTCTATCTCGCCAGTCTCATAAGCTGGAACACTCATAAGGTGTCACAAGTTCGAATCTTGTATCCGCAACTAACTTAATGTATTATGGAAGAGAAATTAGATGAATTGCTTGTATTAGCAAAACGTATTCATAAAGATACAGAGCCATCTATTGAGAATAATGCATCTGAATATCTTCTAAATGTATTAGGTGATGTCTTAATGCAAGGTTTTACTGGTAGCAGTTGGTAGCTCACTAGGCTCATAACCTAGAGGTCGTAGGTTCAAATCCTACAGGGACTACGTAATGCACGTGAGGCTAGCGTGACGTAGACATTCCTATCCCTGACAGCAAGGGTAGTGTTATCTGTAGTAATTGGGGAGTTAGCTATAATTGGTTAGAGCGACGGGCTGTTAACCCGTAGGTTCGAACCCGACACTCCCCTCAACCTAGCGAGGTTTCACGTACTAATATGTACACAAAAGAGAACTTCTACGTAGATTTGTTGTGAAACAAGTCTACTATATGCGTCCTTAGGCTTAATGGTAAACCAGTTGACTCCAAATCTTCTGTTCCATGTTCGAATCGTGGAGGGCGTGCAAGCGATTAGTTATAATAAGAAGACTTACAGCAAACAATTATGATTATAGCAGTATTTTGGACCGCAAATATCAACAATAGTCTTCTGTTAAATTGGGAGGTAGGACAATGGGCTAGTCTACTACATTTGGGATGTAGAGGTTGCGAGTTCGAATCTCGTCCTCCCAACACATTTATGGTTAAGTTATATAAGAATACTTAAAGCAAATTCAAACAAATCGTAATTTTGTCTTAAACGTAGGTTCGATTCCTACCCTTCCCACCATTGTGTGACTATTTAAATGGGAAGGTTGAAATGTTGGTGTAGTCCGAAAGGGCGAAAAGAAGTATTCTGATTTAATTAATTAAATGGGGAGGTAGCATAATTGGCTAATGCACCGCATTTGCACTGCGGATTATTGGGTTCGAGTCCCACCTGCTCCACGAATCTTAGAGATTCATGTTTCAACAACTCTTTATTTAAATTAGACCCAGATAAAGAAACATAAATACACGTAAAGTAGTGTTTATGTAGGGTTGCCCGAGCGGTTTAGGGGCTGGTCTGCAAAATCAGTTAGAACGGTTCGACTCCGTTACCCTACTCTATTTTGAGTTTAACAAAAAGAAACCTTACAGCAATACCTCTATGCCTTGTAAGCCGTAGGTCATGGGTTCGAATCCCATAGGTGGATACGTCCACCTTAGCTTAGCTGGTAGAGCAACGTATTTAAAATGGTTTCTGAACCCACATCTATTGTTAACGCAGTAATGTGGGTTATTTCACTCCGTAGCTTAATTGGTTAAAGCCTTGCACTTTTAATGCAGAGAGTCCGAGTTCGAGTCTCGGCGGAGTGACGCTGGAGAGAGTTAGTTCATCTCATTATTTTTACTGCAAGAGGGCATACAGCAAATACTTTTACCTTCTAATTATTAAGTGTAAATGTCTTCCGAAGTAATCCCGTAAGGGTGCAGGTAAGACTAGAGTAGTACACTCAATTTAAATGTACTAAGCTATGAATAGCCCTACCATGCTAGGACAAGTATGGTGTCTAATTGTTCTAAATTGGGAGAATAAAGACATTAAATGTAAAACCCATGTCCTCTGTTAAACCTATCCTCCGAGTTCCCTTCATGGGAGGTGGATAGGTTTATTATTCTAAAACAGATTAACATATTTATTCAGTAAACTCTTTATTAATTATGAAAGCAATTAGACTAATTAAGAAGGCTGTTAAGTGGTATTTAGAGAAGAGTGCAAACTCTTACGCTTACCCTACTGGAACTTTCCCTATTACAAAGGAGTAAGTTCCTATGACGCTGAAGGATATGTAAATCACAACTTATGGAGGTTTGCCAGAACGGTAATGGGCGAGACTTGAAATCTCAGGCAACGTAATCATTCGTTGAGTAGGTTCGACTCCTACAACCTCCTCACTATTAATAAACAAAGTATTATGAAGGAAAGATTTAGAGCAGTTAACAAGATTAGTAAACACAAGATGTCCCTATTATGGGATAGAGCATTAGCCTGTTTCTATAAGGAGTACGCTGTAGTTAAAGCTATCCAAGATGGCTTTACTGATGATAACAACCAAACATTGTTAAAGAGATTTCAACATCTTGAATCTCTCATAATGAATGGACACTTTAAAAAGATGCCTCGTAAAATGAAGAAGGCATTTATAAGAGAATTATCAGCAAGATATAATCTTTGTCTGATTGTATTACAACATTGGGATGACTTTAAAACATTAAAATAACATGATAGAATCAATTATAGTAGATATAGTATTTGATTGGACTTTCCTCAATCCTTTAACTGAAAGAGGCAATGTGGAAGCAATTAGAGAAGTGGACAACACACAGGAACAAACAATGGCGCAAATGCAGGTTACGCCAGAAATATATTACTAGACTAAAAGAACGTGCACCATTCTGGTGGTTAAACAAGGAGCAGAGGTTGGCTGTAAGTTGGACAGAAATGTACAACGCAGAGAATACTTTTAAGCTCAAGTCTATGAGTACTACATGTAGTTGTTCTATGTGCCGAGGGGAAAGGTATAATAGAAGGAAATTCAAAGAAGAAACTAGACTTGAAATAGAAATGTTTTAAGTTATTTAATTTATAAGAAGTCTTACAGCAACAACATTAGCAATTCGATTAGGGTTCAACTCCCAGCAACCTCCCAAATTATTAGTACTATATGGAGGTTGTAGTGTAACGGTTAGCACAGTATATGCAAACAAATGACTTCTGATGATGCCTCAATAGCTCAACGGATAGAGCATCGGTCTTCTAAACCGAGGATTTAGGTTCGATTCCTAGTTGGGGTACTAAAACTAAAATTTTATGGTTGAATTTAAAAAGAAGATTACACAGTGCAGAGAATGTCCTAATTGCAGGATTGTTCCTGACCCTGATGACTGGTTTAATGACGATGATGAGAAAGCTCTATGTAAAGAGGCGGGGGATAAGGTGATTGAGGATATGTTAAGACCCTACGAGAAAGTAGCAATTCCTAATTGGTGTCCTTTAAAGACTAACTAAACCCAAGTACCCAATTCCATACACCTAAAGGTTAAAATGGGGAAGTGGTTCTAAGTATGGATAGCTAAGTAGTTAGTCTTTTTATAATAAAATCTAGACCGAGGTAGTACCTTATGTGGATGTACCTTATTGGTGATGCATCACTAATCATAAATGGAAGTGGGTACGAGTGTAGGTCTAACATGGTGTTTATAGTTCAACGGTTAGAATAACTGATTGTGGTTCAGTAGATGTGGTTTCGACTACCACTAAACACCCTTATGGCAGTAGGTTTTAAAATAAAATCTTCCTGTTTGTTTACTATTGCCTTAACGTGGTTTAGAAGGATTGCACGAAAATAAATCCTTCCTCTGGGGCGGTAACTCAATGGTAGAGCGCAGGTCTGAAGAGCCTGGCGTTGGAGGTTCGATTCCTCCTCGCCCCACAAGCGATTAGTTATTTATAAGAAGGTTATCAGCAAATTGTTTACTTTGTTAATAATCCCAGCCTGAGACAGGTGGTTCAAATCCCCTAGCGCCATTATTTGGGTTTCGTCTAGTGATAGGACACAGGCTTTTAACATCACAATGACCTTCTGCTGTTTTACAGAGTTACAGGTTAAAGAAACTCTGTATGGAGAGTAAACCTTGATGGTGATAGGGACTACCTGCTAAGTAGTTTCGTACATGAAAGTGTATGTGGTTCGATTCCACTGCTCTCCGCGAATGTTTGGAGCTTTTATTATAACTTAAAAACTCTATGTTATGAATGAAGTTCAACCGTTGAATCCTAAAACATTGGAACAAAAGACTACAGTTCCTAATGTAGTGGTAGCTGTAATCAATCAGCTTATAAGGAAGAATTGGAATGGTAGTTGTAGTACCATTCGTGTAAATGATATTCTAGCGTTTGTTGGCTTAGTTACCAATTATCCCATTGAAGTCATTATGGGAAGTAACTGGGTAGAAGCTGCTAAGGCTCTATACCAAGGCTATGGATATAAAGTAGCTGAGATAGACAGAAGTGGTGACAAATACTTAGAATTTAAATTGATTTAAATGCTGGGTTCGAATAACGGCTAGTTCGTCACACCTTCGATGTAAAGATAGGGGTTCGATTCCCCTACCCAGTACCTTGTAGTCCTCCTTAATCCTTAATAGGATAGTTAGGCTACACTGTGAACGAACAGAGGAGAGGAGTTCACACGTTGGCTAGCAACGTAGTACACAATGGTGGGATAGGAACGGCTAGTACCCACCTTAACTGTTCTTATAATACTAGTTAAACGCCTAGCGGGGGTTAGAACAGTTAAAATGCTCCTATCTACTAATGGTTAGGTAATCGGTCTCTCAAGCCGAAAATACGGGTTCGAATCCCGTTGGGAGTACAATAATGGGACACCATTATTAGCAATCATCTTATAACAGAGTTATCAGTTCGTGAGAATAGATAACTAATCGAGGGCGTAGTGTAATGGTCAGCACGCCTCCCTGTCACGGAGGTAGAGGGGTTCGAGTCCCACGTTCTCGGCTGAACGTAGTAAAAATTACTTTATTGAAAGAAGACTTACAGCAAATCAAAACTACTAAGAATCAATTGGTAAGTGAAAGGTGCAGGGTTCGATTCCTTGCCTATACCGCCAAAGTCCTGATGGGTATAGTAGTTTAAATGGTTAGAACGTATTAGAAACAGGCAATAGTCTTCTGGGCGTACATCTAAGTATGTACGCTAATTCGCCGCCTCCGCATAGTGGTCGATTGCACCTGACTTGTAATCAGGTTCCGCAAGGACACGTCCGTTCGAATCGGACAGGCGGCTCAAATAACCTTTATGGTTTAGAGATAATGTAATTTGTAAATGTAACTTATGTACATGTATTATGAGTAGTTTTAAAGAAGGTTTAAAGAAAAGCGGTCAGAGTGTATTGGATGCAAGGGCGCAGAACTTGTATGAAATGACTAAAATTGAAGAGGAACGTTTCATTCAGGAATGTAAAATGAAAGTCCTTCGTATCAAGAATGAGTTGAACAAGCACAGAGACTTATCTGTAAAGTCCACTACTTCGTTAGAGGTTAGTAACGGCTTTGACCCGAAGGCTTGGGTAACTAAAAGACATCAATTGGAACGTGACCTAAGAGTTGCTAACATTGAATATGCTTTGGCTCTTAAAGTAGACGGAGAAGAGTTTCCAGCTGACGAAACTGAGGAACAACTTAACGTAGCAGCAGTGCTAGAAAATGATGCTAAATTGAATTAATCTATGGGAAGTGGAAGTTATTCTTTTGCAGCTTATGCAAGCTTAGCTAGTGATAGAGGATATGCAACTAAGTCAGCCGATGCTGTCTTCACTAATCATTCTCTACCAGCTAAATCAGACATTAAATTGTCTAATATAAATGCAAGAACTTATAACACTCGGATTAAACCAGAAATGGTTGATACTGGTGTTAGAGAAAGTAGAGATAGCAACGAACACCCAGAGACAACTCCAATTATCATTGCTCTTGATGTTACTGGTTCAATGCGTAGAACACCTCATGAAATGATTAAGGATAACTTCCCTAAACTCATGGATACTCTAATGCAACTGGGAGTCAAAGACCCGCAGCTGCTATTTATGGCTGTAGGAGACCATGAATATGACCGCTATCCAATTCAAGTTGGGCAGTTTGAGTCTGATACTGAGAAGATTGTAAATTCACTAGAAGAGTTTGTACTCGAAGGTGGTGGTAATACTGGCGAAAGCTACTTACTAGCACATATAATTGCTGGGTATCACACTGAAACAGATTCATGGTTTAAGAGACACAAGAAAGGTTACTTATTCACCATTGGTGATGAACCTAACTTGCGTAACATCAGTGGACATGCTTTAGAAGATTTCTTAGGCTATCAACATCCTGCTAATCCTATTAGTGCGGATGAAGCTGTTAAGAAGGCTCAAGAGCAATATAATGTCTATCATATTCACGTTACTAATGGTAGCTATGGTACAAGAATCGCTCCAGGCTGGAAGGATTTACTTGGACAGAATGTATTAACTTGCGATTCACATAACATTCACAATGTTATTGCAGAAGCTATCAAGCAACACGAAGACCTTACTGGAATACCTTATGAGGCACAAGCAGTGGTTGATATCCCTGCTTACACTCCTAATAGTACCAGTGCAGGTGAAGAAAACGGAACTTATACCTATTAATAGTAGATGAATGAAATTGTATTAGGTTCGTTCTTTGGTGACGAGGGTAAAGGACAAACTATCCATAATTTATGTAAGGCACATCCTAAAGAAGAGACAATAGTTATACGATTCAGTGGTGGACACCAAGTAGGACATACTGTAAGGCATGGAAAGCTTGAACACACATTTAGTAATTATGGTAGTGGTACTTTACTAGGGATACCAACGTACTGGTCTAGTTACTGTACAGTAGACCCTATTACTACTATGAAGGAGTTGGTTGATTTAAATAAAATGGGGGCAAACCCTGAGATTATTTATCACCCACTCTGCGAGGTTGTTACTCCCTTTGACGTTATTAGTCAATGGAATAATGAGGACAACCTTAGACATGGTACTGTAGGGACTGGTTTCAAATCTGCTCTTGATAGAGTAGCTGCTGGTTATCATATTACAGTTCGAGATTGTGCTAATATCATGGTTTTAAGAACCAAGATAGCATCACTTATCAAGAACTATTATGATTTTAGTTCCAACCTTCCAATGTACAATATTGATGAATGGTGTGTTAAAGTGTATGAGTATTTCAAGTCCGTAATTGTACATGACGAGAGTATTTTAACTCGTTATGAGTACAAGGTATTTGAAGGCTCACAAGGTATATTATTAGACCAGAGGTTTGGTATAATGCCTTATTGCACTCCAAGCAACACCACTTGTCAAAATGCTGTGGAGATTATTAATAGGATTAGAAAAGAATCTAAGAACCACTTAGATAGAATGACGGAAGAGATAACAGACCATGTGTATGTTATCAGACCATATATCACTAGACATGGTAATGGTCCAATTCCTTCTACTAAACCTGTTAGAGAAGTAAATGACCCTAATAATAAGTTCAACGAGTTTCAAAAGACTCTTAGAGCTGTAGAGTTTGATGTGAATTTATTCCAGCACTCTTTATTAGTTGATTCTACTTTCATTCCACACCATTACACTCACAGAAGAGTATTAGTTATTACTCATAGAGATGAAATCACATCTCAGTTTAATGATGAACTTCTATCTGGTGATTGGGAGGAACAATTCAACAGCATACGAACATCTTATTATGACAAACTCACTGTTTGACATAGTATATTATAAAACGACATACAGCAAGTAATCATACTGACTTTCAAATAGTAAAACCCTCTGCTGCCCATTGCGGAGGTTAAAGAGTTGAATGGGAATGTCGTTTGTTTTATCGGGCTATAGTGTAACGGCTAGCACACAACACTTTGACTGTTGTAGTCCAGGTTCGAATCCTGGTAGCCCAACTAAGAGATAATCTTATGAAGGCAATGAAGGATAAGAAGAAATTCGGAGGATGTTCCTTAACATCTAAGAATCATAGCTGTAAGAAATTCGGCTGGAGTTATGATAAGGAAACAAGAAGAATCTGGAGGATTGAAGCTAAACGTATGGCTCATAAAGTACTTATGCATCTACCTATCAGTAGGGAAGAGATTCAGAAAGCGTGGAGTAATCCATATATGAACCTTTCTGAACTTGGTGTTCCTTATGTGTGGGATGGCGTAGACTATTATGAAAGATGGGTTGAGCAAGTGTACAAAAAATTAAATAACGTAACATGATTTATGCAAGAGTAATTCTAGTAGTGCTTATCATACTAATATTAGTATACTATGCTATGGTGGTTGCACACCTCTCTGGTATTATATACCTTACGAGCAGGAAAGTAACCTTCGCCAAACTGTGTATTCCGTTTTATTATTGGATACATCAGGATTAATGATAATGTTTTAATGTAAATAAGTAGAAAAATGAATCAACCTAAAGTAAGTAAAAGTTCAATCTTTGCTATTTTGGCAGGAGTAATCGTAGTACTGTTAGTCTGCATGGCAGGTTCACTCTTTGAAGATGCTGATAAGTCTAAGAACTATGTTTGTCAGATGCCTATGTCTGGTAAATACGTTGTATGGACAGATGGTGGTCTTCAATGGCAAGGCCTTGGTAACAAGCACGAGTACTTCAAAACTTCTCAAATAGAGTTCGTAGATTTAACGGAAGTTAGTGAAGGTAATTATGTTGCATCTGGCGCAAATCCAGCAGCTTCACTTACCTTTAATGATAAGGGTAAGGGATTTATTATCGGTTCTTTCCGAGTTGTTATGCCTAATGATGAAGCTAATATGAAGAAGATTCAGCAGGACTTTGGTTCTGAAAAGGCATTAATAGCTAACTTAATTAAACCTACTCTATATAAGGTTGTAACATCTTGTGGTCCTCTGATGTCATCATTGGAATCTGTATCTGAGACAAGAACTGACCTTATTGCCTACATCACTGACCAGCTTAATAACGGAGTATACAAGACGGTTGTAATACGTGATTCCGTTACCAATGAAATTACTGGTGAGAAGGAATTGAGAGCCAAGGCACAGATTGTTGCTGATGCTAACTCTCCAAGTGGTTATAAACGTCAAGAAACATCACCGTTCAGTCAGTATGGTATTACCTGTGGATTGGTATCTATTTTGGATATTAAATATGATGGGGCTACTCAATCTCAGATTGATGCCCAAAAGCAAGCTAACTTAGCCGTAATAACTTCTAAGACTAAATCTTTGGAAGCAATTCAAAGAACTGTTCAGATTACTGAAGAGGGTAGAGCAGCAGCTGAGAGAGCTAAATGGGAACAAGAGAAAGAGAAGGCTGTAGCAGTTACTAAGGCTCAGCAAGAGTTTGAAGTAGCTGAACTAGAAGCTAAGAAAGCAAAGCAAGTTGCTTTGAAGGTTCAAGCTGAAGGTGAAGCTAAGGCAGCAGCTAATAGAGCATTAGTATCAGCAGGTTTAACTCCTGCCGAAAGAGCAGAATGGGATTATAAGACAGCTGTAGGAGTTGCACAAGCACTAGCAGAGTCTAAAGTGTCTTGGGTTCCATCTGTGATGTTCGGAGGGGGCAGTTCAAGTAATTCAGCTATGGATGCTGTAGGCTTGAAGATGTTACTGGATATTACTAAGTCTTTGGAAAAGACAAGTAAATAAAAACATAAATACGCAATGAGGAGGGCAGGTGTGTAGAGTTCTACAACATACTGAGGGTTTGGAGTCTGAGACGGTAAGAACAAACTGGGTAAAGACTAAGTAATTGCGTATTTACGGACCTATAGCTCAGCCAGGTCAGAGCAACTGACTCATAATCAGGAGGTCGGGGGTTCAAAGCCCTCTAGGTCCACTTCTTTAAAAACTATCGCTTATGAAACATTTATTACTAATACTAATGTTTATTCCTTTAGCTTTATATGGTCAACATAATGTTACGGCAACGTATTATCATGCAGGACCAAAACATGGTTTATCATGGCACACAGCCAGTGGGAATAGAATTAGTGTTAAGAAACTAAATGCTGGTAAGTTAAGATGGGTAGCGCTATCACATAACTTATTAAAGCATTATGATTATGGAGATACTATTATAGTAGTATCTAATAACCCTAAGCTTAGAGGTAAATGGGTAGTGATGGATAAGATGCACAAGAGACACTATAATAAGATAGATTTCTTGACTCCATCTGGAAAGAATTTAGGAATGCTAAAACCAACTAAAGTAAAGATAAAGAAAAAAGAATAGCAATGGGGTAGTGGCGGAATGGTAGACGCGCTGGTCTTAGGAACCAGTGTCTTCGGGCGTGAGAGTTCGAGTCTCTCCTACCCTACAAATTTTTAAACAACAGGAAGTATGAAAGAGATTAAAGAATTTATTCAAGAATTGTACGATAGTGCAACTTCTGGCTACACTGGTATGTTAGTACCCCTCGATAGTGCAACTTCTGGCTACACTGGTATGTTAGTACCCCTCGATAGTGCTACCAGAATTGTGTCCGAGGCGTTTGCTGCTGGTATGAACTTTCAAGACCATGAAATAAAGAGTAAACATAAGTTTAGGCGATTTGAGAAGTCAGATATTAATAAGGTGGCTGACTTTAAATATATTCCAAATCCTGCCAATGGAGGTGATGATGATTACATCATTGCTGATATGGTATTTAGGGAATACACATATGGAGAAGATGGTACAGAACCCTTCTGTAATGTTAATGCCTTAAATAGAGATTTTGGAGAACTTAGGTTGAAAGAAATCATTAAACTTTAAGCTATGGCAATATTTATAGATTTAAGACCTCAATTGAAGCATATAAGACTTCTTTACATCTTTATAGGTATACTCGTGTGTTCTTTCAAAGGATGCCATTCAGGCAAGTTGGGAGAATTTAACGGACATCGTACAGTCCCAGTAGACATTAATAATAGATATAAAAAGGCAACTTCTAATAGAATGGACTATTATGTAACAGGGACTGTTCCAGGTGTAGGTGATTGTACAATTAAGGTCACTGAGAGTGCATACGATGAGGCTAGAAAGAAGGGTAAGTACCAGAGGTTGTATTTTGACCTTTATGGTAATGAGTATATGTCCACTGGATGGCTTTTGCCTGTGTTCCTTCTGGCTGCTGCTTGTATGGCTGGTGGAGGTCTTGCTATATTTAATGTATATCATTACATTGTTGAATTAGTTAAAAGGTATCATGGTTAAACAAGAATTATTAAAAGTTGCAGACGTGAGAGCAGAATTAGCTCTTGTAGCTGCAGAGTATGTAAGACGGTATCACGCTAAAGTAGATACCAGCAAGGCTAGAGTTGAGTTAGCAAAGCTTAGAGAGTCCGGCTTAGGAGGTTCTTTGAATGCTAAGAAGCTTGCCTCTATTATTGATAGTACATCTGAAGCTGACCCATTTGGGGTTAGAATAAACATTGATAAAGTAATTAACACCTTAACAAAAGCTAAGCTTATATTGCCAGATTCTATAGTAGTACCCTGGAAAGCTTTCTTTGAAATATTGGCAAAGTATAATCTAGCGTGTGGGCCTATAAGTGCTTATGAAGGAATCATACCCGAGGAGAATACTAGAGATGTGGAGAAGGCATCCCATGCGTTGAGTACATCTAATATTGCTTTTAACGACTTCTTATATCTCTGTAAAGTTAGAGTTGGAACTGATAGGCTCTCTAAGAAAGAACTAAATATGGTGGTGGAATACCTACGAAGGTTTCCATATGTTCCAAGTCAGCTTAAGATTTCTGATGTACTACATAATATAGTTGGTAAGCGGCTTAATGTTAGAGCTACATATGATGCTCTTATGCGTAATGAATGGATAATTGCAGCTCCAGTAGATACTATGACTAATAATACTACTATAGAACTATATTCTGAGTACTCTGAAATGAAGAAACGTATAATAGAAGACCCTATTATATTTAAGGCTAGTAAGATAGGGGCAGTTATAGTTACTATGTGGGATAAAGAAGCCGAGGATAGTATGTTTGACAAATATAGATAAATGTCGATGAAATACTTATTGATATTATTAGTGTTGGGGTTCGCTTCATGTACTGGAGCAGAACCTAGGGTGACAGCCCCTTCTAATAAGGAGAAGTTTGCTATTGAGGACTTTGCTAAGAGTGTCACTGCTGCTGAGTTTACGTACAGAGGTCATAGTTACATATGGTTCCATCACCCAGGAGGATGGGATGGTAATGATGGCATAGTACATAATCCAGATTGCAAGTGTAGTAAGAAATAAATCCATATAAGAACATAAAGAGACAAAGCCAGACTAGCTAGCAACGAGGCGAACGGGAGGTATTAAGGTTACATCAGTGATGATGTAGACACGATGAGCTTTATGTTCTTATTAATGGCGACATAGCTCATTTTGGTTAGAGCGTGGAAATCATAACTCCAAGGTGGTTGGTTCGAATCCGACTGTCGCCACACATCTTAATTTTATATGTATGAGTGACAAAGGCTTATTATTTAAGAAAAGGAAGAATAATCATGGAAGTCATCATAAATGCAGTAAGGGAAGTGGTTTTCCTAGACATAGTATGAACCACTATCCAGGTACTCATTTAGGAATGAAGCTGAGATATTCTAAACCATCTGTAGGGCGTCTTTATTGTGAATGGGGTCCAAATCGTGGTTATCTAAGAACAAATAGAATAACTGGTTTTATTAATAAGTTCATAGGAAAACCTTATAATGATTTGGTTAAAGCATTCTATGTTCTTATTAAAGACCTAAGAGATAGCCATAAAGAGGTAGGACTTAGTGACCTTGAATGGCACTTCGAACAGTTTAGATATAGAAGATGGAGAGGTGATTATTATGTTGATGATGATGGGTTAGTTCAAATAGTCCACCCAGAATCGGTGAGAAAGCAAACTAGTCATATTAATAAGCAACAAGTAGCATACAATAAGAAGGTTAAGATTCCAGACTTTGGTAGAGTGTCTCTTCCAAGAACTCCTAGCAGAGAAACTAATAACAGATATTGTCTTCCAGAATATGGCAGTGTAAGTTATGAGAAACCCCAATATGATGCTCCTAGATTCTTAGGCAATTACTGGTGTGATATGGATGGTAAGATGCTATTCTTACCTGTATACCATGTTCCAGGTACTAATATGTATGCTAAGTATTGGACTGATACACATAACATTCGTAAGCCTAAAGAGTATAAAGAGGATTATTACTATAGTAGCTACCCACAGAGATGGGATAGGAAAGGGTATTGTGATAGATTCAGTGATATGTTTAGACCTGGAGATTCTGCATTTAAGTGGGCGCAAGGTGTAGAAAATGGGTGGGTTGTTCCAATCATCCCATTTAGCAAGAGGTCTGAGTGGTATGGTCTTAGATATGCTATGTATAAAAGAATGTATCACAGCAAACTAATACTAATGCCAAATACTAAGGAACTGACTAGTGTGAGAGAATTAGTTCAGAGATGCAGAGAACACCTATCTCAATGCGAAGACCCTGAAAACTGGTGGTATGGTAAGACTGAAAGATGTCAAAGAGAGCTGGATGAAGCCTTAGAGAAACTTAGGAAGACACCTAACATGGCTTACTTTGAAGTAGGATATGGTCAGCTATATCCTATGGTTAAAAGATATGACTATGAAAAAGCATTAAGAATCTATGAGCAGGAGCAGAAAGAAACCAGTATGGAAGGACAAGAGTAACCATGTTTGGTACAATAGGATTGTCCGCAGAGTGCAGAGAATGCAAGTTAAGCAGATAGCAAGTCTTAATGATATTTTAGAATACGAAATCTCACAACCTAATGAATTAATAAATGATTGGGATGTCTGTGATTGGAAGTTTGATTATAGAAATCCACGGTGGAGAGATAATCATACTCCAGAAGAGTTAAAGAGGTTTTGTTGTAAATAATATATTCCCAATCTTAGTCAAAGGAATTGAAATATTAGGCTAGGCGATGACAACTAAAGTAGAGTTGAGCGTATGTAATAAGACGTGTTCCGAAGTACAAGGAATGGGGTGGGTGCAGAATACCTCTTTAGACTATCTTGTATAGTCAATCACTGCTTCATGGCTCGATGGCGAAATTGGTAGACGCCCCAGATTTAAGCTCTGGTGTCCAGAAATGGGCGTGTGGGTTCGAATCCCACTCGGGCTACACCCTTGAATTTACTCTTAATCCTTAAATATAACTGATATGAATATCTTTGGTAACACTGCAGCAGGATTTAGTAAGGAAGTAGACAACGCAATGTCTACATTTAAGAGTACTATTACGAAGCTTAAAGCTAAAGCTGAGAAGCAAGATGAAATTAAGAAGCTGGAATCTGAATGTTCAGCTCTTGATGGAGTATCTACTAAGGCTAATAACTTGGCTGCCAAGTTGGAAGCATTATTTGAATAATCATGAAAGTTGAGAATTTACTTGACCATCCTATTGACTTCACAACCGTTGAGGGATGCAAATCGTTCAACGAGTGGGTTAACAAAGACATATCTAATGCCTTCTACTTAGGGTTCCTAAGAGAAGAATTTAGTGAGTATGTCCCTAAGATAAACGAGAGCGAAGAGGGAGTTCAGTTTATAAAGAGTATGGTTACAGCAGGTGTAAAGGCTAAAAAGTATCTAAAAGAACTCGCTAGATTGATGGAGCCTTACTTACATAGTAAAGAAGGGTTTATAATCCTGGATATGGTTAACGATGTACTAGAGAAAGTATCTTTAGAGAAGAAGGATGATGTCTATGGAGTTGCCTATGTATTAGGTGTTTATGTTAACTACTTATTTACTACTCAAGCTGAGGCATGAGTTCTTATATTGTTTATACTGACGGTGCATATTCCAATACCAGAAATCAAGGTGGTATAGGGTTTGTCATTTTGAAAGAAGGTAAAGAAGTTGCTAGATATAGTAAAATGTATAAGAATACTACAAACCAAAGAATGGAGCAGATGGCAGCAATAGTTGCCCTTGAATCTATTACTACACCTTCAGAAGTTACCATAGTTTCTGATTCTCAGTATGTGGTCTGCACATACACTAAGAACTGGAAGAGAAAGGCGAATCTGGACTTGTGGAAGAGATTTGATGCAGCAATCGCATTCCATACTAAGGTTGACTTCAGTTGGACTAAGGGTCATGCTGAAGACCAATATAACAAGATTTGTGATAAGCTGGCGCAAGAAGCTAGTAAGACTATAGAGATTACTAATTAATAATTTGTAAATTCTTCTATATGAAATACAAGAAAATGGTAGCTAACTTAGAAGCAGCTAAGAGATGGTGGGATGCTCAACCTGAATCATTCAAGAAGGCAACTACACGTCCTGGTTCTGTTAAATGCAAATCTGTTAATAGAGGTAAATAACCACTTCGAGTTTAAGGTTAAGTAGGACTTACATATCGTAGGTATTAAAACCTTTCTACATTATGTAGATAAACCTATCACGGAGAGGACGGTGGTGACTCTCCATTTGACCCTATAGCTTAGTTGGTAGAGCAATTGACTCTTAATCAATGGGTCCAGGGTTCGAGTCCCTGTGGGGTCACAAAAGTAAAGTTGAAGTAATAAAAAGAAGAAGTAATCCATGTATGCCACTTGCTCGTGAGAGTAGGTGACATTTTTTATGTCCCCATAGTTCAATGGACAGAACGAGAGTTTCCTAAACTTTAAATGAAGGTTCGATTCCTTCTGGGGATACTAATTTAACGTATTAAAGATTACGAAAGTATATGATGTTATAAAAACTGCTGAGGATATCTATATAAATGAAATAAGTCATTTACGCTATCCAGGTATGTGTTGGTGTCTTAAAGTGGCAGCAACTAGAGGATTGATTTTAAAGAGAAGAATAGGAGAGGACATCCGTCTTTATAAAGACTTAGTCACTAATATACCGGAATTTAATCCAGAGTTCCTTAAAGCTACTAATACTGTACTACATGCAGGTTTAGACTTCTGGTGGGACAAAGTCTAGACTTAATGCCTTTAAAGTTCTGAAAGGTATCTATAAAGAGAGTGTTAGAGAGTTTGAATATTAAAGTATAATAGGGGGAATGTGGGCTTGAAGGTAGCTATCATTTAAAGAGTTGCGAGCGGAAGTTATGGTATATCCTTAGGTCACGATTAGCTATCGTGATGTGGACAAGCGTGAAGGTATAGAACTTACTAGTCCTTCCGTAGAACCGCAGGGAGGCATAAGCATTAATCTCGGAGAGTAGTATTCCAAGTCTGAAATGACGAGGGTTCCTATACGTTGCTCAATGTGATATTAAGTGTCGGAGCCAATTATTGATAAGTTCCAACAGTACGAGAGGAGCCTGGAATTAAGATTGGGAGGGTACGGGATACCCTTAGCTGTTAGTAGGAGAACAAAAGTCAGCTAGTGCATATCTTAAGTCACTGTGCACATACGTTCAATGTCAATAATCGCCCTTAGAGCATTTGGTGTAACAGCACACCCTCTATTCTTTAGTCTTATAGTTTAATGGATAAAACGCTAGCCTACGAAGCTTGAGTTCCCAGTTCGATTCTGGGTGAGACTACAATACAAGAAATCTAAATTCTTATGAATAGGTTAGTAAAGCTTAGGGATAAGTGGTTTCCCAAGCCTAAGCCGCTCAGCGCCTTAGATGCTTACACAATCACTAAATATGGATTAAAACTTGATAGAGACACCTTGTATAAGAAGTGTATAGAGGAAATAGCCGGCTTAATGCAAGCTAAATCATCTAGAAACGAATATAGCCTGGTGTTTGACCTTGACGAGAATATTCCCGAATTAGGAGAATACTTATCTGAGTATTATACTAACTTAGGGTTTAATTGCTTCGTCCTAGACAGCTCAGTAGATAAGAGGATTGAAACACCTCAACTCTATCTTAGCTGGAAACGAAAAGGCGTTAAATCGCCTGTGTTTGAAGGATAGTCCTTCAATTAACTTTAATAACTTAATTACATTATGGCAATTAACTTGCAAAAAGGTGGACGCATTGACCTTTCTAAGGAGTCCACAGCTAGTGTGTTTAGAATTGGTTTGGGCTGGGATGCAGCACAACCTGGTAAAGAATTTGACTTGGATGCTATGGCATTGATGTTGAAAGCTGATGGTAAAGTCCTCAGTGATAACAACATGGTGTTCTACGGTAACTTGGAAGACCCTTCTAAGTCTGTAAAGCATTCTGGTGATAACAGAACTGGTGCTGGTGACGGTGATGATGAAACTATCACTATCGACACTACTAAGGTTCCTGCCGAGGTGCAAGAAGTTGTTATCTTAGTAAACATTCACGATGCTAAGAACCGTCAACAGAACTTCGGTATGGTTCACAATGCTAAGGTGAACCTGTATGAAGGTGCAGAAGGCAACAACATCCTTGCTAAGTATGACTTGGAAGAAGATGCTTCTATGGATAGAGCGTTGGTATTCTGTAAGCTGTACCGTAAGGATGGTAGCTGGAAATTCCAGGCTGTGAATGAAGGTAAAGGTAACTATCAGTCAGTGCTGTTGTGCGACATTCTGGCTGGTTACGGTATTGATGCTGGTCCAAAGGATTTATAAGCTATGATAAATCTATCTAAGGGTGGCAGAGTCAATCTGTCAAAGGACGATAACGGTAATAAGTTATCTAAAGTATTCTTTGGAGCAAACTGGGGAGCCATCAAATCTGGTGGTTTCTTAGGTTTTGGTGGAGGTACTGAGGCTGTAGACCTTGATGCTTCTGTAGTTCTTATGGATGCTAGTAAGCGTAAGCTTGAAACTGTCTACTTTGGTCATAAAGACTCAAGTGACAGAGCAATCCATCACTCTGGTGATGATTTGGTAGGTGATACTGACGGAGACGACGGAATGGATAATGAAACTATCTCAGTAGAACTAGATAGAATCAGACCTGAAGTTGAGTATGTTGCCTTCATCCTCAATTCATATCGTCACCAAAGATTCGATAAGATTCCTTATATGGGATTACGAATCTATACAACAGCTGACGGGCGTCCTGTAACCCGTCCAAACTCTAATCCTAACGTATTAGCTAAGTATAACCTGGATAATGATAGTAAAGACCCTGATACAACATTCGTTGGTCGTGAAGCTATTATCTTAGGATATGCTTATCGTAAGGATGGAGAGTGGAAGTTCAAGGCTCTTGGTAACACAGGCTCTTGGCAGTCTATAGGAGAAATCGAAAGGGTATTACCCAATTTTATTTAATTATTAAACACTTACAATTATGTGTAAAGAAAGTGTAAACGTGGAAGAACTTCGTAAAGAAGTTATGGCAGACGGAGTGGTAACAAAGGAAGAAGTGGAAATGCTGTGGGAGAAGAAAGACTCTCAAGAAGGTAACACTTCATCTGAATTTGATGCATTCTTTGCTGAAGCAGTAATGGCTTGGTTGTTAGCAGACGGTAAGATTGACGAAGAAGAGGCTCAGTTCCTGGTTGACAAAATCAACGAGGATGAAGACATCGACGACGCTGAATCTGAACTGTTGGAATCTATCAACGAGTGGGGTTCAGAAGAAGGACACGAGGTTCCGAGTATCCTTGTGGATGCTTTCCCCGACTACTTCGAAGACGAAGACTAAAACACTTCTCACGGGTGGGCATAACTGTCCACCTTTTAATAATTAAATAACTTAAAGATGAATATAGAATTGTTAAAGGGCTTGACAGATGCTGAGGTTAGTCATAGTAGAGAGTGTCATGGCTCTAATATACTAACCCCACCTAAGAGAGACCCTTGGTATGTACTTTTCTTTGAGAAGTTCAAAGACCCCTTAATTCAAATATTGAGTGTTGCCGCAGTTATTGCATTAATACTAGGGGTTATTAAATCAGAATACCTTGAACCCATAGGAATCATAGCTGCTATATTATTAGCGGTAACTATCGGTTTTATAAATGAGTATAGTGCATCTAAGAAATTTGATGTGCTGACTACAAGTTCTGATGATACACTTGTCAAAGTAAGGCGAAATGGTATAGTAACTCAAGTAGCTTGTAAAGACCTAGTTGTAGATGATGTAGTGTTGCTAGAAGCTGGCGAGGAAATCCCCGCTGATGTTACAGCTTATGAATCCCACAATCTAAAAGTCAACGAGTCTGTTTTAACTGGGGAATCTAAGGCTGTTACTAAACAACCTAAAGAGGAAGGTGAACTGAATGCAACTTACCCATCATGGCTATTACTGAAAGGAACTATCATCGAAGAAGGTTCTGTAGTAGGTGTAGTTGATGCTGTAGGTGATAATACTGCATTTGGACAGACAGCTCGTAAAGCTGCTGAGATTACTGATACAGAGACTCCACTAAACAAGCAGCTAAATGGTCTTGCTGACCTTATCAATAAGATTGCATTTGGTGCTGCTGGTTTCCTTATTCTTGCCTTATTGGTAAGATACTTCTTTATAGAACAAGCCTATGTAGGACAAGATTGGATGCAGATTACTAACGATTTGTTATCCTTCTTAATGATTGCAGTTGCATTAATTGTAGTTGCAGTACCAGAAGGATTACCTATGGCAGTTACTTTAGCATTAGCATATTCCATGAAGAGAATGTCTAAGGCTAATAACTTAGTTCGTAAGATGCACGCTTGTGAAACTCTAGGAGCAACTACTCTTATTCTAACCGATAAAACGGGCACTCTAACAGAGAATAAGATGAAGGTTGTAAATGAGGTAATGCCTAATAGGGCATATATCACTATTAATACCTTAGCAAATTCTACAGCATATGTAGATGGAGATAAGACTATTGGTAATCCTACAGAAGGTGCTATAATTAAGCATATGGATGCAGGTGACTTACTTGATGATATAAGGAGAGATAACTCCCCAGTATTCAGACTGGATTTCTCAAGTAAGACTAAGTTCATGATGTCCATTATTAAACAAGGTGATGCCTTTATATCCTTAGTAAAGGGTGCTCCTGAAGTAGTTAGAGGTATGTGTAATGCTACTGACATTGAAGGAGAAGTAGAAGAGCAGAACAAAGGTAGACGAGTTATAGGCTTTGCTTATAAAGAATCTATGACTTTGGAAGATGCTCAGAAACTGAATGGCTTCACTTATAACGGATTCATGGCTATTGAAGACCCAATCCGTAAGGACGTCCCAGATGCAGTCAAAGCTGCTAAAGAAGCTGGCATCAAAGTTAAAATCATTACTGGTGACAATCCAGCTACAGCCGCTGAAATAGCGAGACAGGCAGGAATAAGTGACAATTTTGTACCAGTAGCAATGTTGGGCAGTGATATTGGAGAACAAGTGAATCCTCTACGAATAGTAGATGTATTTGCTCGCACCAAACCAGAGGATAAACAAACTCTGGTAACTCGTTTCCAACAAATGGGAGAAGTGGTTGCTATGACTGGTGATGGAACTAATGATGCTCCAGCCCTAAACCATGCCGAAGTAGGTATAGCCATGAACAATGGTACTGATGTAGCTAAAGAAGCTGCTGATATTATCCTACTCGACAATTCATTCCCATCTATCATCCTAGGAGTGAAGTGGGGAAGAAGTCTGTATAAGAACATACAACACTTTATTCTATTCCAATTGACCATTAACGTAGTAGCTATTCTTATAGCTTGTATTGGTCCGTTTATTGGAGTAGACCTACCCTTCACTGTTACTCAGATGTTATGGGTTAATTTAATCATGGATACATTCGCTGCATTAGCTTTGGCAACTGAACCAGCCAACGATGCAGTTATGAAGGATAAACCAAGAAGTCCTAAAGCATTCATTATCACTAAACAAATGTGGTATGAAATCTTTGGAGTTGGTATTATATTCTTCATATTCTTAGTCACTTTACTCTATACTAAAGCAGTATCTCTAACAGAGTTCTTTACGATATTCGTATTGTTACAATGGTGGAATCTGTTTAATGCAAGAGTGTTCGGACAAAGGAGAAGTATCTTTGATGGCTTACTAAAGAATCCAGCATTTGCTGGCATAGCTTTAGTTATTCTCGTTGGTCAATTCTTAATCGTTCAATATGGTGGTGCTATGTTTAGAACTGAACCTCTCTCTATGGAGACTTGGGGTTTGATTTTAGCTGGTACCTCTATAGTTACGGTTGTTAGAGAATTGTTTTATCAAATAAGCAAAATTTTCAAATAGTATGGAATATTGGGTATTATACTTATGTAGTATTGCTGACTCTGTTCATACATTGTTAATGGTTCTTTCAATTGTTGGTTTAATTGTATCAGTTATCTTATTCTTTATGTCAGTATGTAGTTCTCAGTGCGATGTGTGCGGAACGAGAGCTTGTGTGGCTAAAGGTGTAAAGAAATCTGGTGTAAAGAGGAAACACTTCGTAATACCTACTGCTATAGCAGCGGTGTTGTGTGTACTTACTCCCTCAACAAACCAATGCTATGCCATCTTTGGCGTAGGTGCAACTTTACATTATGTAAATCATAGTGAAGAAGTGCAAAGAATCCCTGACAATGCAATGAAAGCAGTAAATCGCTACTTGGAGTCTCTGGCTCCCAACGACTCCATACAATAGTACTAGGGGTCAATGCTGTCTACATATGTAGATGGGTTGACCCTTATTTTTTTGTAGATACGTGGTAATGTAACTGAAAAGTCAATAAGTGAAAGGACTAAGTAAAGTTAAGGCATGGCTAACTAAGAAGGAATTTACTCAAGTAGAACAGGTTGGAGACACAAATTCAGAATACTTTCAGTTGACTGGATTTCCAATTACAGTTAGACTGGGTGACCATCTTGGCAGGCAGAATACTATCTCTGATAAGTATATCAATGTTTTACCAGGTAACGATTGTGATTCATACGTACTAGTAATAGATAAGACTACTAAAGTTGTTAAGTATAAAGAGTTGTTAAAGGTTTTAGAGAGCTTTATTTCCCTTTATTCAATCCTTCCAGACCACCTCAAATTTAGAGTGGAAATGAAGAAGGAGTTTCAACAAAAGGAGTCAAGTCTAAATTCTGAGATTAATAACCTGAAGGCTTCCATAGTGGCACTTAAAGCTAAGATGAAAGATAAAATGAATAATTTTAGTCAGGCTATTAAGAAAGTGAACAATGACATTGTAGTCGAAATGAACAACTTGCAATGATTATACAGAATATTATAGACTCTTGGAAACACATTCCATATACTCTTAGACATTATGCTGCCTTCCTCAGAACTGAGAAGAAGTATATTGGCTATTATAAGTATAAGTTTCATGATTTAGATAAAGTTCTTATGTACATTCTTATCCCTTGGTTAGGCACTAAGAGAATCAAGAAGATACATAGAGCCATTAACAAACATCATATTCAGAACCATAAAGCTGCTTGGGAGTGTAATTACGAAGAGGCAGTGATAGATTGGGAATGTTGCCGGTTAACTAAACCTCAAGAACCTATGAGTGCAAGGGAATATCTAGAATACAAGAAGGAAACTCTCAGAGATGTACATTATGCCCATATGGACATGATAATGAAACAATTTAACCTGTAGAATAAATATGGTTATCGAGGAAGCTGATTTTAGGTTAACATCTGAAGTTAGTGATTATTTCTGGGATTTAGAATTACTATATACAGTTAGACCTAAAGGTAAACCAGAGCGTCAGGAATTTAAGAACGCTGGATATGGTATGCCTTTAGAAACCTGTATTAGAAGAGTAGTTCATCACAGAATAGCTAATAAGAGGGATGTTGGTACTCTTTCAGAGTACGTACAAGATTATAAGGAAGAAGTAAAGAGATTAGGAGAATTGCTAAACTCTTCTTTAGTAGAGAAGATGGTGGCTGACTCCAAACTAGCTAAATCTTTAAAATCATAATTATGGCTTCAACTAAGAAGGCCCCAAAGAAGGGCTCAAGACGTATTCAGTCGGTTAGGGTATTAACCTGTAGTAGATGTGGCTTACCAACCACACATACTTTATATGACACTGAAAACAAAGTCTACAAGTGTACTATTTGTGGCAGTACAATTAAATTATAATGTGTAACTCTAATTCGTTAATAAAATGAAGAAAGAAGAGAAGAAGAAGGAAGAGGATAAGAGAGTTGATGTAAACAATGATGCAGAAATGGTTGCATTAGGAATTCGTAATCCTCATATTAAACCACGTGACCCGTCAGTATGGACTAAGACTGAGAAAGAACGTAAGGCTTGGAAGAAGCAGCGCCGTTTCCCAGCTCCTAATTCACGTTGGATGCCTCCTGTAATAACATCACAATTTAAAGGTCGCCTAACCGTTAATGTTAAAGGGTTGGATAAGACAACCTATAGCCATAACTGCCCGGAAACAGATATACCTTATCTGTTAGGTAAGTATAAGAGTGAACACAGCTCCATCATAAGAGTATTCTGGAATGGTAAAGAAATCAACCCAGAACGTCTACTCAAACAAGCAGTATAAGCTGACAGAATATCCTAAGTTCCTATATGAAGTATCTTTATATAAGATATGGAAAGATAGGGCTGAGTGTATAGGAAGTCAGTTCTATGCAGCTGATACACCTTTAACTATTAAGAAGGAAACTATTAGTAAGAAGGTGGAAGATTATAGATTAGTTAAGTTTATTACTTGGCTATCAGCACCTCTAGATTACTTGATGCAAAACAACTTTAAATTAGTTACTGATGAGAGTACTAGACGCACAAGGAAATCCAGAACAAAAAGAAACTAAGCAGGGTGTTCAAACCGTAGATGCAATGCCTACAATGCGATATACAGAGAAGGTAATTGATGAAAGTAGACGTAAGTGTACATTATCAAGTGTTATGGTAGAAATGTTAGTAAAGCAGATGTCTGCTGAATTAGCTAACCATAGTCTGTATAGAACCTTTGCTAATTATTTCGATGTAGAAGGATTACCGAAATTAGCTACCTACTGGCTTGGTAGAGCAGCTGAGGAGTATCTTCACCATGAGTGGATTTATAAGTATCTAACTACTAATGATGCCCTGTTTCAATATCCACCAGTTCCAGCTATTAAAGTAAACATAGTTAATAGAGTTATGCCTTTTGCTGCTACTGTAGATAGGGAGATTGAAACTACTATGGGTATTAATAAGATTGTAGACCAAGCTCAGAAAGAGGGCGATTGGGCTACGTTCCAGTGGTTAAATGGTGAGGATGAAGACGAAGGTCGCCTTGTTAAAGAACAAGTAGAAGAAGAGTCCATTAGTAGGACTATTCTGGATATGGCTAGAGAAGAAGGTTCATGGTTGCGTAAGCAGTCCACTATATTAGCCTTCTATCGTAATCCCGATAGCTTGCAGCCATCTCGTAAAGCATAAGATTATTGAACTACAGAGATTAGCTTTAGAAATATCTTATAATTTACATTTAATATGAAGAAGGTAGAATATATTGTAGACAGCTTTAAGGACTTTACTGGTGAAGAACGTAAATTTGTGATGGCTGCTGTTAGCCTACATGGTGAGCCAGAAGTTTACATCGAAGAGGATGATGAACCCATTGATAATGACATGAAAGTATTGTCCATCGGTGTGTCTGTATGCCGTCCTGACGATGAGTTCAATGAAACTCTTGGTAAGACCATTGCTGAGGGTAAAGCTACGAAATATCGTAATCATGCACTATATGCTGTTGATGCTGGGCTGATTAATGAAACAATGGTTAAGGCATTGCTTCAACAAGAAGCTGAGTATTTCAAAGTAAATCCAGGTCGTTATTTGGCTGGATATGACAGAGATGCTGAGAAGTATCACAGAAGTGAAAGAATTGAGGGTTATATTGATACTCTCAGTGGAGAAGCCGAAACTACATTCAAATACCTTACAGAAGCATCTGATGAGGAAATGGAGAAGATGGCTGAGGCAGTAAACTACGTACTTGGTGAGTAAGAAGTTACTGTGGCTAGTAGCACTATGCTTTATAGGAATACTAGTATATACGTGGTTAACTCCAAATAAGGAACCACAATCTAACTACGAAGAATTAGTCAATCGTATTGACTCTCTAAATAGTAAAATAAGTTTGCTCAAACTTGAGAGAGATTCATTACATAATGTAATAGATTCCTCTAAAGTTAAAGTTGATGTAATCGAACATTGGTATGAGAAAGAGCTTACTGATATTACTAATCAGTCTATTGCCGATGATGTGGTGTTCTTCACAGAATACCTATCCGAAGTTGGTAAATGATTCATTAGTAGTAATTACACCTCAACAGCTAAAGACCACCAATCTAATATTCTTGGAACATAAGAAGTTTAAACTGGAGATTCCAGAGCTTAAAAAGCAATTAACATCTTATGAGGGCTTGATTAACTCTTATGAAAGAACTGATTCAGTTAGAAATGCACAGATTAACAGACTCATGCTTCATGCACAAGTCTCTGAGCAAGTAATACAGGGTCAGCTTAAAGAGATTGATAAACTCGAATCCAAGAAGAAACTCTATAAGAGCTTAACAGTTGGTGGAGTTACTGTTAGTGTGGTCCTTCTAATAACATTATTACTAAAGTGAAGTTTACAGTAGGAGTAATGGTCTTATCGTTCATAGCCGTTATACAATTTTTATTTACTATCCCAGACCTCCTACTAGTATTACTAATACTGAACGTAATGGTGAATTTAGATTGGATATCAAACAAGATTATTAACTGTTAAAATGACAAGTATGAATTTCACAGACATTTTTAAGGGTAAGAACCTTATAGCTTTAATAGCTGCCGTTGTTATATGTGTTCTTCTTTCAGCATTCGGAGTGCCTAAGATAGCTATTTATGTAGTTATGTTTGCACTCGGCTGTAATCATAAGAACTTTGCACAATGGGTCGAGGACAAAATTATAATCCCATTTAAGAGGTTAGTATAATCCCATTTAAGAGGTTAGTATAATCGTATTTATCTGGTATAGCTAAAGAGTCTGCCAATTCATACTTAGACTTAGGTATTCAATGGCAAAGCAACTAAGTAGTTCCTTCGATAAAGACAAGGATGGAGTTAGATATCAACATCCAGAGCGTACGTGCAAGGAGTGTGCTAAATACCCCTGTTTCAGAGGTCAAGAGGGCACGGCTTGTGATTATGCCAAATACGGTTGTAGGAAATACAAAGATAAGGAAGATTAACTATAAAATTCTTATCATTATGATAGAATGTAACATCTACTCTGGACGTAGGGGAAGGATAGACTACCAGGAAACTGGTAACTTTGAATCCTTATTGGAAGCTGAACTCTATGCTCAGGAAATCTCTGAAATGGATGCCAACGAATATGGTTATCCTATTGAAGAGTGTGAATGGCTGGCTGTAGAGACTGCTACTGATAACATTCCTTACGACGAACGAGTAGGAGTAATGTATCTGTAAATGGAAACAATCCATGCCAAGTTAATAACCTTACGAGAAGATGTAGGTGGCTATATAATCTATGTCTTCCAAAATTTAGCTAATGGGACTTATGAAATGGTAACCCGATTACCTAGGTGGGAATCTCCGGTTCTCAAGATAGGTGATGTAGGGTTTTTAAAGTACAATGAGGTAATAGCTGGTGAGGATACTTGGTATGACTCTACAATAGGTCAGAAAGTACCTTACCGCTTTACTGGAGTTTATTTTATAGACTTTGTTTATGAGAAGCCAGCAGAATCAGATCTAATACTGTAATAAAAAGATGAATTTGAATAAAGAGATTATTTTATATGATAAAGACATAATATAGAATAACAATATGATGAAGGAAAAATTGGCTGCCGCTATTGCTAAGAAGAATAATGACATTAACACTTTCACATGGAAAGGTCGCAAGGTTGAAGTAAATGGACAATTCATACAAGAAGAAAGACGACTTGTTGATTGTTCCGATAAAGAACTAAGAACGTTCTATAACCATTGTGAATCAATGCTGTATAATGACAGCAAAGAACATCCGGGTCGATATGTTCTGTTGGACATTATTAAAGACCAAAGAGAAAGATGTAATACTGAGTTATTCCTTCGCTGGTTAGAGCAAGATAGAGGTATTCCAAGATTTACGTTCTTGCCCTCATTGAGAGTGTTCCTTGATAATAACAAAGGTATTGATACCAAGGAAACATTCATCTCGGAGGCTTTGGTTGGGGACTGTCCTGTGGAGTTCGCGAGACTTCCTATTGAACTAGTCCTCGAAGGCTGTCTTGATAAGTTGGGTAAATTTAACAAGCAGCATATTACATTAACATTTATCTTAAAACAAGGTCTATGGTTTACTCAGCAGGAATCCAAAGACTTGACTGAGAAGACTGCAAGTGGAGAATACCGTGAGAAGGCTGAAGTAGCCAAAGAACGTCTCGGTCTTAACCCTACTGCAAACCTGTATATGACACCGAAAGGTCTATCATTCACTCAACTGCGTGCTATGGTAAACCTTAAGAGTAAGAAATACTCTGAACTTACTACTTCTCAACTGGAAACATTGAGGAATAGAATCTTATTCTCTTTGGAGGATGAGGTTAAGTTCCACATCAACCAGTGGGAGACTCGTAAGAACCAAATTAAGAAGGTTTGTGAAGCTAAAGGATATACTCTTTAATGCTTACACTCATCTATATTGGTTCTACATATATACTCCTGAGTTTTACTCACTCATTATAGGAGTTTTGTTTACATAACTATCAATAGAATTAGAGAGTAAATTCAAGGGTAAAATTGATAGTATATGGCGGACTTGTTTGGAAATCTAAGTAGAACTGAACGCCAAGAACAAGGTGTTCAACGATGGGTAGATAACAAGTTGTGTGGGACCTTGAATTGGGCTACTGGAGTAGGTAAAACTAGAGGCGGACTAATGGCTATAAGTAGATTTCTTAAGAAGAATCCAACTAAGTCTGTTATTATAGTTGTCCCAAGTGAACCTATTCAAAGACAATGGAATCAAGAACTAATTGATTGGAACTTATTCCAACAGTGCTCAGTTAAGACCATGAATGATACATCAGTCAATAAGTATAGTTGTACTTTACTAGTAATTGATGAAATCCATAAAGTGGGAGCACCTACACTGCTGAACATATTTAAAAACGTCCAATATACAATAATCTTAGGGTTAACTGCGACCTTTGAGAGATTGGATGGTAAAGATGAAATTATAAGTAAGAAGTGTCCTATTGTGGATACCATTTCTGTAGAAGAAGCCATAGAGAATAAGTGGCTTGCCGATTATCGAGAATATGAGGTACTTATTGAGCCAGAAGATATTGATGTCTATAAAGAGGTCAATAAAGAGTTTTATGAACATTTCTCCTACTTTAACTATGACTTTAATCTAGCCATGAAGTGTGCAACTGATTGGAAGAGAAGGTCTGAGTTAGCTAAAGAGAGATGTAGAGAAGACCAGAGTGAGGACTTTAAAACTGTTAATAAGCAGATTTTAGTTCATGCTATGGGCTTTAGTAGAACCTTACAGGCTCGTAAGAAATACATATATAATCATCCTAAGAAAATTGAACTTACTAACTTAATCTTGGAGAATAGACAGGACAAGAAGTGTATAACTTTTAGTGCTACTGTAGCTATGGCTGAAAAGATTAAGTATGGTGCCGTGTATTCTGGTAAAGATTCTGTCAAGAAAGGCAGGATGAATTTACAAGAGTTTGTACAGCAGGATGGTGGCGTACTGAATACTGTTATGAAACTGAATGAAGGGTTTAATTGTCCCGACATCAGTGTGTCAGTTATATTGGGCTTTAATAGTAGTTCTACTACTAAGAAACAGAGAGTGGGTCGAGTTATCCGTCAGAAGGAGGGCAAAGTTGCTGAAGTCTTCACTTTAGTTCTTAAGGGAACTGTAGAAGAAGAATGGTTTAGGAAGTCTACCAGTACTGGAAGATATATCCCTATTAGCGAGGAAAATCTCATAGATGTTCTTCAAGGAAGACCATTTAATCCTAAGAAGAAGAAGCAAACTAAAATGATGTTTAGGTTCTAATGTTTGAAGTAACTTATTGTAACTTCTCTGATGAAATTACAACAACAAAAGTAGATGTTATACAATTTCTACATCTATTAAAGTTGTTTTCAACAGAGATAAGTTTTAAAGTTCTAAGTGTAAGCCATCAAGGTAAATTTATCGATTGTGATAGGTTATTACGCAGCCTAAAGTTTACGTAAGATTCATTTGGTAATTTAAGAGATTTTTAGTATTATTAACACGTTGATAAGATGACAACAGAGAGAATGTTAGAGTTGATTTGCCTCACGAACTTCTTAAAAAGTGCGCTGTCTCAAGCTAGTAACAATCCATACTACGCTACAGTGCTAAATAGGTACTATAACATGGATGGTATTCAAAATAGAGTGAGTTAGAATCGGAACTCTTGAACCCGTATGTAATTGGCAACGCTGAGAAATCAGAATAAACACTTTACAGTTAGTAGATTGTTAGTTATTGGCTAATGATTTATTTAATTGGAAAAACTAAGTTTAACAATAGACAATCAATTAGTAATGATGGAGAAGTATAGACTAACAGCAGAAGAGGTCTTACTAATTGACTTATTATTTCTAGCTAGTATAGAAGAAGGGCATAAAGAATATCTAGTTAAGTATTTTACTATGCCTGTAACTAGAACCAATCTCAGAGATTTATTATTAAGTCTCCAGGCTAAGGGAATCATTACTAAACAGTATAAGGTTCCTGATAAGGGTCAGAAGTTTGACCCTGAATGTGTTATATTCAACCAGAACTTTCTTAATAATTATAGGAAGTTTAGTGGTGATTTAGGTGCAGAGTTCTTAATGACCTATCCTCACAATGGACTAATTAATGGAGTTGAAGTTCCGTTAAACAACTGGGCTAAGAAATTTAGTACAGAAGAAGAGTTCTATTATGCCTATGGTAAATCTATAGGCTGGAAGCAGGATAAGCACAATGAAGTATTGGAACTCATTAGGTGGGCTAAGGATAACAACTGTAATCTTCTTAACATGAATATTGCTGACTTTATGATAAGTAAAATCTGGCAGAACATTGCAGAACTTAAGAACGGAGATGGGACTATGAGGTTTGATACTATCAAGAGTATTTAATGGGTAGGATAACTGAGAATTTAAAGGAGTTAATCGATAGAGGTAGGAAAGGGGAGAATCATGCCTTATCAATGGGTCTTCCTAAACTAGAGAGATTTGTGGATGGTGTGGCACAAGAGACATATTACTTAATAGCTGGTGGTACTGGCTCTGGTAAGACTTCTTTTGCATTACATTCATTCATCTATAAGCCTATAATGGAGAATATTGACAATCCAGACTTTCATATTATATATTTCAGTTTAGAAATGACTGCTGAGCAACTGCTTGGCAAGATTCTATCTATCTATATATATGAAACATTTGGTGTTGAATTATCCTTTAAGGAGTTACTCTCCAGAAGCAAAGACACAACTCTGTCCGATATGGACTATGAATTAGTATGTCAATCCTTAGAGATGCTTGATAAGATTGAATCTCACATGATAATATATGATAAACCTTTGAACAACCAGCGAATGGTAGACTTCCTTATGGAGTCTCTAAAGCAATTTGGTAAGTTCCAGGGTGATACATATACTCTGTTTAGACCCAATCACATCATATTGGTTATCTTAGACCATATTGGTTTAGCTAGACCTTCTATTGGTAATTCTAAGAAAGATGAAATGGATGCTATGTCTTCTTCATTAGTTTCGTTTAGAAATAAATGTAAGATTAGTCCTGTAGTGGTAATGCAGGTAAATAGAGGTTCCTCTAATGTGGAGAGAAGGAAGTTAAACTTCCAAGAACTTCAGTTGGACGATTTAAAGGGAACTGGTAATCCAGCAGAGGATGCCAACATAGTATTAGCATTATTTTATCCTTTTAGAGAGAAGATGTCTTCGTATAGAGGATATGACATAAAACAAATTGGAGAGAACTTTAGAAGTGCAGTAGTATTAAAGAATAGATGGGGTGCAGCAGACATTGCTGTAGGTCTCGGATTCTATGGTAAGACTGGATTATTTAAAGAGCTTCCGATTGCAACCAAGATTACAAACTATGACAAGTATTTAACCCCTAATTGGTTAATTACCGAGTCATTAGAGGATTCATGCCAAGAGATTACTCAAGAAGAACAACAAGATTCTAGTTCAAAAATGACTTTAGTTCTATAGTAAATGGCAGCAGAAACTATTGCGATTGTTGGTGAAAGTGGTACTGGTAAGAGTACTTGTTTAAGAAATTTAAACCCAGAAGAAACTTTCTTGATTTCTACTACTGGTAAGCCCTTACCTTTTAAAGGATATAAGAAGAAGTATAAGGAGATAAAGAAAGAAGGCTCTGAATGGGTTGGTAACTACTATGTTAGTTCTAAATATGACAAAATCATTAACATCTTGAAGATTGTTAATCTAAAGATGCCTCATATTAAGCAGGTTATCATTGATGACTGGCAGTATATGTTGAGTTATGAGTTTGTTGATAGGGCAACCGAAGTAGGTTATACTAAGTTTACTGAGTTAGCTCAGCACGCTATGGAAGTACTTAGGTATTCAGAATCTATGAGGGATGATTGCAAAATGATATTCCTTACTCATAGTGAGAATGTCGGTGATGCCATGAATCCTAAATATTCAATCAAGACTATTGGTAAGTTATTGGCAGAGAAAGTAACTTTAGAAGGTCTGTTCACCTATGTATTCTTTACTAAGGTACAAGAAGGTGATTCTGGCAGGATGGAGTATAAGTTCCTTACTAATACTGACGGAGAGTGTGTAGCAAAGACTCCGATGGGTATGTTCGATGATTTGTTAATTGACAATGACTTGAACGAGATTATTAAGGTAATTGATGCTTATAACAACGACGAGGAATGATTATAAAAATGATGATTACCTTTGACTATAATCCTGATACTAAGGAGTGTGTACTTCTAAAGCAGGAGCAAGTTAAAGAGAAAGCTCAGAAGACAAACACTAAGGCTGAGGAAGCAGAGGATTCTGCTGAACCTCAGATTACCTTGGAGTCTAACAAATATGTCCTTAATAAGGCAGCTGCATCCTTAATGGGTGTAGAATGGGAGAATAGGTTAGATATTAAGTATCAGCCTATTGAGAAGGGTGGATTGATGTTCCCTATTATAGGAACTGATACAGCCTGGAAGACCAAGTCTGGTAACAAATTAACTAAGAGCCTTACAGTAAGTTGCAGAGGCAATGCAAACGACTTATTGTCCAAATATGGAGATACATTTACTGTAACTCCGTGGAAGGGACATGATGGTTTGTTCGTGTTAGTTGGTAACAAGGACAGGTCCGAAGAAGAAATAAAAGATAATAATATTAAAATTAAAGAAGATGAAAACCCAGTGGAGGATTTACCATTGGACACAAGCCTAGATAATGATGAAGCATATGAGATTGATGACTTATCATTTGAAATTTAATTTTTAATATTATGGCAGGAATGACATTCAATCTAAATAACGTTAAAGGCACAGCAGTAGTAAGACTGAAAGCGTGGGGTATCTATGATGTAGTATTCAAAGGTATCGAGCTGGCTAAGGGTACAAACAAAGAAGGTAACGAGTGGAAAGCAATGAAGATTAAGTTCTCTGGCGAGGAAGGAATCTTTGAACCTCTTATCTTCTGTCCTGGTGACGGTGGTAACGAACGTGTAACTGGTGAAACTGGTGGTAAGAAGTGGGAATTACCTTCTGCTTTGGAACAACTTCAGTTTACTGTATCTCACGTAATGACAAATCTTGCTCCTGAAATGATGGAGAAGTTTGTTAAGGCTGTATCTGGTCTTACATTGCCCGACGATTTCGAGAAACTGATTGAAATCATGAATAAGGCTTTGGCTAAGGCTGTAAACAAACAGACTAAGTTGAAGTTAATTGGAAATAGCAAGGGTTTTGCATCTTTGCCTAACTTCGTTGGTATTAACAAGGAAGGTGATGTTTATATCAACAACAACTGGTTGGGTGATACTGTAGCATTCTCTGACTATGAAGTTAAGAAGATGAACGAGCAGAAGAACGCTAAACCTACAGCTGTAAAAGATGATATAGATGCTACTGACGATACAGCAGCAGGTAACGAAGACTTGGATTTTGAAGTATAATAAATAGTTAGTAACTTTGTGGTTCTAATACAAACCATATGAATTAATATGAAACTTGAATTTGAACCTACGATTACTAAACAATATTTATTAGACAGAGCATCTCAAGAAACATATCTCGAATATTATTTAGGCATACCAGTTAAGAAGGGTTTGTTTAAATCACCTTTGAGAGCAGACAATAATCCCACTTGTTCCTTTTACAGGAATAAGAGTGGAGATATTGTCTTGAAGGATTTTAGTGGTGCATTCTATGGCAATTTCATTAGTGTAGTCATGTACAAATATGGCTTGACCTATTATAAGGCACTAAGGATGATTGCCAATGACTTTGGTTACATTAAACATCCGAAACTTAAAAAGAATCCCAAACCTGTTACTATTAGTACTAATGAACTTAAAGAGTGTAAGGAGGCTAATATACAGGTAGAAATTCAAGAGTTCTCTAAAGAGGAACTTGAATGGTGGATGCAATTTGGTATTACAGAGAAGATTCTGAAGAAATTTAGAGTCTTCTCTTGTAAGACTGTATTTCTAAATGGTAATTTCTTTACAACATCTACTAAGAGTTGTCCAATATTTGGATATTATAGAGGCAAGAATGAGAATGAAACAGAATTGTGGAGAATCTACTTCCCTTTTAATAAGAAGCACGAGTTGAGATTCCTATCTAATTGGAAGTCTTTTCTATTACAAGGTGCTAAACAACTCCCTAAGGAGGATGATGTCTTAGTAATAACTAAGAGTCTAAAGGATGTTATGACATTATATTCTCTCGGAATTACAGCTATTGCTCCAAATTCTGAGAATCTATTCCTAACTGAAAGTCAATTCTCTAAATTGAAGAGTAGATTTAAGAGGATTATTGTATTCTATGACAATGACTTAACTGGTCTTCATAATATGAATAAGATTAGAAAGTCATTTGATGTAGAGTGTATGTGGATCCCTCGTAGTTATGGAGCCAAAGATATATCAGACTTTCATAAGATGTATGGACGAGAGAAAACTTTAGAATTGATAGAATATGCCAGAAGAAGTAGTAGAGAAACCAAGGAAGAAGCGTAATGGTGCGTATGCCAGACGCAAGGGAAACAATTATGAGTTGAAGATTATTAAGGAACTTACTGAGCTAGGATATGCTGGGCTAAAGTCAGCTAGGTCTGAATCCAAGAATTTGGATAATGATAAGATTGATATAGCAGAGACTATAGACCATCTACCTTGCTATGTTCAATGTAAGTGTACCAAGAATACTCCTTCCATTTCAGAAATCATTAAATCATGTCCTCGTAAGGATAGACCATTAGTGATAGTATGGAATAAACAAATTGACAAAGAAGTCAATATGGCTTCTGATGGACAGTATGTTATGATGTCCAAAGAATTCTTTTATGATTTAATAAGGAAGAATTAATTATGAACATATTAGTTATACCGGTACAAACTGTTAGTGATATTATTACTAATAGTTCGTCTGAGGTGTTTATCTTAGACACTGGAAAGACGTGTGAAGAGGTCGATACTATGCTTCACACATTCACCTCTGGGTTTAGTTATCCGGAGGTTTTTTCATTAAAGGACTTTCGTGAGTGGAGAAAGAAACTCCGCAGTGGTGAAATTGAGGAGGACTGGAGTTATCCAGGTTCTATCTTCAGTATAGCTAATGGATGGTTTTTTGACCCAGAGGATAAGGAGGACCTTCTTGACTTACGAATGGGCTTTCTATTCGAACCATACCAGATTATTGACCCACAGAGTAAGTACAGAACCTATGTTTATAGTAATAAATATAGGGAACCTATCCATGACGCCTTTGTGGAATATCTGAATAACAATTGGAATAGGGTTGGTGGAGTTATTAACCAAACTCTCGAAGAGGATGGGGAAGAGACTGTTGATAGTATGGACTGGAGCACTCTACTTAAGAACAATTACCTTCTTAAGGACCCTCTTGATAATATTGCGAAGGAGTTCCTAGAGAACTATAATGGTCCTGAACCTACAGTATGGAATGTTGGTAAGCGTGACGATGTGAGAGAGCTGGATGGTAAGGTATTGGTTGTAAGCAATGACGATAACAGTATCCCATATGATACTTGGGACAAGATTAATAGTTTATTCAATGGTTGGAATGTGCATTTAGGATGAAATTTAAACTACAATCTTTAAACGACGTAGTGACTAACAGTAGTATGGAAGTCTATCAAGAGGCTACACAATACACTGTTGATGCTGTAAAAGATATTATTAATGTAATTTTAAAGATTAGTGGTTCAGATAAGTCCTGTGATGACTTATTCACCGTTAGCATTAACTATGAGGATATGCTAGAATCATACTTTGAAGACATCCGTGATAAGTCCGATATTGATGAAGAATATCTAGGTATGATTGAAGAAATCAGAAGTCGTAAAGATGACTCTGGATGGTTTATCAGTGATTCTGAAGCATATGCTGAATTAGTTAAGACTGGTCTAGTAGGTGATATAGTGCCTACTATTGAGGAATATGTTAGAAACTTTGATTGTGATTGGAGATATCCATCAACCGAAGTATCTATAGTTCCTAAAGGTGAGGCAGAGCGTTCTGACATTGCCATACTAAACAAAATAAATGACCTATTTAATGTTGAAGCGTGCTACAACTAAGTGCTATTTAGTCCCAATTCAATCATTCTCCGACATTATAACTAACAGTTCTTCTGAAACTTATATTGTTGATACTTCCTATACTGCTAAAGCACTAGAAGAGGCATTAGAGGCAGTACACAAGGAACATGAGGATGAAGAATATTATTCAGGAGAGTGCTGTGGGATTGAGGTAAGTGACTTTAAGGAGTATTGTAGAGAAGCCTATATGTGGGATGAATGTGATGAGACTCCATTTGAATCTAAGGAGGACTACGTAGCTTGGGTTTTCGAAGTACCTTTAAGTGTTGCTAAAGGATGTCTGGTTGTTAGAGTTGATTATGGGTATAGCGATGTAGATAAGTTCTTAATTAAGAATTTTAAATGTGTAGCATCTGACCATGAAAGAGTCAAAGACGCAGACGGGCGTATTGTTAAGGATTAATATTCAGTCATTCTCTGATGTAATTACTAATAGCTCTTCGGAGATATTCTGCACCATCAGTGGGGATGATTTGGTAGGAATTTATGAACTGTTAGAGCCCCTGTTACCAGGGTATGATTCTCCGACAGAGTTCTACAAGGCGGGATTAGAAGCAATTCTTGACAAGTACTTTAAAGATAATTATACAATAGAATACGAATGAAAGATTGGACAAGCTGGGGAACTAAGGTAAGAGAGTTCCCTGCACATAATTATAAGGCTATATGGGCAAATCTAAAGACTATCCGAGTAGGTACTGGGGTAGCTAAGGAATTACCTCCTGATATGGCTGAGTTCTATGATGTTGGTATTAATACTGTATGTAATGCTGAGTGTGACTTCTGTTATGTATCAGCAGGACATGGTGGTATTAACTACCCTGACATCTGTGAGACATGGAAGAAATGGATGCGTTTATATCAATCCGAGTTAAAGGATGGAGTGCTATACACAAGTAAGCCATTCCAAATTGCTATTGGTTCTACTGGAGAGCCAACTATGCATCCAGACTTCTGTGAGTTCCTCGAAACAGTATATAATACTGGAGTAGTTCCTAATTACACCACTAATGGTCTTATTATAGCTAGAGACAATGTTAAGGGAGGAGAAATCCTTGCCTATACTAAAGAATATGTTGGTGGAGTTGCAGTTAGCCTAGGTAATCCTAGTATAAGACTCCAAGCACATAGGGCTATTAATAAGTTACTAACGTGGGGTAATACGAATGTAAATATTCATCACATTATATCTGATAAGGTTTCTGTAGACGAGTTCTATGATACTGTAGTTAGATATGGTGATAGTATTTACTATCATGTATTGTTACCTTTAATGCCTTCTGGTAGAAGCAATAAGGGTATTGAACCTGGTGTGTTTGAATACTTAGAGGAAATAATTCAGAAACACGATATAAAGAATGCTGCATTTGGAGCACACTTTGTAGAGTATCTGAAGACTTCTAAGATAAAAACACATCTCTATCCACCTGAGTCGTTAAGTAAGAATGTAATTCTTACTAAGGATAAGGTACAAATAACTCCGAGTTCTTTTAATCTGACACCTATAAAAGTTATTCACGTATGACAACAACTGATGTGAGTTTGTTAGCATATGTGAAGAGTCTATTCCCTTTCAATACAGATAGAATACAATCTATCTCTAGGGAAGATGGGTGAGCACCAAACCTTATTCTATATTAGCCCAGAAACTAAGGAACCAGTGTATAGGAATAAGACTACATATGAAACCGAGAAGGAAGCTATCCATGCTGCTATGGTTATCAATGTGCAGGATAAGACTATACATAAAAGACAGGCTTATAAGTGTAGCGTATGTCATAAGTGACACGTAGGTAGAGGAAAGACTATACTCACAGATGAAGATAAAAGAAAACTTAAAATTAAGCATAACATTCGATGACAACTTACCTACTCCCATGTTATGGGGATGGTCATTGCTGGATTGAGAAGGTGCGTGCAAGGAACTTCTCTGATGCTCAGCAGAAGTTTATTAATGCTTTTACAGAAGATTATGAGGATATTGATATTCCATCCGATTGGGAGGATTTAATCACTATTCTAAACACTCAAGCAGATATAGTAATTGGAAACATCTATGACATAGAAGAATTCTAAGTCATTAAAAGGAGATTAACAATGAACATAGGTTTAAGAATAGGGCTTGATATTGACGATTGTCTTGCAGACTTTTGGGGAGCATATTGTAAGTACTTCGATACAGACAATAACCCTAAAATGCTGGAAGACCACATTATAACACGTAATGTACAGCAGATTTTAAGTAAAGACAGAGATTTTTGGTTGAATCTTGAGGTTAAGAGCAGACCAGACTTCATACCTGAATTGTATTGCACTAAGCGAGTAAACAATAAAGCATGGACTAAGGAGTGGCTAAGACGTAATGGGTTCCCTGACAGACCAGTCTATCAAATGACTTATCAGCAGGGTAATAAGGCTGATATGATTAAAGGTAGGGTGGATATTTTTATTGATGATTCACTGTCTAATGTGCTAAAGTGCCAGAGTTCTGGATTACCAGCACTATTGTTCCACACAGAGAAGACAGTAGACTTTCCTATGTTCAAAGTATTCTCACTAAATAAGGATGAGATAATTGACTCATATCTGTTTATGAAGAAGTATGCATAGAAATGTTAAACTGATTCCACTCTTTGACACTATACAACTCATTGAGATGAGTGACGAAGAATACTTTAGTGAAAAGTGGGCGGGATATATAAGCAACTCAAAGCTTGAATTAATTAATCCAGCTCAAGACGGAAGTCCACAGATTTATAAGGAAGGGCTAAGTAAACACTCTAAGTATTCTGACTCTCTTGTGTTTGGTTCAGCAGTCCATGAATTAGTACTACAACCTAAAGAATTTGCAGTAGTTAATAATGTCGATAGACCCACTGCTAAGATGGGAGCCATGGCAGATGAGTTATACAAGACATTCCTTAGTAATAAGGGTGTTGTATCCGATAAGGATATTATAGCTGCATCAGATAAGATTGACTACTATAAAGGAAAAATGGATAGTATTAAGATTGAGAATGTTAAGGACAAATGCATTAACTATTGGTGGGACAGAAGGGATTGGGAATCTGAGCATAATAACTCAGAGATTGAGCCAATCTATTTAGACCCCAAGTCAAGAGAGAAGTTACAGCTTTGTTTAGCATCTGTTGAGGCTAATAAAGAGGTACAGGATTTATTACATCCAAAAGGAGTATTCGAGGAGCCTATCTCCATGAATGAAGCAGCTCTATTTATGGATGTGAAGGCTGAACATGAGGGTAAGGAGACAATCCTTAAACTTAAAGGTAAGCTAGATAATTTCACCATTGATATTGAAACTAATGAAGTAGTTCTTAATGACCTTAAGACTACTGGGCATTGGTTGATTGACTTTGGTGATTCATTTAAGAAATACCATTATAATAGACAGATGGCAATGTACGCTTGGATGCTACGTTCTTACGTAGAGAAGCAATACAATATAAAGCCTTCTAGTCTGATGGCGAATATGCTATTAGTATGTACTGTTCCAGACTATAGAGCTGGAGTATTTAGAGTAACTAATGGTGAAATTCGTAAAGGTTTCTTAGAATTTAAAGATTTGCTACAAAGGGTGGCATATTGCGAACTATATGATTGAATCTTTTCTTATGGAAGCATGGGAACCATCTTACCAAGACCTTGAGAATTATTATAGAGAATATTATAGTTTAGGTAACTTAAATTGTGATATTGGGAGTAAGTTTGCACTCATATCCCTTATTTGTTTCCTTACTAAGCAAGCAAGGATTAAGAATCCCGATGCAACTTGTTATCTCGTAATAATGAAGATTATTGATGGGGAGGAGTCACAACATGACTTAAAATTCATTAGAGGACTGTCTGTTGTCTGTACAGACATGATGAAGCACTGTAATGAGTTCCTAACCTTTGATATGAAATCATCTAAGGAAATGGTTAAGAAGATTAAGGAAATTCTACACACTTATTTACCTTTCTAATGGCCGAAGAAGTAAGAATATCTTGGGGCGATAAGGTTGCTCAAAGGTATGAGTCAAATCAAAGGATTGTTGAGATTCTATCCGAGTTGGTGGAGAAGTTTCCTCAATGGAGGTTCCAACAAATCTTACAGAATGTAGATATTGCGTCCAGGAATGGAGAGGATTTGTTCTACGAAGAGAGTTATGACACTCTAACTACAATGACCAATAATGCAACAGTTAGGTCAATTTTATCTCATACAACCAATTAACACTTTTTAAGTCAAACTGATTGTTGGGATAAAAGAAATGTAGTATCTTTGTATCACGATTTCCGAAGGAAGTATAGAGATGATAATTCAAATTTTAGATTATTTAATACTAAGACTACTTGGTCAATCTGATTTAAAGTAGTATCTTTGTACTATAGAAAGTTACAAGATTAGACGTATGAAATAATGTTTAAACAATTTTAAATTATGCAAGCAATGAATTTTAAGAAAGTAGAAGTAAAAGGTTTCACTAAACAAGAAGCTATCGCAGAAGCACCATTCCAAGTAATCCGTGACGCAACTCAGGCATGGAAAACTGCTGGTAAACCAATCGCTGAGAAAGCATTGAAAGAGTTCTGTGCAGAGTACCTAGCAAAGCACACTAAGTATGCTGCTGGTATTGGTTGTTCAATCACATTTGAAGCAGGTTCTGCTGATACACGTGAGCGTCCTTATACCGTAAAGGATATTAAGAACGAGAAGGGTAAGAGAAAGTATAAAACTGGTTATCAAGGTATTAACCCTGCAACTGGTGAAATTCTATTCACTAACTTCGAGACAAAGAACAAGGCTAAGGAAGTAGCTAAGGAATTGTACACTAAGAAAGATTACAAAGGCGACATCTTCTGCAAATACATCAAGGATGTAGTTGAGGGTGAAGTTGGTGCATTTGAAGTTAAGTACACTCCTTCTAAGAGTGCTAAACAAGGAACTTACATCTGCTTTGGAGTTGAAGCCTAATAGACTTCTACAACTTTAAATATCAAAGGGATTATCTTATGAAAATAAGGTAGTCCCTTATTTTTTTTTGTAATAGATTGCCAACTACCAAGATGATGTATTTTAAAGGCGTAACTGCTATCTAATTTTAAACATCTAACGATGAAGGAACAAACTATTATTAAACTTACTAATCACCTTAAAACGGTAATCGCAGATAACATTAGTATGAATGCCTATTCTGAGAAGATAGGTCTACCTACCAGCTACTTCTGTATGAAGAGGAAAGCTGTAGAACAAGCTAAAGAAGCTGGAACAATCTCTGATGAAGATTATAATGTTATTATGGATTTGTTTAGGCAGATTGATGCTAGACCTAGACTTAGAGCTACTAAGAAAGAACCTACTCCAGATTTATTCGGGAATGAAGTTGTTTATAGTGACTCTGAATTAGATTCGGATGATACATCTAAGGTTACTATTGAAAGGGATGAAGAAGGCAAAATAGTTAAATATTTATTCACCATCTGTGTAAGAGACAAGCAACCTATACTAGGTTCATTCAATAGGGATGAAATGAACATGGTTTATAGATTGTATTCTAACTATGGTAGTGGTATTACACAAAGGGAGGTATCAAGATTCTTCCCAGATTATTCTCTCGCTGACTTTAAGAGAATACTTAGAGCATTTAGCATTACTAAGGCATCAGCCCCTTTTGCTCCTCATGTGATTGAAGAGAATGAGAAGGATAAGCTGTTAGAAATGCAGTTTAGGGAGAAAGAGAATGACTTCTTAAGAAGCTATGAGGCTGAGAAGATTAAGCATACTGAGTCCCAGCTTAGGAAGTACATGAAAGAGAATCAAGACCTTAAAGAACAGCTCCAGGATATGTCTGGAATGTTGGAAGGTATTGATGTATCAAATCTACCTAAATTTACTCCTGTTGTTAAAGGTAGGGAAGATAGAGATTTGATTATTTGGTTATCTGATATGCATATTGGTGCATCTGTGTCTGGATATTCTATCTATGCTAATAATTATGACCAAGAGGAAGTTGAAGCTAGACTTAGTAAGTTGGTAGACCAGTTAAAGAGAGAATCTTTAATGTTTGGTAACTTCACTAACATAATTGTGTGTAATCTAGGAGATTCCTTAGATGGATATGATGGTCAAACTACAAGAGGTGGTCATCAGTTGGCTCAGAATATGAACAATAAAGAACAGTTAAAGTGCTTTATAGAAGTAATGACTAAGTTTATGACTTCTATAGTAGAAGAGCTGCCTTGTGGTGGTCTATCCTATTATTGTGTTGGAGAATCAAACCATGATGGAGATTTCGGATATTCTGCTAATATTGCACTTCAATATATCTTACAAAGTATGGATATTGAAGCTACAATCTTTGAGAAGTTCATAGGTGAGTTCACGTTAGGAACTACTACCTATATTCTGTGTCATGGTAAGGATAACAAGGACATGTTTAAGAACTTACCGCTTACATTAGATGTCAAGACAGAGAACTTTATCAATGAATATATTGACAACAAAGGAATTAAAGGCAATGTAGTCTTCGTAAAGGGCGATTTACATCAGTCCGCAACTACTTATGGTAGGAGGTTTACTTATAAATCAGTGGGCTCTTTATTCGGTAGTTCAGAATGGATTCACAAGAACTTTGGTAATAGCCGTGCGGCGTGCGACTATAGTATAATTGATGAAAGCGGTAACATGCTTGATGGTAGAATAGTACTTAATTAAGTCAGAAATCTACTATTCTGTATTTTGAGTTTTGATTTGTCCATATTATTTAGTAGCTTTGTCAAAAAGTTATTAAATATATGGGTGAATTAAAAATTGTAAAGGACTTTGAATTTAATGGCTCTCAGTGTGGTGAGCTTTCTGGAATCTACAGATTTGACATCGGTAAGCATTTCTATATAGGAAGTGCTAAGGTTATTAAACGTAGGTGGAAGGAACATATTACCCTCTTCAAGAAAAATAAACATCATTCTAACTTCGCTCAGAATGCATTTAATAGATACAAGTCTATTGTGTTTTCTATAGTAGAATTGTGTGGCGAGGATAATATTACGCAAAGAGAGCAATATTGGATAGATACTTTATCTCCTGATTTAAATATGACTGCCGTTGCAGATAATCACTGGAGACTGTCTGAAGAGACTATAGCCAAGAGAACTGAAAAGCAAGTTAAAACAATCTACCAATATGATTTAGATGGAAATCTAATCAAAGAGTGGGAGAGTGTCAAACAAGCTGGAGAGACTCTTGGAATTAATAGACCCTCAATTAGCAACTGCCTCAAAGGTAGATATAAATCTGCAGGAGGTTACATCTGGAGATACTCTAAAGAGGAAGTAACCCCCGTAAGGAGAAATAAATCTATAGAACAGTATAATTTAAATGGGACTTTAGTTAAAGTATGGGATAGTATAAATGTTATTGAGAATGAAACCAATTATAAAAGGAAGACAATTTATGCTTGCGCGAATGGTCAAAATAGCACAGCCTATGGTTATATATGGAAATACACCAGCTGCTTGTGATTATTCTATTGTAGATGAGAATGGAAATATGCTAGATGGGCGTATATTACTGCAATGAAAATGATGTATGGAAATAACATTAGACGAATTACTACAAGGAAAGGCAACAAGAATTAAAGAGAGAGCATATTTTCCAACTGAAGCTTATGTAGAGCCTTTCTTGGAAACTATGTCTAAATTTACTTCTGATTTCAGGGTACAAGTTAAACTCCCTAACCAAATCACCAGAACTATTACTGGTGAATATAACACAGATGATGTAACTTATAACAGAGTTCTTATTGAAGCTGTGTTGCCAGATGAATACGCATGGGATAACCATGATGAAGTTATTGGCTTCTTATATGGACTAGATGTTCGTAAGCCAATATGTAAGATGTATAGAGGTGGACTTAATAGGGCTTGTACTAATTTATGTGTATTTGACCCTTCGTTCATTAATATTCAGGAATTAGAGCCAGAGAAGGCTATAAACTATAAACCAGTTAAAAATCTGATGGAACAGACATCTGATTTGAAACTATGGTTGAAAACTCTTCACGATACAGAGTGGGAGAGAACTGTTCCTACCATTGAATCTAACTTAGGTAAGTGGATGCGTAACGCAATTTCACAATCTTGTGACTTAGGCTATGGTAAAGTGAAGTTGGGAACTAAAGAAGTCATTGACGCTTATAAATCGTTGTTCGTGGACACTAAGTCCAAGTATTATGTTAAGGAAGATGAAGATGTCAATATGTTTAAGGTTTATAATGCATTTACTGAGTTAATCAGCAATGATGGTGGTAAAGATATTATAAATAAAGCAGAGAAGACGCTATTATTGAGGGCAATTTTAGACTTTTAATTATGGAAGCGAAAGAAATATGTTTTAGGGTGTTAGAAAAGTTTAATGACAAAGATGTACTTAAAGAGTATAAGGCATCCTTGAATAAAGGTCAGGCTATTGAAGGCTCTTATATTTGCCTTCATTATAACATCCCTAGACCTACATCTAAGAATCCTGATAATACAGAATACGGATGTCTATATTATGAACATTCTGACAAAGGCGCAGGATTCTCAATAAATAGAGTAACTCCAATAACATATCCTATCACTGATGGTCAGGCTATTGAAACGGAGTACCTTTTCCATTCTATTGAGAAGAAGTTGGAAGATATAGCGTGCGATGAACTGCTAAAACTTCTTTAATTTTTAATTAATGCTAGTAGTAAAAAGGAATAAGACAGTACAGCCCTTTGACTGGGGTAAGATTGACTTAGCAATCACTAAAGCATTCCATGCTGTTAATGAACCTATTGATATGGATATTCTTAGTGATGTAAAAGATGAATTATACTTTAACAACATTATCTCTGTAGAAGAGATTCAAGACCAAATAGAGAAAGCTCTTATGGCTTGTGATTATTACAATGTTGCTAAAGCATTTATCTTGTATAGGCAGAAACAAGCTGAACTTAGAACTTTAACGAGTAAGAAACAATTCATTAAAGACTATGCTAAGGCTAGTAATGCCGCCACAGGTAGTAAATATGATTCTAACGCTAATGTTACTGAAAAGAACATTGTAACTCTTAATGGTGAACTCTTCAAGGGTGATATTATTAAGGTGAATCGCACTATACTTACCGATAAGATTAGAGAAATGTATGGCGAGGATTTAGCTAAGGAGTATATCCAGATGCTAGAATCACACGTATTATATAAACATGATGAGACAAGTATTATGCCATATTGTGTGGCTATTACTATGTATCCATTCTTGTTAGAAGGTTTACAGCCTATTGGTGGATTATCTGCGGCACCTAAGAATCTTGATTCATTCTGTGGAATGTTTGTTAATCTAGTATTTGCAATCAGTTCTCAGTTTGCAGGTGCTGTAGCTACTGGTGAGTTCTTGATGTATTTTGATTACTTTGCCCGTAAAGAATGGGGTGAAGATTACTATAAAAATCCTGATAGGATAGCACGAATTAAATATAATCCTCTCCTTATAAAGAAGGACGAAGTGTTTGACAATAGCGTAACTACTGATAGGCATGGCTTTATACATGAACTAGTAGAGTCAAGAGTTAGTATCGAGAAGCAGATTAGTCAGTATTTTCAGCAGATTGTATATTCAATCAATCAGCCTGCTGCTGCTCGTAACTTCCAATCAGTATTCTGGAATATCAGTTACTTTGACAAGTATTACTTTGAAGGTTTATTCGGAGAGTTTGTATTCCCTGACGGAAGTAAACCTCAATGGGATTCATTGAACTGGCTGCAGAAGAAGTTCATGTCGTGGTTTAACGAGGAGAGGACTAAGTGCATATTAACGTTCCCTGTGGAAACTGTTGCGTTACTTACTGATGGTGAGGATATTCGTGACAAAGAATGGGCTGACTTCACTGCTGAAATGTATAGTAAGGGACATTCGTTCTTTACCTATACTTCTGATAGTGCAGACTCATTATCATCATGTTGTAGGTTGAGGAATGAGGTTAGTGATAACCAATTCTCATATTCATTAGGCGCAGGTGGTATTGCTACTGGTAGTAAGTCAGTAATGACTTTAAATATCAATAGGTTAGTACAGGATGCAGTTAATAAGGGATATGATATGATTGATTATCTGCGTTCCCAGGTTCAAAAGGTTCATAAATTCCAAACAGCATATAATGAGCTATTAAAGGATTATCTGAAAGATGGTCTATTGACAGTTTATACAGCTGGATTTATTAATCTGAAGAAGCAATACCTAACTGTAGGTGTAAATGGTGTTATTGAAGCTGCCGAGTTCTTAGGAATTGAGGTAAGTGATAATGATACCTATAGAGAGTTTATGCAATCTATTCTAAAGACCATCAGTGATGAGAATAGGAAAGCTAAGACCAAAGAACTTATGTTTAATACTGAGTTCGTTCCTGCTGAGAATCTAGGAGTTAAGCACGCTAACTGGGATAGGAAAGATGGATACTTTGTACCTAGAGATTGCTATAATAGCTATTTCTATGCAGTAGAAGATACATCATTAACTATTCTTGATAAGTTTAAACTTCATGGTAAGGAGTATGTAACTAATTTAGATGGCGGAAGTGCCTGCCATGTAAACTTGGAAGAACACCTTACTAAAGACCAGTATAGAAACCTACTAAAGGTTGCAGCTGTCAATGGTACTAATTACTTTACCTTTAATATTCCAAATACTATCTGTAATGATTGTGGACACATTGATAAGAGATACTTGCATGAGTGTCCTAAGTGTGGAAGCAAGAATATAGACTATGCTACCAGGATTATTGGGTATCTAAAGAGAATTAGCAACTTTAGTGAAGCTAGACAAAAAGAAGCTAGTAAACGTTATTACTATAAACAATAAAAATTATGGTTCTATTTCAAATCATATTTATTGCTATCCTGCTCCTAGAAATAGGGGTAGGGCTGGCAGTAAAGTACAACTACAATGGTCTCCAAGATAAGCTAGTGTCCCTATTTATGAGAATAAATATTGAGGACTATATTAGGTATCAGTTTCCAGATAGGTGGGTATTACAGATGGTATTCTTACTAATCTTGTTCTTACTGTGCATCTGATGCTGAAGTATGTTAATTATGATATAGTCTTCCAGGAGATACCAAATGAAACTACACTTGCTATTAATATCTCAAACTGCCCTTGTCATTGTAAGGGCTGCCATAGTTCTTACTTGGCAGAAGATATTGGAGAACCTTTAACCGAAAGGGTATTAGAGAAGCTTATTAGAGAGAACAAGGGAATTACTTGTATCTCTTTCATGGGTGGAGATTCGGACCCAGAGGAAATAAATAGGCTAGCACAGCATATATGGTATTGCTATGGCGGAGAGGGGCTCCTAGTAGCTTGGTATAGTGGTAGGCAAGAACTATCTAAGGATGTTGATATTAAGAACTTCAACTTTATAAAGTTAGGTCCTTATATTGAAGAATTAGGTGGTCTGAAGAGTCCTACAACTAACCAGAGAATGTATGAGGTTAAGATGTGCAGGGAGTTAGATGAAGATGGTAATCCTGTATATGGACTAGAAGACATAACAAGTTCGTTCTGGAAATGAATGCCAAATTACCCTTTAGTGGGCACTCGCTGAGGAAGGTAAGAGAACCAAGTAGACCCCGTATTACCTTAGCAGAGGAGCAAATAAAGGCTCTTGAAAGGATGAAAGACTTTCTAAATACAGAGGAGCCAGTACTAGTATTACAAGGTTATGCTGGTACTGGTAAAACCTCTATCCTTAATGAATATATACAATTCCTAAGGTCTACTAGGGAGGACTTCATATTGTGTGCCCCTACACATAAAGCTAAGTTAGTAGTAGAAGAGGTAACTGGTGAAGATGCAATGACTGTCCATAAACTGTTATCTCTCGCTCCTAATATAGAGATATTTGAATTAGACTACAAAGATTTAAAATTCCAGTGTAATGGGTTTGGTGAAATACCTGATAATGGTATTGTTATTATAGATGAAGCATCTATGATTAATGACGAAATATACAAGTTACTACTTGATATGTGTAATCAATATGGAACTAAGTTGCTATTCATTGGAGATAAGGCTCAAATACAGCCTGTGTGTAGTAAGAGTACAAGTTTAGTATTTAATTGTCCGAACATTATTACATTAACTCAAATTCATAGACAAGCTGATACTAATGGTCTGTTACCATTATTATCAAGACTGAGAGAAAGACCCCTGAAGCGATTTGAACCTATTGAAGCTCCAGAAGGGTCTTTAATTATATGTGACCAAGCCAAAGACTTTATGGTCAGAAGTGCTGGCTTCTTTAAGCAAGCTATTAAGAAGCAGGACGTTAACGAAGTGAAGCTTATAGCATATACTAATGCTAGAGTACAAGGATTCAATCAATGTATGAGGAAGCTGCTTTGGGAGGATAATGTAGCCAATGAGTATAATCAGTTCGAGTTCTTGACTGGTTATGAGAACTTTGAGTATAATGGTACTCAGTTTTACAATTCTTTGGACTATATAATAGTAGATACTCCTAAGAGAGTAGAAAGACATATTCCACATTTCATGAAGATGCCTGGGTATGAGCTTGAACTATACGATACAGTGTATAAGAAGTTATTAACTGTATTTATATTAGAAAGAGACATCAATAAAGACTATATAGATAGCCTTGCTGCTACAATAGAGAATTTTAGAATATCTGCTATTGAAGCTAAAAGGAACGGCAACCGAACTAGGTCCACATTCTTATGGAAGAAGTACTTTGAAATGATAAAGAGCTTTGCAACTCCTAAAGATATAATGTGGGACAACCGAGTTATTAAAAAGAAAACGTTCGATTATGGGTATGCGTCAACCATTCATAAGATTCAAGGAAGCTCTCTTGGAACAGTGTTCATTGATATGGCAAACGTTCTTGTTTGTAAGAATGTTGACGAGATTAGACAGATGCAATATGTATCATTGTCAAGAACTAAAACAGATGCTTATATATTGGTTTAATCCGACTAGACATGACTGTAAAAATAGTTTATAGTGAAACTTGCTTACCTTTGAAGAATAAGGTAGTAGCTTATATCTGGGAGAAATTTCCTAAGATAGAAGTTGAAACTTACGATGAACTACACTATAAAGATAAGAAGAAGGCTATTATGATTAAAGCATCATGTGGCACTAGATTAGTTCCTTTCGTTGCTGTCTATGATAACAACAAAGAACTAGTTAAAGCTTTTTATTCTGAGGTGGGAGATTGTACAGCGGATAATATTATTAAATATTTAAATGAGGTTCAGTGAAGCAATAATGTGGGGAGATAGCTTTATACAAGCTACTCTCAAACATAGAGAAGCAAGCCTTAAAGACTTTGTGAAAATAGGGGGAAGCCCCAAACTTCACAAAGCTATAAAGGATTCTAAAGTTGGCTACATTAAGATTACTAAAGTCTCTAGCAATGGAGGGTATTTATCCACAGGTGAGTCTGAGGAAGGCATTACCGCTGCATTTGGAGAGGGTCTTAGTCTTTACATAGCTGACGTAGAACAGTGGTATAGAACATCTGTAATCCAGAAGATTTACTGGGATAAAGGTGAGTTCACCACTTTAAATTCAAGATACAAGTTTGAGTTTACAGAGATTGATTATCGTCCTATTCTTGAAGAAATGAAGAATGAAAGTACAAGTAATAAATAAATCTCAATGGAAGCTTCCCAAGTATGAAACCTTATTCTCTGCTGGCATGGATGTCAGAGGAGATTTCAGCAGAATTAAGTTAGTAGATGGTAAACCAGAGAAGTTCTTCTTTGATGCTGACGTTGTTGATATTGGTCTAATGGAAGACCCTAACAGCAAAGGTGTAGTAGATAAGGAAGGCAACTACACTGGTGAGAAGTTACCAACCATTCAAGTAGCTAAGACTATTGAAATCAAACCTGGAGGTAGATGTTTAATTCCTACTGGTCTATTTGTAGCTATTCCGCAAGGATATGAACTACAATGTAGAATGAGAAGTGGATTAGCATTAAAGATGGGACTCACTCTTACTAATGGAATCGGTACTATTGATGCTGATTATAGAGGTGAGATAGGTATCATCTTAACTAATACGTCTAATGCTTCTGTTCGTATTAATGATGGTGAGAGACTAATGCAATTAGTTCTTGCTAAACATGAAGTGGCTGAATGGGAAGAAGTAGAAGTACTTCCAGAAACAGATAGAGGTGAAGGTGGATTTGGATATACTGGTAAGTAATGGACATTAGTTTGTTTAAAGGGCATGACTATCTGTACATAGCTTGTGTAATAGATAGATGCTATTGGGGCTACCACGGACCTCTAAAGTCTATAAGAATTAATCCGTTGGAGTTTACGTGTGATAGAGACTTTATAAACTTTAAAGATTTGGACGGCTTCGAATTGGTAACTAATAAGGAACTTCTTAGCTTCCTGGAGCTAATTTCTAGTCCATTGTACATGAAGCCAGATTTACTAGACGCTGGGGGGAAATAAATACCTTAAGATGAACCTAGTTCAAAACTATAATTGGCAACACATTCATTAATGGATATTCTAGTTAGTAAAGACAATAAGGGTAAAATCAGAGTTGTTGAGATTGACTATGAATGGGATGATTCGAGAAGAGGCTTTGTAATAAGAAGACGTACTTATCAATATGCTGGTAAGGTATCAGTTCAGCCAGAAATCTGGATATTTACAGGTAAGGCTAAAAGAACTGTTACTGAGCAGGTAAAGTTGGAGTATGCTTCCCATTTAAAGAAGTATCAAGATAAAGGATATAAGCTATTACCATCTAACATTAGCATTGATGATAGTAAGGCAGTAGCTGATTTCGTCCAAGAACAGATGGGCGAAGGTGTTTCTGATTCTAATGGGTTTAAGAAACATATGTTAGCCAAACAAGCTGACAAAGTTGCAACCAGTGTATTCGATAAGATTAAATACTGGTGGGGAAGTAGAAAGATAGATGGAGTTAGATGCTCTTTCTATTGGAAAGACGGTGAAGTTAGAACTGCTTCCAGAGGTGGTGGGGACTATGATGCTTCCACTTCCTTTATGAGGCACAATCCTAAACTTATTCAATTCTTTGAAGACCATCCAGACATTGTATTGGATGGAGAACTATATGAACATGGTAAATCATTGCAGCAGATTAGTGGTGCAGCAAGGTTGGAGAAAGATACTGCTGGAATGGATTGGTTAGAATATTACATCTATGATGTAATGGACAGTACCAAGACATTTGAAGAGCGGTTAGACATTCTCCATGATATTGCTAATGAGTTGGACTTAGGCTTTGACCCAGAAAGGCAATGGGCTGAAGGGGACTTAAAGTTCCAAATGGTTCCTCAAGAGAAAGTTGTGGGTTGGGCTAATATACAAAAACTACATGATAAATATGTAAGTGAGGGCTTTGAAGGTATAGTAATACGTGACCCTGCTAAGGTGTATAACTTTGGTGGTAGAACTAATGCTATGATTAAGGTAAAGATGTATAAAGATGCTGAGTTTGAGATTGTTGGTTATGAGGATGGCTTAAGACCAGAGGACATGGTATTTGTATGCCAAACTGAACTTGGCGCTAAGTTTGAAGCTAAACCAATGGGCCCAAGAGAGCTGAAATATGAATATCTAGATAGGATGGATGAGATTATAGGTAAAATGGCTACAGTTAAGTATTTCTATTTGAGCGATGAGGGAGTACCTTTACAGCCTGTACTTAAAGCTATTAGGGACTATGAATGAACCATGCTGTTGTGATTATTATCAGCTATATAACATACCTCACACCTTTATAATAGCACGTCATCAATATGATGTTGAGATTTGCGAATTTGTAAGGGATGATGACGGTAGTTATCTCTATGGAGACCACTCAGATGTAGAACTTACTATCAGAGTTGCCTTAAGAATGAAGTGCGGAGAGAATATTGTTTCTCTCACGAGAGAGCAGATTAAGAACTCTTTCTGACATGAGGTGTTCCATGCATTTAACTTTTACTATAACAATAGGCAAGATGAATCGTTAGCACAAACATTCGCCAACTTTATGTGTGAATACGAACTCACAAGAGAATGAATTATATTGTAGTTTTTAGGAGGAGAGGGGTTTTAACGTCCCTCTTCTTTGCTTACAGGGATGAGTCTAATGTTGCCTATAAGGAAGGTACATTGATTCGTAATGTAGATGATGTTATAGAAGTAATGGATGAATATTTCTCTCCTGACAATAGTGAGTATGTAATAAGGGAAACCATTTTAGATTCAAACGCATTTAGGGAAGATAATAAGAACATTACTGTGAATTTAAGGGGGTTTTTACGTTGAAGAAAGTAACATTCCTTAAATTACTGAGCCTTATATCGAATGTAGGTAAGGACACAGAGAAGTTAGAAGAACTTGGCATTGATGTATGTGAGAGTACATTAGTTAACGGTATGTGTGAATTATTTGACACGGTTATGGAAGATGCTTATGGTCGGGGAGGTCTTGAGTGGGTTCAATGGTGGGTCTATGAGAAGTCACGTAATCCAGAACTCAAAGCATTTGAGACTGATGAGTATGGCAACGATGTTGAAATAATTCGCAATGTCGATGAACTATATGAATATCTTGAGGAACATTATAGCTGAGACTACATTCAGCAAAACCTAATAAAGTTTCACTTATAAAACTTAAAGCAACAATGGAATTAACACAATTTGATTTTGGAAAGGCATTGTCCTTTCTAAAGAGTGGTCTAAAAGTGACTAATCCGAGAGGTAATGTCCTCTTTATGGAGGATGGTAAGGTATATTGTATTCTTAAATCTCAATACCCTAAAGGTAAGAGAGAGGAAGTGAAACTTTACTGGGATGCTATTCTTCGTGAAGATTGGAGGCTATTTCAAGAATAGTCCTGCTATCTATAGATTACCTAATACAAAGATTATTAAGTATGGGTTTTCTAAACTGCTTTAAATGCAATTAACTCAATCACCAAAATTTAACAGAAATTATGCTGCGAAGATTGTAGAGATTAAGGATTTTATTAAACATCCTAATCCAAAGTGTGAGAGATTAAAATGTTGTACAATTGATGGTTATTCTATTGCTGTAAGTATTGATACCAATCCTGGTACATATATTTACTTCCCTATAGAATGTGCTATTGATGATAAATTCTTATCTGCCAATAACCTTTTTAGGGACAAGAATAAGAATGTCAATAAAGAACAATCTGGATTCTTTGAAGATAACGGTAGGGTAAAGATAATCAAACTACAAGGTTATCCTTCAGAAGGATTTATTACTCCGATTACCTACCTATATAACTGGCTTACCCTAATTGGGAAGAATGATGAGGTGGTACATAAGGCTATTCTTGGCACTGAGTTTGACTCTGTGGATGGAGAAATCCTATGCAGGAAGTATGTTCCTAAGACTACTTACACTCCTGGTCAACCTAAAGAAGGCGGCAAGGTTAGGAAGAAACTTAATAGAGTAAAGAAAGTAATTGATACTCAATTTAGGTTTCATTATGACACTACTCTTATTAAGAAGTGTCCGTCAGTCATTCATCCCAATGACATTATAAGCATCACTGCTAAGGTTCATGGAACCTCTGGTATATCTGCTTATGTGTTATGCGAAAGACCTAAGAAGTGGTATGAGAAAGTATTTGAGTTTCTAACTCGTAAGGAGATAGATGATACTCGATATGATTATCTGTGGTCTTCAAGGTCTGTAGTTAAGAACCCATATTACAATGAAACTACTGGTGGTGGTTTCTACGGGGTGGATGTATGGAAGTATGCAGATGATATAGTTAGACCCCATCTACAGAAAGGTATGACTGCTTACTACGAGATAGTAGGTTATCTGCCAAATGGCGGTGCAATTCAAAAGTTAGGTGGTAAAGCATTTGACTATGGATTTGAACCTCCTAAAGGTGAATATAAGTATGGTGAGAACTTTGGAATACAAATCTATCGTCTAACCTATACTAACCCCGACGGACGTGTATATGAGTTTAGTGCAAGACAGGTACAACAATGGTGTGTTAAAGAAGGCTTAAAGCCTGTAGAGGAATATTACTATGGCTATGCTAAGGATTTATATCCTGACCTCTCTGTTTTAGAGCATTGGAATGAGAACTTCCTACAGAGGTTAGCTAGTGATAAGAATTTCTTCATGGAGTGTGAATCTCCAACTTGTAATAACAAAGTTCCTCATGAGGGAATTGTTATTAAGATTGAGAACTCTCTATCCGAAGCTTATAAGCTGAAGTGTATTAAATTCTTGGAAGGAGAATCTAAATCACTGGATAAGGGTGAAGTGGACATTGAAACTGAATCATAAAGTGAAATTTAAGCTTGAATATGTAATGGAAGTGGATGATTTGGAATTGCTAGAGTTAGTCAATGACTATCAAGAGCGTTCTGATGAACCCACTTTCAATACATTAGACGATATTCCAGAGGCTCTAATGATAGATGCCTTAGATGAAGCTAATTACATAGAGGACGAGATTAATGATTATATGATGGTAGAAGACATCAGTATTTCTAAACTTGCTAAATAATGAAGAGGTTTCTAATACACGTTGACACATATTGGTGCGGTATGGATAACACTTTCAGAGCAGAAGCTGAGAGTGAACTTGAGTTAGATGAAATAGCTGACCAGTTAGCTTATGATAACTTCTAGTCTTATGGATGTGAGGCTGATATAGCAGAAGAGGAAGGCTATGACCCAGATGAAATGGAAGATTCAGACTGGGATAAGTTGTGGGAGACGGTAGATGAATCTCAGTACTATAGTTTCACTATTGAAGAGTTCGAAGGTGACGACGAAGAGTGGGAAGAGTATGGAGGAGAAATCTATGGAAAAGACAACTAGAAAGTTAAATGATTTATTATCACAATTTCTATCACTCAGAAATGTCTTACGAAGAAGGCATTAATGAATTATATGACTTCGTTGAAGGGAATAGAGTAATTGGTTGTATATATGATTGGTGATTTTAAGTTTTATGAAGTAGGTGGTAAGATACGTGATGAACTCCTTGGATTAAAGTCCAAGGATGTTGATTATGTAGCTGTACCCAGTGAGGAATTATTAACATTAGGTGTAGATGCTAAGGATATGTTTATAATACTTTGGAAGTACCTTGATGCTCAAGGTTTTGAAATATTCCTTACTGCTTGGGAATGTTATACCATACGTGCTAAGTTCCCAGAAGGGTATAAGTATCAAGGTGTAGCAGACTTTGTGATGGCTAGGAAGGAAGTAGGATATGTTCCAGGCACTAGGACTCCTATAGTAGAACCAGGTAATCTGTATGATGATTTATCTCGTAGAGATTTTACTGTTAATGCTATGGCTAAAGACCCTGATACTGGGGAGATTATAGACTACTTTAATGGCAAGACTCATTTAGCAAGGAGGCTGCTGGTAACCCCATTAGACCCAATAACAACATTCGATGATGACCCACTAAGAATACTTAGAGGTATAAGATTCTCTATTACTAAAAGGTTGCTAGTATCTCAAGATATGTGGCAAGTTATGAAGTCTTATGATTATTTCAATAAAATGCCAGTAGTATCAGAGGAGAGGATAAGGGAAGAACTAACAAAATGCTTTAAATGTAACTCATCTTTAGCATTGGGATGGTTATCTGAACTTACTGAACTGAGAGATTATATCTTTACTAAAACTAGCTTGTGGCTTAAGCCAACTAATGAGAAATAATGGAAACAAGACAGTTAATAATCTGTAGAGGTATCCAAGGCTCAGGTAAATCTACTTGGGCTAAACAATGGTGTCATGAAGACCCAGAACATAGAATTAGATTCAATAACGATGATATTCGCAATATGTTAGGTGACTATTGGGTTCCTAACAGAGAGAAGGTTGTTACTGCAACATATAACACTGTACTAGCTTATGGTATGGAGAAAGGTTATAATATTGTAGTTGATAACATGAACCTTAACCCTAAGACTTGTGTAGAGTTAGAGAAGACGGTTAAGGATTTCAACGAGAATTACACCTATGATTGGAAATATGAAGTTGAATATAAAGACTTCTTCATTCCAGTTGATGAGTGTATTCGTCGTGATGCCATGAGACCTAATCCAATAGGAGAGAAAGTTATTAAAGCAACTTGGAGAAGGTATCGTGACTTTATTATCCAGGAAGATATTAAGAGTATGTTAAAGAAGAGTCCTAAGCATGTTGATGGTGGTCGTCCTGTTATATTAGTAGACATGGATGCTACATTGTGTCTAAATACTACTGGCAGACCTTACTTTGGAGAAGGTGCAGCTGAGGGTATGTTAGATGATGTAGCTATTGAAGGTACTTGTATGCTTGTTAGACGTATGTATGAGAAGTGTAAAGTATTCATTGTTACTGGCAGAGAAGGCACTCCAGAAATCATAGCCGCTACTAAGAAGTGGTTAGCTAAACACGATATTATAGTAGATGAATTATTCTTCCGCCCAGTTAAGGATTACAGTCCTGGAGCTGATTGTAAGAAGAAAATCTATGAGGACAACATCAAAGGCAAGTACAATGTTCAATTCGTTCTTGAGGACAACTATAAATGTGTCAAGATGTGGAGAGAACAAGGCTTAGTGTGCTTGCAACCTAATGAAGGAAAGTTCTAATGGCAGTATTAGTAGGGCAGCTAATTGAAATACTGAAACAATTCGACCCTGATAGAGAAGTATTAATACACACTCTTAAAGGCGAGAATGTAGAAGTAAATGGCTATTTCATACAAAAAGACCTAGATAATCATTCATTTTACTTAACAGACTTAGACGTAATTCCACGTGACTGATTTGGATAAGAGGTTCTTAACTAATACTGATGAAACTGGTAGGTTTATTGTTAAATCACTAACTACTGGTAAGAAGTATTATATTGAACCTATAGGTAATGGACGCCCAGCAGATTGGGGTGATATTATCATAACAGACCCATGTTATATAATTAAGAAGGATTCAGAGGACTGGCGTAAGTGTGACTATGGTGATTGGAGTTGCTCAACTTGGTCTACACCTCGTAAAGATGTAGAAACACAGTTAGAGGAACTCAATGCTTTAGGAAGAGCAAGATGGGAGCTTATGAAACAGTATGGAGAGGATTCAGTCCAAGCTAAAATCTATGATGATAAGATAGCCGATGCTTCCTTAAACATTAAGGAGATTGGACACTTCTGTGCTGATGCTGGCATGGTAGCTGTGTTCTTGTTGGATGAAGTGCTAAAGTATAATCCAGACTTTGACTATCATATTAACAGAGAATGGACTACCACACTTATTAAGGATTTTGATGGTGAAGTAAACTACTATGTTGATAGTGAAGATGATGCTCGTATCATCGGAGTAGGTAATATTAACTTCTTTACTTCACAGGTTGGAATATGACAGAGCGAGAATTTCACTTAAACAGAAAGCCATTCTATATTGATACCGATACTTTATTGGTAAAATTCCCTACCCAGAAACACATGGATGTATCTCATGCTAAGTGGCTTAGCGAGATTGGCTATCCATTCTCACATACTATTAGGGGATACTATATGAAGACTGATAATGACGAGTATCTTATGTTATACTGGAATGATTATGAAATTCCTAATGTTGTAACTGCGCTCTTTACTTACCTATTTGAGTACTTTCCAACCGTTAAGTGGATTGGTCTTGGTTGTCATAAAGGTAAAGTAGGAGAGATTTGGAAACCCAAATTAATTATAACTAAACCCGATTATTATGGCTAAATTTAAGCTCTGCGAGGACTTAAAGATTATCACTTGGAGGAGATACCACTATACAGTTGAGGCAGACACTCTTGAGGATGCGTTAGAGCAAATCAAGGATGGTGAAGTTGATTGTGACGACTTCGAGGAGCTATATGATTGTGATTTCTACCTAGACCCAGAGGATAACGATGGAGAGGTTACTAGGGAGATTTACAATGAGGAAGATGATAAGTTATTATACGATAATGTAAGAGGAGATGTATAAATTGAACAATGGAAATGGTGCTGTGGTTTGTGATAGCTGCAGCACCATCATAGAGCAAAACCTATCCTTTAAGGAGTATGTAAATACTCATAGTGGATGGGATTTATGTGAGAGGTGTAAGAGTGGGATAACCATAGTTGATAATTTTGATAGAATAGCATCAATGCTTGAATTTAATGACAAGGATGAGTTCTATTTCTTACAAATTATTCAGCGTAAAAAGGATGGTAATGTTACCCAAATCGGAAACAATGGTTATAGAACTATCAAAACTTATTACATCTATAGTGTAGAGCAACTTAGAACTAAGGAGGAGAAAATTAAGGAATTATGCTTGAAGAATAATGCTAGAGCATATATCAATCCTAATAGAAGAAATGCTGAACAAGTAGCACTAGCTGCTATTCAGCAATATGCCCAATTAGTATCTGAAGGAAATGCTTATCAAGGGTATAGGGTTTATGATAGTGCTTGTGGTTCTACTAAAGCTAGAGGATATAAACCATTATGGGTAGTAGATGTCGACTCCAAAGACCCTGAATATTTAAAGACAGTTATTACACTAGTCAATGAATGTAGAGGTGCTGAGGAGAATAAGGTAAGGTATCAAATTCCTACACTACATGGTTATCATCTAATAACTATTGGATTTGATGTTCAACAGTTCAGCCAAAAGCTGGCTATTAAGAACATGGACCCGATTGATATTCAGAAGGATAATCCTACTTTGTTGTATTATGCAACTGTTTAAGGCTTAGAAATAAGTACTGTATTAGATTACTCGTTAGGATTTATAAAAGCAAAACACAATGAGTAATTTACCATTAGGAGCAGAGAATGACCCCTTCGCTCCGTATAACATTCAAGAAGAGACGTTTAAATTCGACTTAGGTGTTAAAGGTATAGCATGGTATGAATACTATGGCTATTTAGACATTGATGAAGCTAAAGAGACTATTAAGCAACGTCTTACAGCAGCTTTATCGCAGCTTGGAGATATTGATATTAATGATGTAGACATAGCTATATATTAATGATATATTTAGTAACCAAGCAACAGTCTCTCTGGGCATCTGATAGATATAAAGTCATCAGTGCTGAGGAGGCTTTAGAATTATTAGCACCTCTCAATGTAGTAGAGCTGGATACTGAAACTATGGGTTTAGACCCATATACTAAGGAACTATTAACTGTTCAACTTGGTTGTGCAGACTTCCAAGTAGTTATTGATTGCACATCTGTTGATATACACCTATTTAAGGAGTATATGGAGAACCCTCAAAGGATATTCTTAGGTTGGAATATTAAGTTTGACTTGAAATTCCTATATCACCAAAGAATCATTCCTATGAGAGTATATGATGGTTATCTAGCCGAGAAATTACTTTGGCTAGGTTATCCAGCAGGTATGCATGAGATGAGTTTGAAAGCTGCTAGTATCAATTATCTAGGAGTAGATATGGATAAGTCTGTACGAGGTAAGATTATACAGACTGGATTAACAGAAGATGTTATTGTGTATGCTGCAGGAGATGTTTCCTATCTGGGAAGGATTAGGGACAAACAGCTTATCGAACTAGAGAAGAAAGGTCTGTTAAAGGCTATTGATTTCGAGAATGAGTTTGTTAAGTGCCTGGCATATATAGAATATTGTGGGGCTAAGTTAGACATTGATAAGTGGAAAATCAAAATGACTACTGACCTTAATAACCTTGAGAGATATGAAGCAGAACTAAATGATTGGGTAGAGCGTTATTGCGCAGAATACGGTGATAAGGGCTATACTATCAATCAAGTTATCCATATTGATAAATGGTATAAGTCTGAGGATGCACTCAAAGAAGAGAGAGCTAAGTTACCTCTAAATGCTGTTAGAGCACCAGAGTTTGATTCTACTGGAGCAAGTCATGACAGTGAGGCTTATGTTATTAAACAAACTGGTAACTACTGTTCTGTTAATATGCAAGGTGATTTGTTTAGTGGTTTTGATACTAAGCCAAGATGTCATATAAACTGGACTAGTTCCCAACAAGTAATTCCATTATTTGAAGAATTGGGATTGAATTTAAGAGTGTTGGATAAGAAGACTAAGCATTATAAGAAGTCTGTGGATATTAAAGTGGTAGAACCACAAGCATCTAAGAGTCCTCTAATTCCAATATATATAAAGTATAAGAAAGCTGCTATCATTGTTAATACCTTTGGTCAGAAGTTCTTAAACTTGATAAATCCTGTAACTGGTAGAATCCATGCTAATTTCAACCAGTTAGGAACTGATACTGGTAGATTAAGTTCAACAGAACCTAATCTTCAGAATCTACCACATGACGCTCAAACTAGAGCCTGCTTTGTTTCCGATAAAGGTAACAGGTGGATTTCAGCTGACTATAGTGGTCAAGAGTCATATCTAATGGCATCTATGGCTAACGATGAAGCTATGTTGGAAGAGCTAACTAATGGTAGTGGCGACTTACATAGTCTAACTGCCAAGATGGTGTTCCAACAAATTCCAAGGGATATGCCCCTAAAGGATATTAAGAAGAACTTTAAAGACCTAAGGCAGGAAGCTAAAGGTTATGAGTTCTGTTTCAATTATGGTGGTCAAGACAGTACCTTAATAAGGAATTATGGTCTTGATGCCAAGAGGGCTAAAGAAATCTATGAGAACTATATGTCAGGTTTTGCTGGCTTGAAGAGGTATCAGGATTTCCGTAGAGTAGATGTTATGCGTAAAGGTTACATCTTATTAAGTAAGATAACTGGGCATAAGGCATATATCTATGACTACGATGAACTTAAAAGACAGATGGACAAGCAAGAAGACCCTGAGTTCTGGGCATATTATAGAGAAATGAAGCAGGAAGACCCTGACTGTGACACTGTACAAGGTGTTAGACGTTTAGCAAGACGTAAAGCGGAGTCTGAGAAGCAATCTATTAATTATCCTATTCAGGCTGCTGGTGCATTGTGTTTTAAGTTAGCATCTATAAAACTATTCAACTGGTTGTTAAAGAATGGTTTGTTATTCAAGGTTAAATATTGTATTCCAGTACATGATGAAATTAATCTTGAAGCTCCAGATGAGATTGCTCAAGAAGTTGCAGATATATTAGTTAAGTGCATGGTAAGTGCAGGTAAACCATTCTGTACAAGAGCACATTTAGGTGCTGATGTAGAGGTTGGAGACCATTGGATTCATTAATATGGCTAAATATATAGACTTAAGTTCAGTAGTTGATGTAGAACCTGAAGTATGTGAGGTACTTCCTCTTATTGAAGATGATGACCTTCAATATGAATTTTGGCAGAGATTAGACGAAGAGTTCTTTAAAGACTTCCTTTGTTATCACTGTAACGAGAGTGACCTCAGTATGATGAAGGAAATTCTCGACGAGGTAATAGAAGATTCTAAGGATGCAGACTGAGATTGAGAGAAAGTTCTTAACCACTAGCAGCTTGTTTAAAGAGCAGGCTGTTAGGGTTATGGATATACATCAAGGATACATAGGGACTACAAGTAAAGGAGAAGCTAGAGTATCTATAAGAGACGAGAAAGCATGGGTTATAGTCAAATCTAATGAAAGACTGTCAAGGTTGGAGTATGAAATTCCTATTCCTAAGAAGGATGCAGAAGAATTACTTAAAAGAACCTGTGGTAGGATTATTCATAAAACTCGTTATATCATTCCAGCAACATCTGGTATGTTGAAATGGGAAGTAGACGAGTTTCATGGAGAGGATGAAGGCTTAATAATTGCTGAGATAGAGTTACCATCAGAGGATACACAGTTTGATAAACCTCAATGGTTAGGTAAAGAAGTAACACAAGATACTACTTATTATAACTCTACACTCTCTAAGACATCCTGGAAAGCTATTCAGAAATCATATGCTGAAGCCAAGGCTTGGGAAGATTGGAGAGATTCATTAGTAAAGAAGTGAAGTTAATTAAACCATCATTTGAAATAATTGAACAAAAGCCTGGAATAGATGGGCTGTTACAACATATAGAAAGATGTGGTAGAACTTGTTATAAGTCAGAAGACAAAATAACAGAAGATAGTGCAGAGAAATTTGTCAATATGCTTGTAAATCGTGGTCATACTGCGATGGTTGAACATGGTACAGTATATTTGAAGTATGATATTATCGAGCATGGTTCTATGAACCTTCCCAATAAATATCATTTCAATAAGTATTCTGTAGTGACTGTTGGTAATGGGCCCCTACATGGATATGAGACTCCAGAATATAAAGAGAAGTTTGATGGACATACATATGCCTACATAACCACTAACTATAGAGTACTACTTCAAAACGATTGGCTTGATGACCTTAAATATCAGTGTGAACCTACAGAACACCACGTTAAACGTGTTACTGTTAAGTTTGTATGTGATAGAGGTGTATCCCATGAGTTTGTAAGGCATAGAGTATTCTCGTTTGCTCAGGAAAGTACGAGGTATTGTAACTACTCTAAGGATAAGTTTGGTAAGGAGTGTACGTTTATCATTCCCTCTTGGTTAGACATTCCAGAAGGTGAGGCATACTTCCATGATGGTATAAACTTTAGAGTTGGTGCTAATGAGGGAGACATATTTGGAGAATCTGTAAATCCAAGAGCCTGGGCTAGAAACAACGATTGGAAAGAGGTTGATTCATTCTTGCATGCTCTAGAAATCGCTGAAAATCAATATTTTGATTTACTGAACTTGGGTTGGATTGCCCAACAAGTAAGAGCGGTACTTCCTAATAGTTTAAAGACTGAGTTAATTATGACTGGTACTATTGAACAATGGGAGGGATTCTTTAAGCTGAGATGTGCAAAGGATGCCCACCCTCAAGCTAGAGAGTTAGCAGTACCTCTGTATGAAGAGTTTGTCAAACGAGGGTATATTACTGCGCGAATATCTAAGTAGATATTATGCTAACAATAGAAGTATTAATAGAGTATCCAGACCCAATGGATAATTGTCTACCTCCTCAAATCTATATCAGAGAGTGGCGAGAGGTAGAACTTACTCCAAAGGAATGGTATAGGGTACTTGCTAGTCCTGTTGGATGTTGTTTTTATAAAATTAAATACTGGCATGAGTGATAAAATATGTTTGATAGATAAGTATCTAAAAGAGCTAGGATTCAAGGAGGTAGAAATGTCCTTCATTGATTCCATTGCTCCTTATTCAGCAACTTCTCTATATGCCCATAGATATGATGCTGTCATAGGGGATGATTACTTCGTATTCTTTTTAGACAATAAACTTGACTGCAAGTATCATTCTGTGAGGATGATTAAATTCACCAAAGGTGGATATTGTGTTTACGACCCCACTATAGATATAGAAAAGCTAGAGTATTATATTAATTTACTAAGACTTCATGAAGATTAATTACACATCTGGATGTATCTGCGATAGTTTAACTATTGACGGTAAAGAATCCGCTGATTTATCTCCGAAAGTTATTAAAGATGCTATAGCAAAGGCATTGGAGAAGATTGACGATATGGCAACTCTTCAAGACATTTTGACGACTGGAGAATATGAAGATTTAGGACATTGTGAACAATGTGGAGATTGGATAACCTCCTATACTCTTGAAATTTAATATGAAGGCTGAGGAGTACTTTGGTGACTGGATTGATGTTATTGATAAAGAGGAACTACGTAAGGTAGTAACTTGGGTTAATAAGGTCAATTCAGCTGACCTATGTCCATCTCCTAAGAATATCTTTAGGGCATTTAGGGCTTGCTCATTTAAGGACTGCAAGGTAGTCTTTCTTGGGCAAGACCCTTATCCTCAAAGGGGAGTAGTTACTGGGATACTATTTGGTAATTCCGAAGATACTCAAGAGGATTATCTATCTCCTTCACTTAAAGTAGTTAAAGAGGCGGCTATTAATTATGAAATTCCCCATAACCTTATAGAGTTTGACAATACGTTAGAGTCTTGGGCTGAGCAGGGAATATTAATGATTAATACAGCCCTTACTTGTGAGGTAGGCAGAGTTGGAGCACACTTTGATATATGGAAACCATTTGTATCTAAGTTGATTCACAACATGAGCTATAAAGATGGAGGTATGATTTATGTTTTATTTGGCAGCCAAGCTGGGTTATTTAAGAATGATATAGTGAATAGCTTAAAGACAATCGAAGTATATCATCCAGCATATTATGCTAGGACTGGTAAGAAGATGCCTAGTAGTGTATTTACTGACATCAATCAGGCATTGAAGCAACAGTATAACTATCAAATAGAATTTTATGAGGAGACGGAATATGGAACGTGCTAATAGAAAATCAGTAAATGATAATTTACGCAAGTATGACCATTTAGCTAAGAAGGATGACTTTATTGAAGTTACTGAATGGACTAATGGTGAAGGTTGGGATATTACTATAAATGATAGGGTAATCCCACTAACTCGTGGTGAATTAGATGCTATTGATTATCTAACCAAAGGTTTAGATTATGATAACGATTAATAATTGTAAAAGATGAAAGAACAGAAGTTTGAATTTAGTGCTAAGAACACTTTCTTTACCTCTGACACTCACTTTGGTCATGCTAATATCATAAGATTGTGCAATAGATCATTTAAGGATGTTGAGGAAATGAATGAAAAGTTAGTTGAGAACTGGAATAGAGTAGTCCCAGAGGATGGTACAGTCTTCCACTTAGGAGATTTTGCCTTTGGTGGAAGTGCTCTATGGAACAGCATCATCCCTCGTCTGAATGGACAAATCTACTTGATTATAGGTAATCATGATAGAAAGAATCTAAGACAGGGTTATATGGATAAGTTTGTTGGGGTGTTACCACAAATGCAAATCCAGATAGAGAAGAGAAGTATCTATTTGAATCATTACCCATTCCTGTGCTATGGTGGTTCATATCGTAACGATGCTGATGCTGTATGGCAGTTATTCGGTCATGTTCACTCTGGTCCGACTAGTTCTGGATTGGATTGTGATAGGTTAGCTCATCTATTCCCATATCAGTATGATGTAGGTGTAGACAACAATAACTATACTCCAATCTCTTGGGAAGAAGTAAAGAAAAAGATTCAGCACCAAATAGATGGAAGAGGAACTATTTCTTATAAAGTATATAAACTAAATGACTAAAATATCTTTAGAAATCGACGGCAGGGTACTATCTATGGAGTTACCTTATAATGATGCGACAGCAGATGAGCTTATTAAGGGCTTCTGTACACTGATGCATGGTCAGACATTCCTTATCTGTACTATTAAAGACTCTCTAAGAGAAGCTGCCCAAGATTATAAGGAGGACATAGAATTAGAAGCCAGAGATGAAGATATGTGTAACGTCTGACTTACATGGCATTCTACCTAAAATAGAAGAACCTTGTGAAGTAGTATTGATATGTGGAGACATCATGCCACTGCGTATGCAGAGGAACATTCCTCAAAGTGAAAAGTGGTTAAAGACTACATTTGCTGAGTGGGTTAATAATCTCCCTTGTGAATCAGTTATCATGGTAGGAGGTAATCATGACTTCGCCTTAGCTAATATGTATAGGCAACCTCTAAAGATTAACTCAATATTGAGTAATCCTACTAATGGTAAACTTGAGTTATTAGATAATGAAGCAACATCTGTTGTTAGTAAGGATGGTAAGGTATATGATATATGGGGAACTCCCTATTGTAAAATCTTCGGTAACTGGGCGTACATGTATGAACCAGAAACATTGATTAAGGCATATGAATCTATGCCCCAACATTGTGATATTGTTATATCTCATGATGCACCCAAGCTATGTGGGCTTGGTGTTATTCACCAGAGATTTGACCAAGAAGATGTTGGCAATCCTTGGTTAGCTGATGAAATGCTTCGTAAACATCCTAGATATACATTCTGTGGACATATTCATAGTGGTGAGCATGAATTGCAAACCCTTGACGATATGAAAATGGCTAATGTGTCCTTAGTAGATGAAACTTACACAGAAACATTTAAACCTTTATACCTCGATGTCTAATAAAGTTATAGTAAATGGGGGAGTAGGATTTCCTGGTCTATTGTTTATAGTGCTATTAGTTTGTAAACTATTTGGTGCTAATATAACATGGTTCTGGGTATTCTCTCCACTATGGATTCCCCTCGCATTAGTAATGGGAATTATCTTTATATCAATTTTAATTACAATAGCACGTTCAATGTAACATGGAAAGGAAAACCACTTTAGTAGTTGTGGACTTCCAGTATGACTTCTGTCTACTGGGAGCACCACTCTACGTTCCTGGGTCTAATAGGGCTTTGTGGAACATTTCTGATTTGATTGAGAACAAGAAAGTTGATAGAGTGATATTCACTGCTGATTGGCATCCAGCTAACCACTGTTCATTTAAAAGGAATGGTGGTGAATGGAATGACCATTGTATACAATTCTCTAAAGGAGCAGCTATACACGACCTACTGTTATATGGCTGCATTAGTTCTGGAGTGCCCTACAGAGTACTTATCAAAGGTGAACTACCTAGTTCAGAAGAATATGGGGTTAAGGTTGCTCCTGCTACTGTTAGGGTTAAATATAATACTATTTATAGTAATTCTATAGGTATAGATGTCGACCCAGAGAATCAGATAGTAGTATGCGGATTGGCAGGTGATTACTGTGTTCTTGAAACTCTAAAGAACCTGGAACCAATCAAACCTATGGTATATCTTGATGGTATAGCATCTCTGGATGGAGGTATAAAACTAAACAACTATATTGAAAGTAATAATACAAGATTATTTGAACTATGATTGTAAAATCAATTCTTGATACGGACTTGTATAAGTTTACAACTTCGTATGCTTACATGAAGCTGTTCCCTCATGCAATAGGGACATTTGAGTTCTTTGACAGAGATAATACAGAGTACACAGAAGAGTTTGTTCAACAATTATGGATAGAAATATCTAACTTCTGTTCTCTAAAATTAACTCACGATGAACAAGACTATATGACAACTCATTGTCGTTTCATTCCTCCCATGTATTGGGAATGGTTAAGTGGAATCAAACTCAGCCCTGGTAAGGTATCTATATGGCTTGATGAAGATAAACATCTTCACATTACAGCTAAGGACTACCTTTATAGAGTTACTCTGTATGAAGTGCCTATCTTGGCTATTGTATCAGAACTCAGAAACAAAATGTTGAACAATACTACCAACATGACAGATGTTCTTATTAGATTAGAACCTAAGATTGTTCTTTCTAATCAGAATCAAATGTTCTTCTCTGAGTTTGGTACTCGTAGACGCTATTCATACAATGTTCAAGAAGCTATAGTAAAGAGTTTGAAAGATAGTGCAACATATTGTACTGGTACTTCTAACTGTTACTTGGCAATGAAGTATGATATGCCTATGATGGGGACTCATCCCCATGAATGGTTTATGTTCCACGGTGCTATGTATGGCTATAAACAAGCCAATTATATGGCATTGGAAGACTGGGTAAGTGTATATGATGGTGACTTGGGCATTGCATTGAGTGATACTTATACTTCTGCTGTGTTCTTTAAGAATCTGTCTCGTAAACAGGCTAAGCTGTTTGATGGTGTACGTCAAGATAGTGGAGATGAATTTAAGTTTGTAACAAGTGCTATTGCACGTTATAAAGAACTTGGAATTGACCCTACTACTAAGACAATTATCTTTAGTAATGCTCTCACATTTGAGAAGGCTCTTGAAGTCCGAGAATATTGTAGAGGGCGTATCCGTTGTGCATTTGGTATTGGAACTAATCTTACTAATGATACTGGGCATAAACCCTCCAATATTGTTATGAAATTGACCTCTTGCCAAATGAATAAAAATCAACCTGTATTTAACTGTGTTAAACTATCCGATGATTTGGGTAAGCACACTGGTCTGGAACAAGAAGTGGAACATTGTATGAATGAACTAGGATTATGAAAGGGTTAAATTATGAAAGAGTATTCAATGTTCTCGTCAAAGAGACATCGAATTATATTACTAGGAATCGTCTTAATGCTATGGTTCTTGGGATTAGTGGTGGTATTGATTCAACTGTAGTGGCAGCTATCTGCCATGAAGTGAGTAAACAAACTGGCATTCCTCTAATAGGTAGAAGTCTTCCTATTAAGAACAAGAGTGACGAGTTTAGTGTATCGAAGTTAGTAGGAAATGCCTTCTGTGATGATTTTAAGGTAGTAAATCTTAGTTATATGTGCCAGCATGTAATCCAGGCTATTTATGATGGTGAAGGTACTCTTGGTACTCCTATCTCTAAGGGCAACATCCAAGCTAGGCTGAGAATGATATATCTATACAACCTTGCTTCAATTCATAAGGGATTAGTAATGAGTACAGATAATCAAACTGAGTATCAGCTTGGATTCTGGACTATTCATGGTGATGTGGGTGACTTTGACCCAATTCAAGGTCTATGGAAGACTGAAGTGTACGAATTAGCTAAGTGGCTAATAGGGTATTACTATGGGTGTGGGATAAAGAAAGAAGTGGATGCAGATGGTGCTAGGAAGATTTGTGATATGTGTGAGGCTATTAAAAAGTCAATGTCTCTTACTCCTACAGATGGTTTAGGTATCAGTAATAGTGACTTAGACCAGATAGGTGCTAAGAGTTATTATGACGTTGATAGAGTATTACAGACTCTTACTTGTAAGGCTTCTCCAGAGAATGATAAACTACAAGACGAATTAACTACGGAACTTGGTCCAGATGTTGTAGGTAAGATTACTGGACGACGCTTCAAATCTAGGTTCAAGAGATTGGTTAGTCCTATCATAGTGCCAAGGGAAATGTATGATTGACTTCTTAGAGCTAATTCTAGAATTAGTAAATGTTAAATCACGTAATGAGCTAGTAACTCTGTTTGTTATAGGCGGAGTACTAGCCATTATCTATTATTTGTTTCTTGTATGAAATTATATTATTTATTTTTGTTAGTAATGTTCCTTCTAATGGGTTGTACCAATTCATCTAACATTAGTGGTCCAGATGTTATAGGGACATCTAAGATGTATGGAGATGTGTATAGATACACCATTGATGAGTATATAAAAATGGGTAATGGCTTTACACACTCTGGTACTTGTAAGAAGGAGTTGGAAAGCACCATCCGTAAAATAGTTAAGGAGGAACATTCACAATGGTAGGAGTATTCTTTGGGTCTTTTGACCCACCCCATATTGGTCATGTTAACATTGTCACAGCTGCACTTAATTCCGGTATTGTTGACAAGGTTATAGTAGTTCCAGCATATAAGAGTGTATGGAAGAATACTGAAACTAAGTGGGAGTATAGACTCACTATGGCTAAGGAAACCTTTGACAACATTCCTGGAGTAGTTGTGGATGGTATTGAATATCGTATCGCTAATGGAGAACCATTGCCTACTTATAAGACTATTGAAGCAATAAAAGAGATTTATGGTGAATTTATCATTGTAACATCTGCTGAGACTTATAAGGAGATTCCAAGATGGCAGCATGGTGAAGACATATTGAAGGATAATAAGTTCTTAGTAGTCGATGTAGCACACTTTAACAGTGAGGATATTCCGCATGACGAGGTAAAGGTTATCTATGCTCCTGACATTACAATATGCTCTACAGCTATTAGAAAGTGGGTTGATGATGGAAAGATTATATTACCATTTGTAACAGATGAGGTAAATTCAATAATCAGAAAACTTGGACTATATAAATGAGCCAAATCTATGTTTCAGGTCCTTGGTCTTTTGCTTCTGGTGTATTACAAGTAGTCAAAAGTATAAAGGTTAAAAGTAGAGCAGATAAGGTGGTTTACAGTGAGAAGGGAACTGAGTATCAGTTTTCTAAGCTGGAACAATCAGACTATGTCGTATTTGTATTAGATGGATTTGCATGGCAACAGAAATTGGAAAGTATTTCTAAGGGAATGCTTTCAGAACTTATGTGGTGTGTTAATCACAGAGTTCCAATGTTCTTAGCTTACAAATCAGCTAACGGGTTAGGCATATATAGTACAGAGATAGATGAGAATTTAAACTTTAAAGGAATTGCTGGAACAGCTGATAACTTCTATCAAATTGTAAATGGGCAGTTTGGGACTATTGCAGCTTCAAACCCCTTTGATGCCGTGCTTAAGGTAAACAATGACGGTGGTTACACAATACAAGGTGAAGGTGTATATCTAAAAGGTGACCCATTAGATTTCCTTAATGTTGAACAACCAAAGAGTTACTTTTATTAATATGAAGAATTTTCCATTATTAGATGAAAATGGTAAGGAATGGTGGATTAGCCGTTCTATTGCTGTAACAGGATGTGTATTTACATTCCTAAATGGTAAGTGGTGCGTACTTGCTAATAAAAGAGGCGAGGGAACTCCAGACTTTCAAGGAATGTGGAATATGCCATGTGGTTACTTAGACTTTAATGAAACTACAGCAGAAGCTGTAATCAGAGAAGTTTATGAAGAGACTGGAGTTAGACTGAATCCTAACTTCCTACACTTCTGGAAATTCAATGACTCTCCTACCCAAAATAGACAGAATGTATCCTTTAGATATTATGCTCTAATTGATGCACAGCCAGGTAGTATCAGTGTTGGTACTGGTAACGATAGAGGCGGAGAAGAGGATGAAGTGGAAGCTATCGGGTGGATTCCATTGGATTCTATTGATAAGTATCAATGGGCGTTTGACCATGATAAAATTATCAGAGAGTTTGCTGAGTGGATGCACTTAGAGGACGGAGATTTGGATATGGAGGATATTGACTTAGACCCAGTATGACATACTTTATAAGTGGGCATAGGGACTTAACATGGGAGGAGTTTGCCAAATGGTATGCTCCTGCCATTAGTAGAATACTTAGTACAGATAATGCAGCCCAGTTCGTTATAGGTGATTGTGAAGGCGCCGATAAAATGGCTCAGGATTATCTACTAGCCTGTGGTGTTCCATTTAGAAATATCACTGTATATCATATGTTTAAAACTCCTAGATATACAGCTCTTAGAAGTGTACCCACTCAAGGAGGCTTTACATCTGATATAGAAAGGGACAAAGCTATGACTGAGCACTCTGACTATGATATTGCCTTTATTCGTAAAGGTAAAGAATCCTCTGGCACTTCACTAGTCTATTCCTACAGCATCCTAAAATGCTTGAAGTCATGTCCTATAAGGATATAGTATTGAAGGTTAAGGAATTTACTAAAGAATATCTAAAGCATGAATAAGTTTATATTCTTAGATATAGATGGGGTTATGAATAGTAGTCTCTTCTACTCTGAAAGAACTCAGGACAAAAGATATAATGATTGGATTAAAGAGCATCCTCAGCGTATAGCTTGGAATGCTTGTAATATTGACCCAAGAGCAGTGGAAAGACTAAATAGACTTACTGATGCTACTGGGGCTAAGATTGTTGTATCTTCTACCTGGAGAAGTGATAGTAATTTGCAGGAAGTGTTTAACCTTGTTGGAATTAAAGAACCTATACATGACATAACTCCTTATATGAGAAGTGGGCATAGAGGTTCCGAAATCCAAGAATGGTTAGATAAGCAAACTGAACCTTATCGGTATGTAATCTTCGACGATGATACTGATATGTTGGACTCTCAATTACCTTATTTCATTCAATCTGATTGGTTGAAATGGGGACTAAGTGATGAAGATGTTGAACAAGCAATACATATTCTAAATGATACCAATACAACCGCTGAGACACATCTACAATGACCCTTCACTAGATAGGGAACTTCTATTAAGGAAGCTGGCATCTCTCAGACTAAAGGGCATGATTAGTATTGAAGAGTATGAGTATTTAAAACATTTAATAAGAAAGGAGAACGAAAATGCTCAGAGAGCAAATGAATGCACTTATTAAGCAGTCAATGCTTGATAAGAATGTAAAGAGAACAGAAGTATTAAGAGCCATTAAGAATGAGTTCTTAGTGTACCAAACTGCTAAAGGTGCTAAGCCTTTAGACGATGCAGCTGAGTTTACTATTCTTCGTAAGATGGTGAAACAGAGATTGGATAGTAGAGACCAATACATTTCAGCTGGAAGGAAAGACTTAGCCGATAATGAATCTAAAGAGATTCTTGTGCTTGAGTCTTTCCTTCCGAGTGAAGCCTCACCTGAGGAAATCATTAGTGCAATCTACACGATTATCACGGAAAAGGGTTGGGGAGATGGCGAAACAGGTCCCCAAATCCCGAAGAAGTGCATGGGAGAGGCTATTAAACTGGTCAAGGCAAAGCTTGCTAATGTAGATGGTAAGTTGTTGGCTGATACAATTAAGACTTATCTTGTATGACACTAAAGGAAATAGTAACTCTTCCTGCTGAAGCAAAGTTTGTTCATGCAATAGCTGGAACTCTTTACTATAGAATTACGACTGACGATGTAGTAGAGTTCCCTATTGATATGAATGATAAAGATGATGTGGGCACAACTACCTTCGTGGCTTCTTATAAACCTATTACACTGATGAGGTATATAAGAAAGGCTATAGCAAATGAAACTTTGCTTATAGTTGATAAATCCAAGTTGAGGTAACTGTACTATGTGATAACTGATTAATATATTTTACTCTGCTTTAATTTCATAAATTTCTTGGTTTAATTTGGTAATACTGCTTATAATGCTTATATTTGCAGAAATTAAGTGGTTAAACTGTTTAAACGTATTAATTTATGAAAATCGAAGAGAAATTTAGAAAATTCCAACAAGGTGGTGCTGCACCTCAACCTGGTGCTGAACAAGCAGGAGGAGCACCAGCTGAGGGAGCACCGGCAGAAGGTGGTGCACCTGCTGAGGGTGGACAAGACCCAATGGCACAGATTTTACAAGTAGCTGCTCAGGCAGTTCAGACACAGAATTGTGAAGCTGCGATGGCTGTGTGTCAAGCCCTAATGCAAATCGCTCAAGGTGGTGCTGCTCAGGAACAAGCCCCTCAAGAGGAACCAACTTTTGCAAGGAAAGGTGCTAGACTAGTAAGAGTAAGATAATTAGTCAACAAGGTAAGAAGGGGCGTATATTAATTATATGCTCCTTTTTTATTATACATAGTATATGTCACAAGTAATAAGGAAATATAACTCTGGAGGTCAAACTGATAAGCCTAAGCTTCTAAGTGTGAAGGGCTTAGGAGATTTCAATCAGGATGATTTAATAAAAAGAGGATACAGAGATGTAGATGAATATGCTTCATCTAAAGGGTTGGGAAATACTGCCGCAGCTGATTTTAGAAACGCTGTACAATATATGCTTGAGGGGATTAGTAATGGCACTATGACTATGGATGCTATGGGCAACTTTCAAGATGCAACGGGTCAAAAATCAAGTACAGGTGAGCTAGATAGAAAGAAGTTTCTAGGAATAAAGACAGGGGTTAAGAATACTGAGAACAATGCTTACGGTCTAGCTGCTGATTACCTATATAACATCATTAAAGGTTCCCCTCAGTATAAACAACCAGAAGTAAAGAAGGAAAGATTTAATGCCAACAAACTCATGGAAGATGCCATTTCAAGGGAATGGTATGGAGGTAATGCCATAGATTATAATAATTGGTTCCGCAATAGAACAGAACAGGACCGCAACGCTCTAATGGGAAGAATTTGGGATAATGCTGATTATAACCAAATATTTCAATCCCACGATTGGTCTGGAACTAACATAAAGAGTGCAGAAGATTTAGCTGCTCTTGGTAGAGCATATGGCGCAGCTATTACTAATAACAAATTAGACAATAACGATTATAATACTTTTGCTGCGTTAGGTGGCACTGGTTTAGATAAGTTTATAAGACCTACCCAGCAAGCAACTGCCCCACAATCATCCACAATTGAGGGACAGCAAGGTAAAATTGATACAAACTGGACTAACTCGGAGTATGATAGAACAGTTGATGATAAAGGCAAATATCATATATACAAGAAGGGAACTAATGAAGAAGTAAGTGGAATACTTCCTGGTAATGTATTCCAAGGTGTTGGAAATAGATATGCCTTTGATGGTAATATCTATGACGATTCTAATTTACCAGAGCAATACAGACAAGACATCACTAGAGCAAGGCAAGCCCAACTTGGCGAATATACAAGTCTTACAGACAATAACCCCTTTACTAAAATGCTAAAGGGTCAAGGCTACAATTATATTACTAATTTATCTCAGTTTGCGTCTGGCGTAGGTAATAATGTCTTATACGGAGCATACTCCAATCCTTCTGATGTGAATGGTAAGATAGGTTTCTACCTAAAGAATCCTACTACTGGTAAGACAACTAGAGGTTCAGTGGAACTTAACAAATCACTAGGTGAGTACCAATTTATCGGAGAGGATGGTAATGTTATAAACTTAGGAGCATATAACCCTAACGGCGGAAGAGAAAGACAGGGGGCTAAGTTCATAGACTATACTGATACTTCTAAGGCTAATTGGGAGAATCTATTCAATACATGGATGCAAGACCCAGACTTGTCGAATCCAGCTAGTGAGGCATACCGAATGGTGCAAAACACTTTGAGTAAGTGGATTGACTCAAAACAATCCCCATTTGTAAAATATGGTAAGGATTATAAGTGGGCTGTTGGGGACAATGACATGAATGTTACAAGAAATAACGATGGTACACTATCATGGTATTTCAATAATAAAGTTGAAAGTGAAGATGAATCTAGCAATGAGCTACAGAGGCTGTTAAGTATCCCAACAGCTGAGAGAAGTAGAGAAATAAATGACAGAATATTAAAGTTACAAGGATACAAAAAAGGTGGTGTAATAAGCGCCCAACTAGGTACTAAGTTTATAGAAGACACTACCCCACTAAAAGTAAGTGCAATACAACCTGATGCTGAGCAGATTGAAAGGAATACTAAAGCTAGACAATCATTTACTGGCAGGTCCAATGTATCACTAGGTAACAATAAGGATATAACTGATGCAGGTGGTGTTATAAAAACATCTGATAAAGTTAGGCTCGGTGCGGCTATGGCAGACCTAGCTAGTATTGGTTTAGGATTCGTTCCTGGAGCTAATTTAGCCTCTGCAGGAGTAGGAGTTGGTGCTTCTCTCACCGAGTTTATGGCTGATTTAGCTAGTGATGGACCTCAATGGGGCGACCTTGGTAGACTTGGAATGAATTTAGGAATGGATGCCCTATCCTTGATTCCTGTTGGGAAGACATTAAAAGCTACTAAAGCTTTAGGTAAAATAAAGAAGTCAATTCCAGTACTTATGACCCTTATTAATACTACTCCTTATCTTGACCCAGCAATAAGGTCAGAGTATAATAAGACACTATCAAAGCTTACTAAAGGTGATTGGGGGAGTCTGAATACAGGAGACTTTAAGAATATTTCTGCTATTGGTAGCACTTTATTAATGGGTAAAAATTTAGCCAAATCTCATAAAGGTTGGTGGAACTCTTCAACTAACCCTTCTGGTAAGAGGAGAGTTACAGCTATGATTGATGGTAAGCAGCAAACACTGGAGGTAGACGATGCATTCTTCCAGAATACCAAAGGTAAGAATCAAGTAGCAGAACTTAGAACTAAATTTGCTGAGCAATATAATAAATCCAATAAGCTCGAAGGAGATAAAGCGATAAAGCCTGAGGATGTAGCTGTAGATACTAAACGCTTCGGAACAAGACCTCAAACTGAGGAGGTAAAAGGAGCTGAAAGTAATAATTGGCTGGCTAATACTTGGCTTGGTAAACATATGTTGAGATACAAAGACCCATCTATAATAAGAGGTAATGAGAATACTCCATTCTCCGATGCTTGGTTTGTCAAGAAGGGTATATTTAACCGTGCGGAGGGGGCTACTAATAGTAGAAGTGGGTCCAAAAAAGAAGAAGCACCTTCAACATCAGCTAAGTCTTCAACATCAGCTAAGTCTTCAGAACCTACTAAGTCTACAGCTTTAGTTCTAGTACCAGGTAAGAGAAATGAGTATTCTAGCTGGAATAATGAAGTACAGGGATATGAAAGAAACTTTAGACAAGGGGAAGCTGAGAGAGTTAGACAAAATAGGTTAAAAATAGCGGATGAAATGGCAAAGCCTCCTATTGATAGGAGTAAATTACCAGTGCCATACAGGGGTCCTGTTACACAAATACCTAACATCAGAACACTTATAGGAGGTCCAGCTATAAATTATAAAGGAATATCAGAAGGTCTTGAACGTGCCACCAAACAGAGATTAGCTAAGGATATTGCTGATACTAGAATTGAGAGAAGCATTGCTCAAAATACGGAAACTGTAGCTAGACAGAACAGTCTAAACCAGGCATTTAATAGTAGGTATTATGAGGTTATGGATGCTCTACGCAACAAACCTAACCCCACAAAACAAAAAAGTAAAAAAAAGAAGAAAACTTCAAAGGATGATAGGGTTACTAAGAAGGCTGAAGGAGGATTAATACAATTCTTACAAGGTGGTAACGCTGTAGGTAGAATTAAAGCCAAAGATATGTCTAGTTGGAATAGGTCTAAAGCCCTATCTGGGTATGACTTTGGGGCAGATGTTGACAGATGGAAATCTCAGTACACAGGCTCAGACGATTGGAGGCAAGCTTATGCAGCAGCATTTAATGGTGGTGAAGATATTTATGACCAGCTAACATCTATGACTGGTGATTATTTCGGAGGCAACTATAATTACTCAGTGCAAGACCCATTAGCTAAACACAGACAGGTTACTTTTAGAGGTACTAATCAAGGCTTTGACGATTTAATCAGAAAGGGTATTGTAGGTTATGGTACTACAGAAGGTAATTCTGGGTTCGATGTGTATGCCGGAGATAGAACTGGCAATAGAACTCTTGGAAGGGGTATGTCAGCTGATGATGTTGCCCGCTTCAATGAACAATTAAGAGCAAGAGGTTTAGAGTTGTATGACAAAGGTGATGGTGGGTATAGACTAAGGCTACTTCAAGACCCTGCTAATGAGCTTGGAGAAGTTGTAGTTACAGCTCCTAGGGTTTCAAATACATCTAACCCGTCCGATATTAGACGTACGCCTGGTAGTACCAAAAAGGGTCTAAAACTTAATGTAGCACCAGAGGAAGTATTAGCCTTAGGTAGAATGGTAGGAGGTTTAGCCGCGAATAATAGAGCCGCTAGAATCTATAAAGAAGGGTTAAAGCCTACTCTATTAGACACATTTGAGAATACTGTTCCACTGCAAGGCAATTTCCAAGCAGTGACTAATGCTGAACAACAAGCAGGTAATTTAGAATCTGTGGCTGCAAGACCTAGAACTTCTGATGCTTCATTGCAATTAGCTGGAGAATTAGAGGCTAGTGGTAGAGCAGGTCAGGCTAGATTCCAAGGTGGTCTACAAGATGCAGAAATGTTCTATAAGACTAGGATGTTAGGACAGCAAGAATCCGATGCAGCTAAAGCAAGAAGGGTAGAAGTTGCCAATAGAAATAGGGCTTCAATGAATGCTATAGATGCAGCTAAAAAGCAAATCGATGCTGGAAGAGTGACTGCAAACTATCAGCAGGTTATTGCTCCTTACCTAGCTGGCGTAGAGAATAGATTTAGACAAACTAAAGCTATGAGAGACCAACTAGCATTAGAATCTTATTTGAATGAAGCTAATTCAAATTATAATACTAGTACTGCTAAGATTATGGAAGACTATAAAGACGACCCAATAGGTGCTCAGAGAGAACTATCTAAGCTACAGAAAGGATTACAGTCTGATATGTTAAAGAAGAGAAGTTCACTAATAAGTACTCCTTGGTTAGTTCAGTTTAGTGGAAAAGGTTCTAAATTATCCTATGCTGAGAGGGCTATGCTTCAAAGAGCTAAGGACTTCAATAAGAGATTGTCTGATGATAATAAACAATTCCATAAAGATATAATGGAATCTAAGAGGGAACATAATAAGATGATAGCAAATATGTCCGCCCTCACTGCTGCACTTATAAAGAAAGGAATGCAACTATGAAATTAACCTATAAGCTACAACAAGGCGGGGGAATGCCCGCCTTCGTTAGCTACACCAATGTACCTCAACCACAAGTAGCTGCTCCTTATTCATCCACATCCTCTAGCCAAGGTGAACCAGACGGTTCTGTTGGATTATTGGATAAGAATATGGTAAAGTTTTTGTATGAGAATGGCATACCGAGTGATGTGGAAGCATTCGTAGAAACTTCTGGTATATTCTCGGATAGTATATACAAGAATCCGTTTAGTAATAATGCTACTGTACAATATAAGACTATATTAAAGATGCTCCCAAGAATAAAAGCGGAGAATGAAAGATTTAAGAATGCTATGACCCAGGCTGACAAAAATGGAGGGCTTGGCGAGATTGCTGTAACTGACGGAGGTCATGTAATTACAGTTGATGCTGAGGGTAAACTACAGAAGAAATCACTAAATGATGTTGACCTTAATTCAGAACAGATTTTGACTAATTCAGAGCTGGCTAATTATCGTGCTAATAGTATAAATGCTGCTTTTAATACTGACCTTACAAGTATTATAGGTAATGCAGTAGGTATCCCTAAGATAACCGAATATATACAATCTGTAGTTAATAAGTTAGGAACTACTTCGATGTCAAGAGAGGGATATGTAGGTCAGCAATCTGGTAGAATATTAAAAGGGATGGAATATCTAGCTGCTTTACAACCTAGTAGAGAAGACCTATCCGGAATGTCTGTAGATGGACTTTATAAGATGTCTAGTATGGACAAATCCCAGCAAGCCCAGGCTAACCAAGCATTAGGCTATTTGTTAACCTCTCTACCTAAGAACATGAGAACTGTTCTTCAAGCTAAAGCAGCTATGTATCTAGGAGACAACTCTGCAGAAGGTGTAAAAAAACTACTGATGTCTCTAACCCAATCGGCATTAAGCGGAGAACATACCTTAAAACTTGACTTACAAGAAAAGATGGATGCTAGTGGTAAAGCTAAAACATCGGGTAGCGGTAGGGATAATAACATTACAGACCCTGCCAAAGCATTCCTACTTGGGCTAGGAGAGATTAAAAACCATAAAATTAATAATGGAAACTCATATAGTTTAAATCTCCCAGGTAATAGTGCACCATTAGTTGATACTTCTGGTAAAACTATAGGAAGTGCTACATTAGAGGATGCTGCAAGGAGCACATTCTCTGGAGTTTTAGACTTTAAGAATGCCACGATGGGAGGTCAGTTATTAAACTCATCTCAGAGAAGTAGAGTTGCTATAGATGGCTCCAATGTAGTTGCAGTTGACCTTCCTGTTGACACACAAGCATTACAGTCTGGGGTGCTTAAGCCCGATATTGATTCATTAAAGAGATTAGAGTTGGCTGAGAATGAGATTAGAGAAGGAGATATAAAGGATGAAGTTCAGAAAAATGAAATCTATGCTAAGTATAAATTGCCATATAAGTACATTAATGGACAAATAAATACCAATGCCTATGGAAGATTCGCCGTATTAGATGCCTCAGCAGATGAGTCCGCATTCGTAGAAGACCCGACAATGGATGATACTCTTAGTGAAGTAACCGACATTAATGAAAGGGAAAGTATAGAGAGAATATTAAAGGCAGCTGATGCATCATTTAAGATGAGTCAGCCTAGCATATTCTCCAGCGGCAATAATGTATACTCTGGTTCTGTGTACATACCAGTAAGACAGAATCTTATTAATGCTTCACTTGGCTCTGGACACTATCCTACGATACAAGGTAATGATGCTATGGATATAGAAGCTAAAGAACAACAGAAGCAACGATTGCAAACTTACGTGCCAAGTCCTTCACTATCTACACTATAAAATCTAGTAATATGACAAATACAAAGGAAAATGATTGGCTGTTAAATAGAGTGTCTAATCCTACCTTTTCTATCTCTGATTTTAAGGCAATAGGATTAGATGCCACTAACACTTCATTAGCAGATGCAAGTGTTTATAAGAACATTCCCCAAATTCAAGATAATCCTGCATTTCAAACTGACGGTAAATTTGATGAAGCTAAGTTTGATAATGTATATAAATACATGGCTGAGACTTATAATCAATTGGCTGATGAATCCTACCAAGAAGATATTTTAAGTCAGGCTACATTCCATAGAGATAATATATTCGCTGAACCTGAGCAAAGAAGGAAGGGTTCAGATATTTATCTGTCCAGAGAAGTTAACCCATTAAGGCAGACAAGGGGTATTAGAAGATTGAATCTATTAGACGCTCCCACTATGTCAGCTGATGAGGCTGCCCAAACTCAGAAAGTATTAGCTAACCCTATGGGTGTAGCTAATGGGGCTAATCCAGTATGGCATGATTCCCCTAATGATTCATTCTGGACTGACTTCTGGGATACTAGAGTTATGGCTCAATGGGATGAAGACGGAGAGCATATTGACCCAGTAACCAAAGAGAAGGTTCAACATAAGAAGGGGGAATTGAAACTAAACGAAAATGGTACATATTATTATGAGAACCTAGACGGTAGAGATGTGTATGGAAGACGAGTTCTTTCAAAGTTAAATACTCTAACCACAGATGGTTCTGCAATTAATAAATATGACTTCTTTGACTCAGACGGACTTGATAAAAGTGTTGTTGGCTCTTTAGCTCGTAATGCAGTCTCAATCCTTCCTATGTTCATTCCTGGGATAAGTCCTTGGTATATAGGTGCTGGTATTGCCTTAGAAACCACTAAGATTTTAGCCACTCTGGGTAAAGTATTCTCTGGCAGTGATAATAAGTTTCTATCGGCTGTAGAAGGATTTACCAAGTCCTTAGAACCTACAACTTCTGAGTATGGTCAGAATAATGCATGGTCTATGGAGAACTTCATTAATCTGGCTGGTGATGTATTTAAGCAGATGTATGAGCAGAGGTGGATATTTAAATACGCACCTGCCCTATTTAAGGGGGAGAATATGGCTACCGAGGCTGCCCAAATGAAAAAGCTAGAAGAGTTTCAAGCTAAATATGTAAACCTTGATAGCTATCTAAAAGCTAAAGTAGCAACTCCAAAGGCTGGAGATTTAAGATACTTTGAAGAATTAAAAGCAGTCAATACATTTAAAGCTCAGAATGACCTAGAGAACTACATGAAGGGCTACAACAAGATAGGAGAACTTCTATCTAAGGCTTACATGACTAGTATTACAGTTCAAGATGCTTATGGTGAAGCTAAGGAACAGGGTGCTAACGACCTAGAAGCTGCATTACTTACATTAGGATATGCTGCAGGAGAATATGCTATTATTAATAGTAGGTTAGGAGAATGGATACTTCCTGAACTTAGGATGGATAAGGAGCAGATGAAGCAGGTAGTCAAAACTTTGACAGAAGGTTCAAGAAAGACTATTGATAACGGCTCTAAAGTCCAAAAAGTTGAGTGGATGAAAAAGATATTCAGGCTCGGCAAGGATGTTGCTCAAGCTAACTACTCTGTGGGTAAAAGTGGACTTAAAGCTACTGCCGCTAATGCTCTTGGGGAAGGTATAGAGGAAGTATCTGAAGAGGTTATGTATGACTTCGCTAAATCAGTTACTAATCTAGGAATGTGGTTAGCTGGTAGTGATACACAGCCACTACAAGCATGGGACAATATGTTCGACAGATATGGTATGTCATTCGTAGGAGGTATGCTAGGTGGTGCTATGTTCGATGCTTTACCTAACCTTAGAGAAGCTAGGCAGCTTGGTCAGATGAATAATGAGCAAGCTATGCAACAACTAGTATATATGGCTAGAAATGGTAAGATGGGTGATTTCCTAAAGATGGTAGACAAGATGGAATTAGGTAATAAGTACTTATCTGCCACTAAACTTGTAGATGGAGTAGGCGGAAGAAAGGTATGGGCACAAGGTACTGATACTGATAACCAAGACCTAGCTGCTAAATCTGAGGTTAGGAGAATAGCTAAGTTTGTTACTAATACCTTATCAGCACAAGGTGCAACCATTAGTGATGATGCATTCCTAGACACGCAAACTCTCAATGATTTAAGATTCTCAGCCCTTAAGAACAGTAGAGTAGCTACAAGCTACTTACAAGACTACAACAGTGTTTGTGAGAAGATTGTAACTTTAACTAATCAACTTAACGGACTGGGTGGAACCCAAGAGCGTATGGATAATGGTGGACCTACCGACGCTCAGGTAAAGGAGAATGGAGATGAATCTACTAAGACTGAGAGAAGTAGAATAGAAGGTGAATTAAAGGCAGCAATAGAGAGGAAAGAGGCGTACATGAAAGGAGATTTAGCTCCTCAGCTCATCTATGATGCTCTATTTGAGATGTCAACTGCTGTTAGTAGTGCCTACTTAGCCCCAACTCTTATACAGTATGCTGAGAACAAAACTGGTAAAAAGGTAACTGACATTCCTAAGAATGAATTAGAGGAAATATCAAAAGAGTATGATGGATGGAAGAATTCAGGATTCAAAGATGCAGTACGTACTGCTGCCTCAATCCATAAATCAATAGCTAAGGTTGTTGCGCCTTTATTCCAAAACCACAGTCTAAAGTACTACGAGAGTCTTGATGAAAACTTGTACTCTACTTTAAGTATCTTACAGACCGGACTAAATAGGTATGTCAAGCAGCTTAATGATACTAAAGATTCTGAATCCTTTGTAGAAGAGATGGCTGAATTTAATATAAGCTCATCAATGGGTATTATTAATCCTCTGTTAACTACTTTAGGTTCTGAATCAGAAAGGGCAACATTTACTGACATTGTAAATACTCCGATAACTGAAGATTATACAATGCAGGCTCAATCTGAGCGGTATAATAAGTTTGTTAGTAAGTTCTTAACATCACATATAGATGCCATTGTTAAGCCCATTGTGAATCAAGGTTACATCAATCCAGAATTAAAAAGGGTATTAAGTGGCACTTTAGATTCTGCATACTGGTATTTCATTAACCAAGCAGAAATGTATGGAGATGATGCAAGCTATATAGAGGCAACCAAGATAGAGGATGCCAAGGCTCAAATTGATAAGTTGCAGCATTCTAATATCATTGAACTTTTAGACCAATTCTCATTAAGTACTACTGATTCCGACGTAAAAGTATCTAATATTCTTAAAGAAACTGATGCTTCGTTAAGGGAGCATATGGATGATTTGTCCAACTTTAACCTAAATAATGAGAGACTTGACCAGATTACTGAAGCTCTTTCAGTGATTAATATATTTAAGGCTCAATTACTTAGTGCTAGGGTAGACAGCGCTGATTTATCTAATCTTTATGGTATGAATACTACTATAAACGAATTGGATTCAGAGGCTAATCTAGCAGAACTACAGTCTAATGTGGCTGATGCAATGATGCAAGACCTAGAAGGTATTGAGTTACGTCTTAAAACCTTCCAAAAGATAATAGCTGCAAATAATGCTCAGAAGTTAGGAGAACAAACAAGAACTGCAAATAATAAGAATATACTTATCTATGACAGAATAAAGAGCTTTATTCTTAACATTCCTAATGATTGGGCAGGTAAAGCTGAGTTTGAGGGGACAGTAAGCAGTCTAAGTAAACTCGAAGAAATATCAGCTGCCAAGAAGATAAGCCTTAATAGGGAGGAAAGGTTTCAGGTAGAATCAGAGATGGTGAAACTTGATGATGCTATATATAACTTCTTTGAAGCTAATAGTGATAAGGTTAATGACCCAGAAGTACTGTCTAAGCTTATTAGCGTAGACAACTTTGGCTTAATTACTATAAGTGATGATGTAGAATCATTAAGTTCCAAGTCAACTAATATAGACGATAATGCAGTAGTTTGGTATATTGCCTCTAGAGCTGCTGTTAAGGCATCTGACTTCTATGGAGAATATAGGTCTATTATTAGTGATAAGATTGCTCCTATACCTACTCAAGAGTTAGCTACTTATTTGGGATATGCTTCAATTCTTAACGGAGGTATGATTGATAAGTTCTGTGATGCTGTAAATACCTCACTAAAGAACTATGCAGCGTCTATGACTGATTCTAAGTGGAAATATGCCCCAATTATTAGGGAGTTAGTACTTGACTCTCAGGTTGCTCCAAGATTCTCTAGAGTAACCTTTATTGAGGGTATTCCTGGAAGTGGTAAGACTACTGGCGTATTTAATAACCTTATAGTACTTCTAAAGAAATACCATCCAGAGGTTTTGAAGAGTGTTTGGATTGGTCATGCTACTGAAGACAGTGCTAAGGGCTTAAAAGCTGATTTAAATCTTGATTCTGCTACCACTTTGGATAGAGAACACCTTATGAAGAGGGTAACCCAGGAATGGAAAGATTTCAAAGATTATCCTCAGAAATCATCTAAGGAAGTAGACCCATCTTCCGAGGAAGATATTCCAGTATCTATAATTGATGATGGGGATATATATTTTGATGATAACTTTATTACTAGGTCAAACTTCAAGATAAATGAAATCTCAGAAGCTCCATCCCTAATCCTTATTGATGAGGTGTCAAGATACACTGTAGTTGATATGGATTTAGTTAATAGATTTGCACAGAAGTATGGAATCCCAGTTATTGTGGCTGGGGACTTTGACCAAAGTAAAGCTATTGGAAGGCATCTTATCGACTATAAAGGAAAGAATGTTAGAAATACAATACAGTTAGCTCGCCGTAACTTTATAAGGTGCCCTAAACTGGGAGTATCTATGAGGTCTAACAACCAGCAAGTAACAATTAATATCAATAACCTTAAGAGTATCCTACCAAAACTAAGGAGTAATAACTACGATTCAGATGTGTCAATGCATTACTATCAGGATGATTCCGGGTTGTTTGGAACTAAGGTTTACAATATAAATGACCTAAGAAATTCTGCACCATATAGCATAGAGCTGGTAAAGAAAGATATTGACCTAATGATTAATAGTATGAATCCAGATGAAAAGATTGGATTTATCTATTATGATACTGATACTGAGATATATAAATTACTTTCTAGTGCTACTTATAAGGATAGAGTAGACTTTAAACAAGGTAACTCTTCACAAGGACTTGAAGGTAAGTATTATATAATTGACGATTCAGCTGGTTTAGAGAACGAGGAGTATTGGGATGACCTTTACACTGGAATCTCTAGAGCAATACAGGGTAGTATTGTTCTTCACACTAAGGATAGCTATAAGACTAACAATTCGAATCTATTAAATTCTATCCAAGACCCTTCTACTAGTGTTAGTGAACTGTCCAAAGATGGAATCAAGACATTCTCTTCTGAAAGGAGGGATATGCTAGATAAACTTCCCTTAGATAATAAACCTACTAAATTGGTTAAGAGGGAAAAGGATGCCACTATTCCTTCTGTAACCGTAGTACCTGAAGCTGGACTGACTTCTGAGGTGGTAACGACTGTAACGGATGATGGAACTAAGGAGCAGGTCATTATTACTAACAATGGACTTCCCACTGAGGCTGATATAAAGGATAAGACCCTTGCTTCTAGCGAAGATACAACCCCACCTCCAGTACCTGCAACTGGAACTAATCACGTTTCCAGCACTAAAACTGAATCTGTTCTTGACTTACTAATGTACACATTCCCCACATTTGAGTCAGGAACTTCATTTGATAAGGGTGGAAACCTAATAGTAACCCCAGAGAATAGTAAAAGGTTAGATAGCTACTTCGGTCTGAATAAGTTACCTGGAGTAAAGAACAAAGAAACATTTGATAAGACCATAGGTAACTTAAGGAGTGTTATATTCAATACAGCTGATAAGGGAGAGCTTACCAAGAAGATAAAGGCAATTCTGGGTCTCGGAGATGATGTGTATTGTACATTTGCATTTAAGAGTTCTGCAAGTACGTTCAATAACGCAGAATGGGGAAGATTTAGAAAGGATACAGGTTCAGAATCTTTAAGCTACATATTCTCTGAGGATGAAGAAAGTAAGAATATTAAGCTAAAGACACTATCTATCATTATAGGGGAAGGCACTAATGATATGTTAGAGCTACCTTTAGCTATATTACCTAACCCTCTAACTGTATTTAAGAATGACAAATTCAAGGCAATAAAAGAGGAATATAATGAGATTTCTAGAAGGAATCCTAGTGCTCCTATGTTTGATAAGTTTAATGAACTTATTAAATTTATTCAAGCTAATCCGTCTATTGAGGGAGGAAATGCCTTAGTTAACTTCTTAAAGGTATATACCTTTAACTCTAATGGTGTATTTTACATGGAGGATGCAAATTGGACATTGGCTAATAATCTTAAATCTCAAGGACCGACAATTACTAATGCTCTTAAGGGTTCTGATTATGAATACAATGACCATTTGAAATATGATGGTAAATGGATAACCCTTGATGAATTATCAAAGGTTCCTGGCACTTCTATTTCTAAGGTAAAATTATCTCCTAAGGGAGTTTACTCATTTGGAAATAAAACCGTAAACTTTGCCAAGCCTGGACACCCATTTGTACTTGTTAGTAATGATATAATGCTTAGTGGTGCAGAATTGGAGAATTACTACTATAGACAATTAGAGGATAGTTCTTTGGAGAAGAAGGTGAAGTTAGTTTATGTTGTTCCTCCTAAAGCATCAGTTAAGGAGTATTTTGATAATCTACTAAGCATTGTTTCTGGAGATAAGAACTCTATTAAGAGGATAGGTAATGACTTCACGGCCTATAGGATTATAAAAATATTATCAGCTCAACCTGGCTATGAGACAAGTGACCTAAACTACAATACTACTGCATACGATGGTATAATGAAGTTGGTAGGTAAACTTGATAGCGCAGAGGGAGATGTTAAAGCCCAAATGGAAATCCTTAATGGTCCTGTTGATATTAAAGGGCTGAATAGAAACATTACTGCTAGACAAGCCCTTCAGAACTATCTATTAGGTTCGGTATATCCTCCAAACGCAGATAATACTAGTAGAATATTTAAGGAACTTAATTTACGTTCTATAGAACATATATTAGGTCAAAATAAAATTGATGGAATATTCTACAATATACAATATAGTAAGTCTTCTACAGACACTATTGCTCTAGATGCAGTTTATGATACAGGTAACTACTCTATTGATAATAATCCATTTATGGTTAATGGTAAGATAGATAGCCCTTCATTCTATGGTAACGTAAACCCATTACTAGAAACAATAGTTAACAAGATGACTAACAATGGTAACTTTAAAGGTAGTAGAGATAATAATAGGTATGTAGCTGGAAACTCTCGTATAGGAGTAACCCCTAAGCCTACAGCTGATACTATCTTTAGGTCAATGAACATCAAGGCATCTGCTTCAGTTATGTCAGAGATGGATGTAGATACTCTACAAACACTGTCTAAGGAGCAGGTTTTAGATGCATATAGAAAGACAAATCATCTAGTAATACCTATTGGTTCTGACGTCTATATAAGTACTAAACCATCTAATCTTGATGTGTCTAACTCTGTCATTTCAGATATTTCCCAATTAAGTTTAAATATTCACAAATTTACCTTAACTTTGGGGAATGAAATCTTTAGTGCAGAGCTAAACCTGAATAACAATGAGATTACTCTAATAAAACAGACAAGTGCTCCTACTGGGACTCAACTTGCTGTATTCTCGGTAAGCTCATTACAGGAAGTAGCCGAATATAAGAACATCCTTAGCGTATTTAACTTTGCTACACTTGGTAAGGTGCAATCTGCGAAGGGTGTGGAGGCATTTAATAAGGAGGTTAATGCTATGAGAGCAACTTCTAAAATGATAAAAAGGATGAGTGAGGAGATTGACCAATTCGAAGGTTCTCAGAAGGATATGCTTCAGAATTTGGTAAATTTCTTACAATCTAAGCAAGATGAAAAGGCTCGTCTAAACACTACTGACAATTCATGTCCAATAACTATAAAAATTAAATTATAATCATGGGTAAATGTAAATTTAACAAGAATGACTCTAACTTAGACTTACAGGATGTATTACAAGACACACTGGAAGAAATCTGGGAGGAGAAAGACGAATTTAGTAGAAAGGCGATGTTTATTAATAGTCTGAAAGAGATAGGAGAGGGGTACGATATTACGTCCCTCTCCGACCTTGCAGATTTTATTGATGCATTCGTTATGGAGGTTGCTCCAGTATTGCATGATATAGTTCCAACCAACATGACCACCTATCTTTCCGGTCAAAGTAGTAACATTGATGATACTGCTGAAGAGAATCCTATCAAGTTGGATGCTCTGGATGACCCTGAAGGTAATGCTGATGCAAAACAAAGGATTAGGGGATTTATAGTAACCAATTATGGTACTGCAACTGAAATTGCCTCAGCAATGGAAGCTAGTGTTACTGATAATATAGTTAAGTGTTTTCTTGTAGATAGAGAAGCTGGTAAGGTGATTAAGACTGAGCATGAAATTAATGAAGCCTTAAGGAATTATCAAGAAACTCTATTGCAAGATGTAGTTGGTTATCTAAAGGATGCATATTCTAAACTTCCATCAGAAGATGTTCAGGACACTCTAGAGAAGCTGTCTAATCTTACTATGTGGAAGGATGGAGTATATCTAAATGCTGTAGGAGAGTTAAATGCTGTAGGAGAAAGATTCCTCCATCATTCACACTTTACTGCTGATGAACTTAGAAAGATATATTCTAGGAATAGAATTATTGACAAGAAGTTCATTAAGGCATATAATAGTTTAGTTATTTTAAATCACTTTGACGATTTACTTAGTTCTAAACTAGGGAAGGTCTTGAAGATTAATGAGAACTATCCTAAGTATAGTGCAGAAGACAGGTATTCTCTTATAGGTACAGGAGCCAACAATAGTAGGAACTGGGGAGACAAGGAGAAGGATGTAAACATGAATGACCATGTGTCAGACATAACTAAGCTATTAGTTGAAACTTCTCCTATATATACTTGGGGGAATAGTACTCCGATTGCAGATAAGAAGGTTAAACTAGACGCATTTAACTATATTATATCTAAAATCAAGAGTTTAACTAACTCTCCTGACATTCACAATCCTTCTCTTACATTTGATGGGATGTTCTTCCTTAAATACCCTCAGTTTGAACATTTGCGTTCTTCTATTGAAGGTAAATCTTTCTATACACTACTATCCTCAGCTAGCACAGGTAACGTGCTTGAGAACTATCATGCACTATTTGAATTGTTGTGTGACGACTCATTCTTTAACAGCAACTATGAGTTACTTAGAGGGTTTAGAAGTATAGAGAAGAACTTAGTTTATTCATTGAGGCAAGGAATCTTTAGTAGTGACGTGCACTCCTTATTTGGAATTTATAAGAATAATGTTCTTGATACTAACTACTATTCCTTTATCTGCCAATTAGTGGCAACTGCTAGTCCTCTTGATTTTGTGCAATATAGAGTTAATGAGGATGGGGATATAGTTAGAGCAACTTTGAGGGATAATCTCAACAGGCAATTAAGGAATCAACTTGAGAGAAGTATTTCATCTGCGTTGAGTGTTACAGCCCCTACTAAGTATGAATCAATGATTGCTAAGTATAATCCCAGATATGAGGAAGATAAGGTTACAGACCCCAAGGAAGGTGTGAAGACCATTTCTGTATTTAGATTCCATATACCAGACTTGAATGTGTCTATTCAATTCAATCCAAAAGCGAAGAGGTCTAATGCCTTCTCTATATCAAGAGATGGTAAAGCATTAGTTTCATTTAACGGTGAGGAAGATTGGAATAAGGCTCTTCAATTCTTCAAGGAATTCTTATATTTAGACTTTGTTTCTGATGGACCATTAGTTGAAAGCTATCTTGCATTAAAGACGAAGAATGGTAACATCCAATATGATGCAGCAATTAGTGACCTACTTCAACTCAGCACTAGCATATTCTTTAACTCTTACTTCTCTCATAACTTGGTTCCTAAAGAAACAAGTACACAGGAGTTTAGAAGAAAGCAAGAGGAGGTATTTGGAACTGAGAACCTAACCTCTATAAAGAGAGGAGCTAAGGATATTGGTGTTCTACTTCCTAGCTATGTACCAGTAATGGAGGACTTAGCTGCCGCCTATGCTATGACTACAGATGCTTATGTTAGTGGTATAAACAGGGATGGAGAAGGTCGTGCACTGTCTGGAGTTGCTATGTCAATGCTTGGTACTAACTACAGAAGTCAGTGGACAAATCAGTGTATGAATATGAATTCCGCTACTAATGGACTATCCCTTCTGAATAATACATTCTTGCATAGAGGAATGGTGGTATCGAGAGAATATAAAGGTAGGACTGATAGTAAGAAGCATATTGATTTTAATATGTCAGAATCCTTCTATACTGCATTTGTAAGTAATTATTTATGTAATATTGCTGGAAATACAGATGCTGCTTTCTTACCTTCTGTTATCTCAGATAAGTCTACTTTGTTTCACATGGTTGAAAATCTGAACGCCCTCAGCCCTCTAGGTAAACCCTTCAATAAATTAACTAAGGATGAGACTATAGCTATTATTAATAAAGAACTTGGAGATTGTTATGCAAAGATAGTAAACTCTATAACCTTTGAATGGGAGAGATTAAACTCTGCCCTTAAGAGTATAGACAGTTCTTTAGTGTTCAACAATCCAACTCAATATCCCTTATTAGCAAGTAAGGGAACAATTCCTGTATTTAATCCTATGACTAATTTCGCAGAAGTGAATGCCGTTTATGGAAATGATTCTAGGAAGGTACTTGAAGAAGTATTAAGGGTTTATCAGAATGTAGTTAGAGGTCCAGAATTGGAGATTAAAGATGAGGTGTCATTCCAGGGAGGTAAAACTCTTTCATTTAACAGAACACTAATATCCCTTACTAATAGGTTTAATCCTGAGTATTTTACTAGGGCCGGACTTAATGTGGAAGAGGTATTTGGCAAGTTAACCAATAGTGACGACTTCTGGAGAATTAAGGAGGTAGAACTATTAACTGACTTACTTGATAATGATTTTACAATTGAAACTACTGATGAGAGAGGTAATGCACTTACTACTCCCGAAGTAGCCTATCTAGCTAAGAATAAAGATTGGATAAAATTCTCTACTAAGCGGGTAATATTAGCTAAGTATACCAACTTTGGTAAAACTTTTGATATTACTAAATGGTCTGACCTATATTCTATTGGAGGTTACACTGAGAATGGAATATCTTATAATTGGGGAAGTCCCGGATTTAGTTTCTCTAAGTTCTTAGAAATAAGAGGTGGTGAGTTACAACTTCATCCTGACCTAGCTAGATTTAATGTAATAGATTATCTCCTTAGTCAAGAGTATGTTCTAACTACTGTAGGTACTCATGCTAATCATCCCGCGAAGAAAGCTACTTCCAGTCCAAATGACTTAGTTGAGGAGGCTGCAAGGTACATTGCCCAACATAAGAGAAATGTATCAGACACAGCTGCTAAGCAGGTTATGAGCCAAGGCTTAATAAATGGAATATTACCTGAGTATACTATTGCCGTTATCGAGGATGATACTGCTCCTACCTATAATCCTATGGGAGACCATGATGAGCATGGGGTTAAACAATATGATGGTAGTACATTTGCATCTCCTGAAACAATGTATTTGGAGAATAATTCTCTTGGTGGGGCTAAGGTAGGTGCTGATAAGAAACCTTTTGTGCATTTTTATAAAGAAGGAAGTGCTACCGGGGGTATTATCAAAACTGCCACATTCGCCCTTACTAACTATACTATGAGTAACAGCAAATTCCTACAAAGAATGGTTAAGAAGATGTGGAGTAAGAATTGGGAATTCGAAGGAGTATTATTTAATGATAATGTGCTTATAGATTTCCAAGGCAATCCTATATCTTACGAAGACGTTTACTATAAGGGAACAGATGGTAAATTCTACATGATTAATAGTATTACCTATATGCCAGAGGATGGTACATATATGATAATTAAGTCAGAAGTAGAGCCTGATGGTACTATAGTGAAACAACTCCCTGCTGAGATTACTCCCAAACCAGGGGAAGCTCCTAGGGTTACGAACAGTGGAACTACACTCTATCCTATTACAAACAACTTTGGTTTATTCCAAATGTTTGGAGGATGGAAGTCTTATTCACAATCGGAAGATGGGTTAATTCCGTCTGAGGTTTCAGTAAGAAATGTAGTCAAAGCTGTTAACGGTGTGGGGATTAAACTGAAGGACTCAGTTGTCTCCCAATCGGATGTATACCAACCTCTAAAATGGTCTTCTATTCAGTATGTAGTAACCGCTGGTGCTATTAAGCAAGGGGCAGCTAACGTAAACCTGAAACATGCTTATTTTGATGATAACCCATACTTGACAATGAAGTTTAGAACTGATGATATTGGTATTCAGTTAGATGCAGAGCACACTGCTGATGAATCTACTTTATCAATTATGACTCAAGTAATTAATGCTTTGGCTTCAAGGGGTTATACTACAGAACAAGCTGGAGAAGTTTATGAGGCTATGTTTGCACTATCAGAAGCCGGAATCAATGACTATGTTGAAGGATTTGAACAGTATGTAGACACTAAAGATGCATCCAAGTTCAAGGATGCAATCATATCTACTATAGTTAAATCTATCCAGAATAGTACAAGTAGGGACGGTAATCTAATGCAAGCTGTTATGGATACCCTAATAGAAGATTCTAGGGCGGGTAAGTTAATAACCTATAAGAATGTAGAAGGTACAATTCCATATAGTAATCCTAGTGTTTTTAATGGAATCTTCTCTTCTATCTCTGCTACACTTACTAAGGCAGCTATTAGACTTAAATTTAATGGCAGCCTTGCAGTGTTAAATCCCTCTCATAAGATTTGGAAGTTATATGGAGATAGGATGTATGATTCTTTTAATAATGATGAAGAAATTCAAAAGTTGCAAGAATTATACAATTCTAAACCTATAACTAACTTATCTGAACTGAGACTTGGTAGGTACTATACAATTACAGTAGGTGGGGTTACCAGTACTGAGTTTATAGAAACTCCTCAACAATATTGGGATTTGAAAAGCAGGCTAGCTGGCAAAGACTTCCGTATAGTTGAAAACATTACTGCTGGTAGAGATTTAGCTTCATATAATTTCACATTTAGAGATATTCAGGGCAACCTTTATAATATGTGGGATTTAGATGTAGTTAAATCACTATACGCTACTGTTGACCCTCAAGAGAAGATACTGCTAAGAAGAGAACTCCAAAATGCTCTTGGAGCAGTAAGTAACGGTAAACTAGATACTGTAGTCATTAACGGAGTGACAGTGCAAGTTGACAAGTCTTCTCTTCAAACTCAACCGTTTGAGTTAATAATGCCTAAAATCTACGCAAGCAGATTTGGATTGAAGAGGGGGGATAGTCTATCTACTATCAAGAATGATGATACGTTCTTCCTAAAGAGAATGTTATCTAACTGGGAAAGTAAGGTTAGTGATACTGATTTTGATATTGAATTGAAGAGGTTAAACGGCAAACATGTATACTTAGTTGACAAGAGAGTTTACAAGAACACTCGTCTAACTCCTATAGAAATTGAGACTAGATGGGATGGGGCTAAACTTTACAGAGTTAATAGCTCTGGAGAGAAGCTACACAGACTGTCTGATGAATCTGATAGGGTATATGTAGATGCTAATGGCAATGAGATAATTGTTACCAATAACACTCAATTCTATATTGATTCTTTCAACTATCATACTATCAGAGTATCTAATAGTGCTGCCACAAGTGAAGAAGTTAGTAAGATTATTCAACCTATACTGAACTCTAAATCCAAAGTAGCTAGCAGATTTGCTAAATATATAGGTAAGAGTAACCCTACTGACATTATAACTTATGTAAACAGGCTATATTCTGAGAGTATTGATAAATTGAGAACTAATCCTAAAGCTAAAATTGAAGACCCAAACATTGATGCTATAAGAGATGCTGCTGCAGAATTGCATACATCTTTTATTAAATCTTTGGATGTCTTAGCTGCTCGTATTCCTGCCCAGTCTATGCAATCGTTCATGCCAATGAGGGTAGTAGGATTTGATGAAACGGACACAAACTCCGCCTATGTAAATTATTTCCAGTTCTGGCTACAAGGTTCTGACTTGGATATTGATAAAGTTTCATTATTAGGTCATTCATTTGACAGAACAGGTAAATATGTTGGATGGAGTCCCTACTTTAATTTAAGTTCTCAGAATGCCCTAGCTGAATCTGAGAAACTTCCATTCCCTACAAATAAAGAGTTAGAATTAGTTGAAGCTGATGATACATCATTGACTAATTGGGCACATGATTTTGTAGGTTCAGGTAAATTGTTTAACTTTAACGGTTCAGAAGTAGTATTTCTACCAGAATATGACTTGGACAATTCTTTAGGTTCGATACAATCTCTATCGAATTTCTTAAGAATGGTTAAGAGGAATGGTGGTAAGCTATATATTCCTAAAGGTTCTAATCTTCCATTTGATAAAATCAAGGAACTGATTGACCGACATAACTTATATGTAAGGAACTCTAGCAATCCCGAAGATATGATTAAGAATTTCATATCCTCTTATATGTTTAAGATTAGTGATAATCCTATTAACTTAATGCAGTCACAATCATCTATTGATGATGCTGTAGCCCTGCTAAAGGATATAGCTAAAGGGTCAACAGAAGGTCAGAGAACTCTACAATTTACTCCAGGTAATGTAGTAAATAAGTATGAGTCCATGTATGACTTTCAATCTGGTAAGAAGAATGTTGGTATAGTTGCATCTGCCATTAAGGTATTTGATGGTCTAACTTACTACAATAATGCCACATTAAATAGTAATAACCCAATGAAACAATATGGTCTACTATTTAATAGGGTTATTTGTGGTAGTAGATTTAGATTGCTAGCTAATTCATATACTGATAGTCCTGAATCCATAAGTAATCTTGAAGTATTAGACGCATTACGAAGTGTAGACAATGATACAGATGCTAAGCTAGTATTCTCAGCATTGATGTCAGCTGCAACTGATAATGCTAAAGACCCGATATTGGCTAAAATCAATGCTGGACCTAATATGATGGGATTATATACTTACGGTACGGCAATTGGAATTCCTCTTAAGGATTTAGCTGGGGCTATGATGTCCAGAACTGCTCGTATACTCTCTAAGCTCATGGATTCTAATGTATTTAATAGAAAGACTGGTATGTCAATTACTAGTGCTATTAGATATATCGAGAATGGTCCGAGTATTGGGGAGTTAGACCCAGAATTTGTTTCTATACTAAAGAGCGAGTTTGGGTCTGGGACAGATGCATCTGATTTTGTAATAGGTAAAATGTTACAATATAGACTCTCTGACTTATCTAAAGGTCATGAATTGATTGACAGTTTAAGAAAGAGAATCAAGTCTATGGATGTATCTATGAATAAAGTCTCAATGTATAAATTCTTAGAAGAGTTATCTGATTATATCAGGTTTGTTAATACGATAAACAACGATATTATCATTAACTCAGAAGGGGTTCAATACAGAGTTATTGATTCAATCAAACAGCTAGTCCAAGGTGCATCTGAAATGGGTAGATTGAGAGGTATCTACGCCCTCAATCAAGGTCTCTCTAATAGTGTTGAAGACTCCCTTAAATTTATTGATAAGTTCGAAGGAATCTTTGAAGATAGAATTAAGGAGATATCAGCTGAAGAGAAAGAAGGTACTGTAATGGTTGACGGAATGATTATGAAGGTTTCTGATGTTATAGCAAAGCTAAGAAATCTAACTAATAATACTGACAATCCATATAGAATCTCCTTTAGTAAATTTATGTCTGATGAGGAATATAGAAACACTTTAATCTCCCTGTATGGAGGATTAAAGCACTCCTTCAATGTATTGGATGCAGCATGGTCTGTGCCTCACTATAGGGGGTATTTGAAAGCCTTCCATATGGATGTAGAAAGTAAGTATATGGTTATGTCCAAGTACAGAATGATGAGGGATTTAGGTCCTAGAATTATTAAGGACGGTGGCTTCTATAGCAGTAAAGAAAGGTCTAATGTTTATAAGAAGTTACAGTCATTCTGTGACATGACTCTTAGGAACGCTTGGATGAAAACTTCTGAGAAAGTAATCACAATCCCAGCTGGTGTTACTATTATGAATAGTATTGGTAATACATTTACTACTCAAGGTAATACTCCTATTATGTTAGGAACAAGATGGGGTAATGAGTCGTTTAAAATGTGGATGGATTCTGTAGTAATTCCTGAATTAAAGGATATAGAACCTAATGAATTTATTCAATCTTTAAGTCCAATTAGATTAGATAGAACCCTTAGTGGTAACGCTGCCTTTGTATATTCTTTGCCAACTAATATGTTGCCAAAGACTGGTTCGGAGATAGAGCGTTTGAATAGATATAAGAGAGCCTTCAACCAATTACAAGGCGCTCCAACGTATCAAGGTTATCCATTGGCAGACCTATTCTTCTATTATAATCTAATAAACTTTAATAACACTGTATCTCAAAGTTCTTTAACTACTATCTTTGAGGACATTATTAGAACAAAATCCTCTCCATTAATAGAGGAGTTTCATAAGTTTACGTCTGTACTTGATTCTAACTCAATGTTAGTTGAGGGGGTAGACTTCACTTATGACGAAGCTCTAAAATGGTGTGCTCCTATTGAAGATACTAACTATTCATCTAAGTATTATGTTAGAAGCTATGATGATTCTAATATGAAATATCACTTATTTGTTAGGAAGTCTAATTCAATGGATAATCCGGAGGTAGATGGAGATTTTGAATATGATTCTGATTATATGGATTTTGTATCTGATGATTATGACAGTGGGGATATGGGAGGTTATCAATATGGACCAAACCTAGAGGATTATACAAGAGTTATTGAAAACACTAACTATACTAATCCTTGGGATGTTGCTGATACATATAATGACCATAACATAAGAATTGACTCAAACTCTGTGATTAATCTTGATGTTGATAGGAATCTAAAATCTATAAGCTATAGGGGTAAAACTTATAGTAGAGAGACTTTAGTTAAACTGGCTGAATCCTTAGGTGGTTCTGAATCAGACTTAGATGTACCTTATGTAACTAGAGTTGTTGATGGTATGAATGTTAAAGCTGTTGATAGTCTACAATATTCTGCAATCATAGTTCAATTATTAGACAATCCTTGTTAATTTTATGGCAGTATGTCTTAATAAAAATTCAGTAGAGTACCAGACATTGTTAAAGATGTCTGGGCTCTCTGGATTTAAATTTAATGCTTTTGTATCTACATTTGTAGATAAATTTGGTAGGTATCCAGAGCTTGATGAGATACCTGGAGCTGACTCTAGACCTTACTTAAATAGTTCTTTGTCAGTAAAAACAATAGATGATACAAGCTTTGTAAAGAATGATAAGATACTTTCTCAAACAGGAACGACAGATGTTAAAGAAGCTAATATTAGAATAAACAATATGTATAGGGACTTAGAAGTAGAACTAACTCCCTCTAGTGAAGTTTCAACTATACAAGTTAAAAAGCGTCCTAATAAGTGGGACAATGTATATGAAGGGGGAATAATCATAGATGATTCTACATCTCCTTCTAGGAATGTTGGGGTTTTTAATAGCATATTAGAGAAGCTAGCAAATTTATATGGAATTAACTTCATTGGTATCACTAATGGAGAATTGTCTTCAGAACAATGGAATGGAATAGTAGATGATGCTAAGACAACTAATGCTTTCATCTATAATGGAGATATATACATCAATATGGATAATTCTAGTATTGATGCTCCGCTACATGAAATGCTACATCTATTCTTAGGCTCAATTAGATATAGTGACCCTCAGCTATACTTCTCAATGGTAGAAGCCATGAATGAACTACCTAATAGGTCAATGTTAGCCAGAGACTATAAGAATAGAACAGATTCAGACATAAATGAAGAACTACTAGTATCAGAGTTCTCAAAATATATAACAGGACAGAGAAGTGTTATTGATAAGTTACCAGCTAATGTGTTACATAAAACATTCTATAATATGAACAGAGTACTTGACTCCGTATTATTTGGTAAACAAAGTGTAACTACTATGAACCTAAAAGACTTATTTAACTCTTCTTTAGTAAAGCTATCAGAATACTTAGGCTCAGCATTAACAAACAACCAATACTCTGGAACCCTTAATGTTAAGTCTGCTGAAGTTCATAGAGTATTAGCCAATGTTAAATCAGATTTGATGAAAAGTAAAGACCTAAAAGAATTTTGTGGATAATGGGGTGCATATATGATTACAAAGGACATATCTTCCAATCTGAGTTAGAGTTAGATGACTTCTTACTTGAAAGAAGGCATTTAGTATCTAAGTATGGGGACATTGTATTTGCCAAGAGTAATAGAGCTATTCAAACTTATGATTCTATAATGAATCTAAAGATGGATACTGAAGCCCTTAAGGCAAATAAGACTATCTCTGAAACGGAAGATGGCAAGAATGATATTGAAAACATTAATGTGTCTGGTAATGGATATATTGGTGTTAATAAGTTTCTGCAAGGTCTGAGGAACCTAGACGGGGGTTTATTATTCCCTGAATTTAGACCTGAGAACTATTGGAAAGAGATTAGACAGAGATGGGCTGGAGGTAACTTTGATAAAGAAGAAGCTGCTGCCATATTTGGAGAGGGGGCTGAAACTAGACCTATAGTAAGTGATGAGGAATTTGCTAGAGCTAGAGAGGTTATTGAGAATAAATGGAAGACTCAGGGTAAAATAGGTACTGAACTTCATAAAGCAATGCAGAAGTATTTCAGTGAATCCAAGAGTGGAAGGAATATACGAGAGTCAGATGATAACTTCTTAATTAACACATATTTCCCATCAATCCTAGACACTAATTTAGTTCCTAGTAAAGTTATTGCTGAAATTGTTAAATACTGCCGAGACCTAGAGAAGTCCTTACAAAGGGAGTTAGGTGAAGACTTAATATACCTCCCAGAAGTGGCAGTCTCTGGTATGACCCAACAATTAGATGAGGAAGGAAATGCCAAAACCATGATAGGTGTTATAGACTTACTTGTAATTGATAAGAATGGAAATGTTCATATTGTAGATTACAAGACTTCTCCTAGACCCTATTATGGAACCTCATCTGAACCTGGTTATGATTCAGCAAAGATTTTAACCTTTAAATATCAGCTAGCAGTTTATGAAAGATTGCTAAAGAAGTATGGAATCAATACTAGTGCATCTAAACTATTTATAGCACCTATCAAGCTAGTAGATTTTAAGAAAGAAGGTGATGATTGGGTGTATAGTGGTATTCAGGAATATTCGGGTCATGTTGAAGACTTAACCCAAGATATTAAAACTAATATTAACATCCAAGAGAATGTAGATGAGTTTCTCCCTGCACCTTTTGTTACTAAAGCTGATACTGAGAATCTACTACAGACGGTTACTAGTACAATGGCTAAATGGTTTCCTAAATATAACAGCTCACCAGAGGAAATTACGGATGATATGGTATCTGACCTTCTAAAGGAAGCAGGTGCAGACAAGCCAAATGAGGAAACTGGAAAGTGGGCATATTCTCCTAAATATGGAAGATGGAAAATATCTACAGACTCTTATGAGGAATTGTTTACTAAGGTTAAGAGAAAATTAGTAAGTATTGCTAACAACAAAATAAACATTACCCAAACCATAAAGAATGGATTGAAAGAGGCTATAGAGGATGAGAATCCTTACTATGAGTTTACTAAAGAGTCTATGCCAGAAGACCCGAAGGGGGTTACTGGATGGTTTAGGAGTAGAATGGCTAGATATTGTAACAGAAACTGGGAAGTAGTGGAATGTGAGCCAGCTGAATATCTCGGATGTATTCTAGTTAGAAATAAGGAATCTAATCAAATAGATGTTATAAAAATTACTACGTCTATACCTGATAGAAGACTTGAATTAGTAAAAGGTAGACATAAGCTAACTTCAGTATTTGAGGATGATAGAACAGCTATGAAGAAACCAAACAGTCTTATGGCTGAAAATTTTACTGGTAATGTTGAGTTAATGGAAGCAATGCTAGTACTAAATAATATCTCCCAACTATTCGAAGAAAATGCTATAGTCGGAGAAGTAGCAGTTTACAATCCCCTATTCGGAGGTAAAGGTCTTTCTATGCCAAATGAGCAGCTTCTATACTGCTTTAATGAATTAGATAATTTCCAATCAGTTGGGGAGAATAAATTCAAATCAGGCAAAATAAAGCTGGGTAAGCACTATGATATATTCTATAAGAAATTTAAGGAAATAATTAGTAGAATGCCCAGTGATAAGAACATAAAAGGAAAGTTCAATAGATTTGTTGAATCTGTTAGTGCTCTAGATGCTCTATATAATAAGCCAATAGAACTAAGAGCAGAGTTGTTAAAACTGAGGGACGATTTCAGAGAGGCATTCCCTAGTGTTGATAATCTATCTAAGTACAATCCTATAGACGCCCCAGCGATAGAGTTATTCAGAATGCTAGAGTATGCTATAGGAGAATTAGACGGTATAGACTTTACACAGATAGTAAAGGACGGTAATAATTCAATAGCTAATATACTTAGTAACCTTAGACTAGATAACCCAGGTAACCTTAATAATTCTATGCTAAATAGACTAACCTCTCTGGTAACTACTGCATATCAAAACGTAAGGGATACAAACATCAGGTATCTAGGAGATATAAGGACACTAGTAAATAACCTAAAATCAGAGCAAGGTTTCTCTTATATAAAGGAACGTACTCTAGGAAATCAAACAAATCTGTATAGGGATATGTTAATCTTCTCTGATGAAGGTGATATTCTCCTTAAAAATCCAGACAACCCAACAGCTGGTTTATCTAATGCTCAGAGGGATTTCTTGAGATTCTTCCTAAACACTGTTAATCATAACAGATATAAGGGAGTAACCGAGGAAGAATTAGAAGAGTGGAGAGTATCTGGTGATGACAGGTATTATAGATTACCATTAACATCTGGTAATTTTTCATCTATAGCATCACATAAGGGTCTACTAGCCGCTGTAAAGGATAAATTCCAAGACTTAAATCCTAAGAGAATAAAATCTAGGATAATGGCTAAGGTAGAAGGATTCTTAGACCCAGAGGATGAGAAATATAAGTCAGCATCAGCGGGAGAGTTATGGGAAATGACTAACACATTTGATGCAGGAGAAAGAGAGGATATAAGAAGGAAAATAATAGAAGATAAGGGAACTGAGTTCTTCGAATATAATTTAGAAACTCTACTGTTGAAGCACATAACTGCCTATTCAATGAAGGAGAATCTAGACTCTGTATTCCCTACGCTTCAAGCCATTGCCGTTCATATTAGTAACTCAGGAATGACTCAAAATACTGAATATACTAAAGAAATGGAATATCTACTTGACTATATAAAGAATAAAATATTCAATATTTCTCTAGTAGATGATAACTATAAGGAAGTTCATGCTATAGCTCAGAACCTAATGAGTGCAGCCTCTAAACTTGCTTTGGCATTTAATCCACACCAGTATTACCAGATGATTGATGGATTGTGGAAGGACATATCACTAGTAATAAGAAAGCCAGACGGCTCTACATCATTCACTAAGGAAAACATGAAGAACTCCTTTAAGTTTGTTGCCAAAGATATGCTTCATTTTGGTAATAAATCTACCCTATGTGAATGGATAAACATGCTGTATGGTATAAATGATATGGATATGAATACCTACGCAAATAAGATAAAATCCGACCAAGTAGGTATATGGAATTTCTGGTCATTAGCATTTAGATGTACTTCTAGACCTGACTTTTATAACAGAATGGCTATCTTTGGAGCACAGATGAGAGGTGATGGATGTTGGGACGCACATTCTGTTGTAAACGGTAAGTTAGTATATGACTGGAAAAAGGATAAGAGATTTGAAGCATATGCTAATGGAAGAACAACTGACCCAAAATATAAAGAGCAAGAATCTCTATATTATGCTATGGCTCAGCAAATGGTTAAAGAGCATACTAGAAATGCAGATGGTTCAGTATTTAAAATAGGAGATACTTTACCAAAAGCATATACAGTTCAACAAGCTGAGGGTCACAAAGCATTAGCTGACTCTATTTATGGATACTATGCACATGAAAAGAAGGCTCTAATCCAAAGTAGTTTCTTGGGAAGTCTATTGATGCAGATGAATACATTCTGGTCATCAAAGAAGAATCAATTCTTAGCTCCTGAAGGTATAAAGCTACAAGGAAGATATGTACAACTGGAAAGAGATGGTAAGAAGTGGTATCACAAACTGGACGAAAACGGAAACATAACTCAAGAACCTACAGATGAAGATACAGGATTCCCATTCTATGTATGGGAGGGAAGATGGGAGGAAGGAATCTTCTTTACATGTAGCCATGTAATAAAAGGTCTATACCAAAAAGGTATAAAAGAAGGTAATATGAGAGAAGGTATTAACTTTGTAGTTAATGATATATGGAACAATGACGACCCACAACTTAGAAGACTTTATAGGTCTAACTTGGGACAGCTTCTATATGACCTTCTAATGTTACTATTCGTTGGAGGTTTAGGAGTAGGTGCTCTATCACAGTTTGTTAAGGATGATATAAAAGAAAGAGGTAATGATACGGCTACGGATGCTTTAGTGAATACTGGAATGAATATGAGTGTTAGGATGCTAAAGGCATCAACTGATGATTTTAACTTCATAAACTCTATATTTCTAAACAGAGGTATGGACTGGACACCATTCGCTTTACAAACCCTAAATAGAACTGTAAATACTTTTTCTAATGTTGTATCTGAAGATAAATCGTTATATGATGGTCTGATAAATTCTGTTGCGGCTACTAGGTCTACTAAGCCATTCTGGGATTATATCGACCCAACTAAAAAGGAATAGGATAATGCTAATAGGAATCAGTGGTAAAAAACAGGCCGGCAAGGATACTATATGTAAGATTATCAAGGCATTAGATATATGGAACAGGTATGGAAACGGAGACATGCTCACATTTGTAAAGATGTCACTTAAATCTCCTAATCATCTAGGCAGTATATGGTACAAACACGCATTCGCTGATAAACTCAAACAAGTCCTAGCTGTTATACTTAATGTACGTGTAGAGGCATTCGAGGATAATATATTTAAGATGTCCTACAGTGAGATAGCTAAACCCGAAGGAGGGTACTATACTAATAGAGAACTTCTGCAGAGATTTGGAACTGAAGTTGGGAGAAGTATATCTCCAACATTATGGGTGGATGCCTTATTTACAAGCTATAGTGAGCATGACCATTGGATTATCCCAGATGTTAGATTTCCTTCTGAGGCCCAAGCCATTAAAGATAGAGGAGGTATAATCATCAGAGTAGATAGGGAAACCCCCTTTCATGATACCCACCCATCGGAAGTAGCATTGGATAATTATGAAGGTTTTGATTACAGAATAGATAATAATAATGATATAGAATATTTAATAGGTAAAGTAAAGGAGATAATGTCTCAACTAAACCTTATATAAATAATTAGGGCGTTACTGGTGATTGATTCACTGGTAACGCCCTTATTTTTTTTATTTACTCTTTCTTCTCTACATATTCAGGCTCTCTTTCATCCTGCTGCTTTAGATAAGTAAACATCCTCTTACCTAATGCCTTATAATCCTTCTCACTCTTTGATTTAGAAGCCCTCTTAGCCATTCTGATTAAAGTTCTAGTATTCTTTCTACTAAAGATTCTCTCACCACCTTCCAATTCCATTTGAGTGGAACCATCTGGAGCAATTACTTTCATTTTAGGCAGTTCTTCATCCTCTTCAATATCAAGTTCATCTCCCTCTTTAATACCAGAGCCTTGATTGACCTCTAATACAAATCTAACATCATCTTCCTCTGCTATATTCTCATTCTCAGGTTCTCCCTGATATACTGATATTACTTCCATATCTTCATTGATAAAGATGATGTCTAGTGGGATTAGTGTATCCTTCATCCAGAAACCTATTGTACACGGCTCTTCAAAGAAGAATAACATCCCTTCATCATCTTTCATTTCTGTAACTCCCTGTAGACCTTTGATTCTCTCTTCCTCAGTTCTAGCACAAGTTACATTATACTCTCTGTCTCCTATTTCAATCTTCATTATTCAACTGTATTTAATAGTCCTGTGTTATCAACTGTATTTTCAAGAATCTCATATACAAGCAGCTTACCAGCCTCGATAGCAGCCTCATCTGAGCCATCTTGCATTAGTTTCTCCAATTGCTTAGTGACCTCAAGATTAAAGATTATTTCTTCTCTCTCAACCTCTGCATGTTGCTTAATGTCTCCGCCTTTCTCTTCTGTAATAACTGGAATACCTTTAGCTGTCACATCCTCAAACTTCTCATCTACATTCTCTAAGTGATGTTTGTGAGCGTGTAAAGCACCGTCAGGGATTACATTAACTGCACCTCCGTTTTTAAATCCAGCTACTTCCTCCATTCTGACCTCTTCTTGAATCTTCTTCCTCTTTTCTTTCTGACCTTTGGATAACTTAACTACTCTCTTAGCAAAGTCTCTATCCATCTTTAGTCCAGACTTACCAGCCCTTACTGTATTTTGTTGATAGCCACCATTTAGTTGTAACTGGGTCCCAAGTAAAGGATTGTTAGAAGCTGCAAATGCCATTTGAGCTTCATCTGCTATGTTACTCATCTTGGATTGTTGCATCTGAGCATTGTGTATTTGTCTATTAGCCCTATTCCTTGCCCCACCACTAAATAGTCCATACTTTTTACCGCTCTTAGTAAGGGCATCATCTACAGTAGCTTGGGTTCCACCATAGGCAGAACCTACTTGTTCAAATGCTTCATTATCCTTAGTAATAGTATCTGCTTTCTTAGCACCGATAGAATTAATTAAGCCTACTGGAGTTAACTTAAGGAACTTACTATCTAATATCTTGTCAGCTGTAGTCATTTGGTCTGTTCCTACTCCCAATGCTGTTAGACCATCAGATAGCATTCCACCTACCTTCATAGCACCACCAATAATAGTTCCAACTCCAGGAATAGCCATTGCAGCATTGGCAGCAGCGTCATAACCTTGGTTTAGTCCAGTAGTTAAAGCTGACTGTTCAGTCTGCGGGATTAGACTCCCAGCCGCATCAGCAATACTCCCAGCTAATCCAAAACCTTTATTGAGATTATTTTGCCTTGCGTATGCCCTTCGTATATTGGAGGATTGGTTCTTATTCCATTGTCTAACTGTGTCAGGAAGTTCTAACTGCGTAGGTATCTGAGGTTGCTGAATCATTGAAACAAGACTTGTAGGTTGGGGTAGTGGAGGAGTCAGATTACTCCCCCCTGTTAGTACCCCAGAATTTTGATATTTCTGTATACGTTTACGCATAACTTACGATATATAATGTTTTTAAAGCTGTTATTATAGCTAACTCATCACCAGTATATCTCACTTTAATCTTTATATATTTATCCCTAATTCTAGTTTCCTTCCTTTCATTAGACCATTTATTAACATCTAATGACAAGAAATCAGCATTATAACCTCGGTCTCTTAATTCAGATGGGATATCAGAGTTACTAGTAATATTTAGAGCAGTCATACTCTCTGGTAATGGATTGTTAACTAGGTTAAGGGGTGGATATGTATTACCATCTCTATCCTTAATAGACCAAGCTAATTCATTTTTGGCCCAATAAGTTATAGAAGGTATTTGAATATCCCACTTATCTTCTAAGTAGTCCATGTTGCCATTTATTCTACCATACTCCATAACCTCATACCATTTACCATTTTGAACTAGTACATTCGTATATCCAGCTGCTATAAGTGAGCTATATCTATCTTGAGTTATCTCTTGTAAATATCTCTTCTTAAAAGGACATGCCTTAACATGAGTAGCTATTCTAAATTCATTCAGTTGTTTATCATGTACAATCTCTGAACCAGATATTGATTGATAGTCCTTACCAGCTGATGTCATTGATTGATAATGGTCTTCAATATCATTCAGACTATCTACCCTTGAATATAATAGTGGGAACATAACTGACATATCCTTGTACTTAGTAGTACTGTACAATATGTCTCTTTGTTCTGGTATAACATCCAAGTAATCATGATTATAAACTATATCTGCACCATTATATTGGTATAGATGTTTAGTAGCCTCTTGCCTAAAATACATATTCTTTTTGTCGTTGGCAAAGTTATATACTTCTCCAACAACTTCAAAATGGAATGATTCAGGTTGGGTCTTATTACTTATAATCTGTAAGTTATTAAAGATTTTATGTACTGATGGATTATCAACTACAATAAACTCCAGCTCAAATGGATGTTGCTTACCATACCAATAGCAAGGACTAATTGGCTTTCTAGTAGGCATTAATCCAGCTTGACCATGTTTCCAGAATGAAGTAGTCAGTAAGTCGTACCTCATCTTAGTAATTACAGTCACATTAGAGTACAATGTCTTTACTACATTTCTAACCTCACCTTCAACTAAGTCAGTTCCTTGATTATATACTACTGCTTTAATAGGTATTGTCCACCTGCTATCTCCCACAGAATTAGCACTAACGGATACCTGATTCCCATTAGTAATGAAGAACTTATTTCTAACTCTATCATCAGCAATGCTATACTCAACACTTGAACCACTAATGTCCAGATTCAGCTGTAAGTTACCTAGCTTAGCTTTACCATCTACTACATCTAATACATCATTAACTACAGCCCCACCCTGTATACTAATAAGAGGATAGTTAGAAGTTATCTTAGTAATTGTCTTAGATGTATTCCTGTCAAAGCTAAAGAAGATATTGTCAATATTCTCAGAATATGATGGAACCCATGAGTAGAATGTTACAAACTTCTGCATAACTTCATTGTAGCATAAATTCCATACATTCTCTTCCAATGTATTAATATCATCATAGAATGTAAACATCACATCTTGCTTAAATCTATTGTAGTGAGTTTTAACGTTCCTAATACCAATAATTGGGGTCTTCTCTTTCTCAGTAAGTGAGATATTGTCATTCAAGAACTTCTGTACTTTAAAGTCTGAGATAACCTCAAACGTCTGCCCATTAGTTCTCCAAATCTTCTTCCCGACTGTATCAACTCCATAGACGTAATAGGGGGTCTTGATGACACTCTCTGACCACTGAGTACCGAATGTATCAGACAGCATTTTTGGATTCTCTGGCAGTACGTTAGAGGTGTTTATGAAGGTATTTCCGCCCACACCTTCACCTGCAACTACTCTTTCATTTACAGGTATCAAAGCAACACCATGTTCAAATACACAAATGATACTACCAAACCATTCAACCAGCTTAACTATACTACCATAAGTTAATGGATAGTCCCTATAGTGAGTCAATTTGAATACCCTATAACCATTTTTGAATGAGTCATTAACATTCACATCAGAATACATAACTCTAATATGGAATTTATTCTTGATAGCTGGAACATTTGGTAGTTCATAATAATACTTATCAGATGTAGTAGAGTTGATGCCCCCATTTATAACAAATGATTCTGGTATTTTAGATTCACCAGTAACTGACATAGCCTGTAATGGATAGAATCCTCTAGCTTTGCCAGTCAGTCCTAGTTCTGAAGTATATGACATATCAACACTTCTCATAGATAAATTAATATTACTGCACACCCTAACAGTAACCCAATGTCCCATCTTAATAGCATTTACATCCCCTCTATTAATCTTACTATTCTTCTCACTATCACTAATTGTATAGTTATCCTTCCATGACATTTGGTCTACTATATCGTCATTAGTAGGAGCTGATGAATCTTGGAAATTCCTGCACATTCTATGAGTATAATTACCTATATAGCAATCACCTCTAAACAAGTCCTTAACTATCATATTACTTCCATCCCCCTCCATATCATCCCATACCATTCTGTTACATATAGCATAGAACGCTGAAGAGTCCTCATATCTCACTTCAAAGTACGTATCTAATAGATTCTCTTCATAGTTAGGAATTTTAATATCAATAAGACTCATTTTACTAGTGTTGTATCCTTCTAGACCAATATAAGGCCCCCAACTTCCCCTTAATAGATTCCTAGCGTTGGATGATTTATTAGTGTAATCATAGTAGGATACTCTCCATGCTTCCTCAGCTTCCCCAGCCCTTGCACTGAATAATTGTTTCTTCCCCTTAAGTGACTTAACATTATCTCCAACTGCCATTATGTTGTACACCTCATCTTGAGTTGCATCATTATAGCTGTAGGATGTATTATAAAAATGTACTCCGCTTCTCTCAAAATACTTCTTAGTAAACTGAGACTTAGCCATCTTAACGTTAAACTGAGTTCCAGTAAATAGCTGATTAAAGTAGGATTGTCTTAGTTCAAACTCAGGACATAAAGCAGCATATCCCTCTAACACAGACTTGGAAGGAATATCTTTACATCTTCTGTCAAAGTCATGTGTCAATACTCCATCATCATCTAGGAATCTTTCTACTCTATATTCATCATCACTCGTTGGTAGAACTGGCAGATAGCTTGTATTCTCTAGTCCAATTGTAACTGCCTGAGCTAGTGTAGTAGGTATTCTCTTTTGTCTTACGAAGAAGAATCCTTTGGTATATCTCCTTAATTCCCTAGCTGCATCTTTGCTAATCTTAATATCAAATCCAATTGGAATTGTACCACTATCGGCTAATTGATTACCATTATATTTAATTTTAACTACACCCTTAGAGTTTTCATTCTGACTATCCAGCTTATATGTTTCCTTATTAATGGGGATATACTCTCTATTAGCCTGGATAGTAGCTATATCATTAGTACTAGTCGGGTCAAATCCTTCTTTAAATAGTGGATAATCCTTCCAATCTATTCTATCTGCATCCCCAGGTTTGGCTAGTCTACTAATACCCCTAATATTAAATACAGGAGATAGAGTATAGTCATTAAGGATATATACCACTCCTAGTCTGTAGATTTCATCATTCCAATATCCGAGTCTGTTATAGATGTTCATCACATTGTAATACTCGTATGGTTGGGCTACTCCGGAATTATCCTTATAGTCTTTATCAACTCTTCCTATATTATTCTCCACATTTAACTCTGGCAGGAAGTGAAGAGATAGGTCTGTAAGTTCTTTATATGGAATATCTGGATTAGCTACATTGCCTAAGAATAGCATATTCTGACAAGTAGTTTGCGCCACTGCACTATTAACCACATTGTATGCTACGTTAATATCATTAATACTAACAGCTTGTACAGTTTCAAATCCAGTAATACTAATCTTAGCCACATTATTGTATACAGCAAACTGTTTCATAATCTTAAATGAAGTAGTCATTTCATTTCCATCTACGTCAGATGTACTTCTTGTATAGTAAACTACCACATTGTTGTAAGATGAATCTATGTTAGTTAGTAAGAATGAAGCTGACTTATAACTGTTTTCATCTCTAATTCCGCCTTGTATAGAGGATGGGTCATTCAAATTACCAATATGGCAAGTTACTATGCCTGACTCAGCTATAAAATCTGTTTCATTCCCATCCGAATCCGATAACTTAAAGTAGAACACATAATTACCAACTCTTAAATTACCACTGGTGTTCAGTCCCATGAATGTAAGGTTAGCAATATTGTTAGTCTTCTTATAAAGGGATATATCAGATTCAAAGGAATCTATGTCATATATGTTAGTGTCATTATCTCCTTCTCTATCTACAATTTGATATGTGTTCATACCAGTAGATGAGAATCTTGTATTAATTAACTTAGGATAGGTACTTCCGTCATTAAGGATAAGGTTAACTGAACCATCATAAGACTGTTGAGTAACAATGTCAATAGGATGGTTCAGGTCAAAGTTAAGTAGTTCTGTATCTAGGTTAATTAAACTGCCTTTAGGATACATAACTGACCCATGTTCCCTTATATCCTCATTAGTTCTTAAAACCCTTAATGGGTTATATTCATAAACTAATGCTCCTTTTTGTTGAAGTTGATTTAATCCTAAGCCTAAGTTTAGTGACTTACCACTTAGTGATTTGAAGTTCATATACTAATAACGAAATATTGATTTAGGTCCAAACCCTATATTTATAGCCATATCTGGGGCAGAACCACTATGGTCTTTTCCATCAGTCCAAGTTGCTAACACAGTTGATATATTGTGTATTCTAACATCATTGAAGTAACCTGCCGGAATTTCCCCCGAACGCCCCTCTATCTCATACATATTGATAAATCTATCATTTATTCTATATCCTAATGAGATAGGCTCATTTCTCCAGGATACCATATTAGAATCTGAGGCTTGATTAATTTGATACGTTCCATCACTATTTACAGCTAAATTAATACTTCCATCACTATTAGCTGAGAATGGAGAAGCAGGCTTCCCTATGAATATCTTGCCCCTTTCTTCATCAGTAAATTGTGACCCTCCACTAGTAGTATAGTAGGAATATGCACTTGTGTAGCAATTTAATATATTAGAATCTGTATCAAATTTTATATTGTCCCCATATTCAATAGTTGCTTTAGCTGATGTGGGCATATGCACCTTAAATATTGGTAGAAAGTTCTTAAGTCCAGATATTGCAGCTACCCATTTAGCCATATGGGACTCAATAGATTCTTTACTCTCTCCAAGAAAGAAGTTTACATCAATATCCTTACCTGCATTGTTGATTGGTATATTGACATCGCAGCTAGTATTAAATGCAGTATGGTACACAAACTCTAGATTATTTGGACCAACAAAACTAAAGCTCTTATTACCCTTCTTCACAACTAGCATTTGGCTTAAGAAGCATTTAATCATCTTCTCTACCCTTATTAGTGTAGACTCCACCTGCACATTCGCATTCTCAGTCTTTCTAGATGCAAGATTAATGGGCCAATGATTACCATCCTTATCTTTCCATGTTGCTATTAGATAATTATCCTCATCATCTATCTCTTGGTCTTTCCTAAACCAAGCTGCATTAGTGTATTGAGTACCATTGAATCTTAGTGATGCAGCATCACAGTCATGTCCACCAAATATTCCAATTGTACCATTACCCATACTAGCTAGGCAGGCTCTTAATCCTTCCTCATTGACTCCTGCCCCACCATCCGGACCCCTAAAGTCCCCTTTAGTATGAGCATCTCTAAGTACTCTAGAATTATATGCTAAATGTCCTCGACTTCCTGTGACACAATATAATACATCATCAGCCTCCTTAAATGTAAACAGTTTATTTAGCTCTGATGTATCTAGAGAAGAGCTATAAACAGGCATTAGTTTCTCTACTTCTGCACTTGTAGATTTAACAGGACCATTTGCAGCTATAATGTTTCTGGATGTATATATCTTACCCTTCAGCTCCTTTTTAGAATTATCCCAAGTAAAGTTCTCAGTCTTTTCAAATAACTGGTCAGTACCTATCTCTGAAGTTAATGTAGAGTTATTACTAAATGCAATGTTACTATTGTCAGGTTTACCAAATGTAGCTGTTGGGGTAGAGCCAAAGAAGTTATTTATTACACTTTGGTCTGGTTTACCTGCATAAGTTCTATCATCGAAGTCAAAGTCTGCAGCTGGTCTAATAGTAACATCATATACACCTGTCTTTCTTGTATTGTATCTATAGTTAGGTTTAGCATCAGACGTAACTTCTTTAATATAGTCTAGTGGGCTAACTACGTCCTTGTCTACAAATGTCTGACTATCATGAACTTTAATAGCAGTAGTGATATTTCCATTCCTTACAGATGTATTTACCTCATTCTTAGTTCCTAATAAAACTTTCTGTCTCGCACTTCCACTAGGTAACTTATTAAAGTCTGGAGTTTCTTCAAAGCTATCATTGAAATAGCTTCCAGTATATACTAACTCATATCCAACCGTCTTCTTAGTATCACCTACATACCTATCAATTCTTACTATGTATATCCAACTCTTTCTAATTGTTGAATCTCCGAATGGAATTATCTCTTCGAAAGAACCATTATAGTATTCTTTAGATATGGTATATACATAATCACCGTTTAGAGTTGCAGCAGATTTAGCCTCAGCTGAATCATTTATATCAATAAATGTAAACTCAATTTTGGTAATGTTAGAGTCTTCATTCAAATTGTAGTAGTCATACCCCCAACCAATCTTTAGATATGTATCTGTCACATAAAATCTCCACTCCCCTAATACCTCAGAATTAGTTCTAATAGCATCAAAGTCTATAGTGCCAATTTTAGCCATTCTCTCTAATGCACCATAAGGGCAGACTGGTAATATTTTATATGTTTGTTTACCTGTTTTACCACTTTTAACGATTATAGATTTTACTGCATAATCAGCCTCCTCTAATATTCCAATCTCAGCTGGATTCTTCTTAGATGTTCCTTCATATACACCAGTAGTTTCACCTGAGAACTCTACACTGATAACCTTGGATTCATCATTACATGAATACTTTCTTATCAGGTTAAATGTGTCAAAGGTCTTTAGCTCAATTACTAAAATTAATGCTCCAGATGATTTAGCACTAAATACTTGTACAAGTTCTTTAGATTTAATAACATCTAACATAGGAGTGTCAGTATTCTCGTAAATCCACAATCCATTTTCATATATCTTTAAGTTCTTCTCATCTATATAATCAATGTTACCGCTGCTATTTATAACTCCAAGTCTTAATTTAACTACACCTTTGTTTATAGCTTCTTTTATAGCAGTATCTATAGTGGTAGAAGTTATTACAAATCTATCACCAGGATGAAATATCTTTACTTCACCTGTGTTCTCAGTCTGGAATAACCTTTCCTTATAATATTCCAATTCTATGTAAGGTACACTTCCCTTCATCGTTATAAATTTGGAGAAGTCAAACCGTATAGGTGTTACATTTAAATCTTCTCCTTCATACAGTTGCTGAGGGGAGGGGAATGAGCCTATCTGACTCTTACCAGTGACAGGATTATGGGCAGCTACATAGATTATACCTCCATGCTCTTTCATTCCTACAGGCACATAACCTTTATCAAGATAGGCAGTATGGACTTCTCCATTCCCCATATCATTCTGCAGTACAAATTCATTACCATTGTACGTTATTATAGTACCGTTTAAGCAGTTCGTTAATACATTACTAGGGGTAGTTAGTGGATGTAAATCCATTATTAAACCTTCCCCAAAGGTATTAATTGCTTCTTTTCTCATATTTTATAAGTTCATAGTTGTTACTACTAATAAGTATGTCCTTGAACGTACTTGGGCTATCTCTTACTAATGCAACTTCTAAGTCATTGCATTTCATTGTATCTTTAAAGAATGTATATCCCATATCGGTAACATATCTATACCTTACGATATATTTAGACCAGCTATAAAACACTTTAGCTTCATCAAAAACCTTCATTCCGAATTTGTTGTGGAATATAAAATTCTTCTTCTTTCTTCCCCTTCCAGTAGTAGATTTAACTACTGATTTATATTCATCTTCTGTTAATCCTATATAATAGTATCCATCCCACTCTTTAACCTTTTTAGAATATAGTACTCTTAGCTTCCTCCTAAGCATTCTCCTATAGTAATTATAGTGTTTAATTGAATCACGTGTAAGTTGTCCACAATAAAACCAATACCTATACTTGGTACTACTAATAAGAGTATCACATCCCCTAAGATTGTAATAGTATAGCATCCTCCATCCATATTCGACAGCTCGTTTGACATCCTCTGGAGGTACTGTAGGGAATTGGGATATTAGCTCTGGTAAATAATCATTGACACTTTTAAGCATTAATAGTATTGTTTACCTTGGTTTGTATATTCTAATATCCTATCTCTATGCTCAGGGTCTAGATATATTAACTTCTCCCTCATAACCCCTTCGGATTGAAAGCGGAACACCATTTGATATGCACAGAAGTTAGATGTTAGAAAGTCTACCTTAGCCCACTTACCATTTCTTCTCGCCTTAGAGAACTCATCCCTCTCGAATCTCTTCATCCTTAACTCCGCCTGTCTAGACCTAGTCGGGAGAATAAATGTTACATTATTCTCAATTATATCTTCTAAAACCATATTCAAGGCACTCTTAAATATCTTCTTAGCGATGATTTCCTTGTGCCTATTACCTATTAATTCCTCACACGCCTTCGCAGTCATCTTCATCTTCTTAGTGGGAAAGGAGATGAATAACTCGTCTATATTCATGGCATATCCTGTAGCGTAATTCATTATTTTACAAATTTCCAAGTTTTATTAAATATCTTCCTATTCCAGCTTGTCTTAGCATCGAGGATTTCGTTCATATCATTCTGATTAATGTACATTGGAACTCTGGCAGCATCACATAGTCTATACCACCTTTGCTCAAGAAGTTGTGCCTCTTGTAACATATTTTGATTATGCTTACTCCAGCCCTCTTTAAACCTGTCCGTGTATGCACAATAACAAGCTATTGCATCCTTCTCTTTCTCATTGATAAATGGTAATCCATCATCATCTAGTAAGATTCCCTTATACAGTATATTAACTGAACCATAATCCTTGTCAAAGTACAGAGTATCATTCACTCTCTCATACTTAGCTAGCTTACCACTAATGTAGAATGGATTGTTATATACCTTACGTCCTTCAATATAGTTCTCAATGAATTGTGATTGGTAATCTCCATTGACTGTATCATTAGTAGTATATCTCCAGTCCTCAAAGTCGTATGTTACAGCCTCAACAAAGTCACAATTACATGGTAGTGTAACCGTTAAGGTTTCACAATCTATCTTACATCTATATCTGTATAGTTTAGTTTGTCTATTACCTATCTTATTCCAGGCAATCAGACCTATTTCTTCAAACTCTTCTGGTGCTAATTCAATACCATATAGTAGATTAGCTTGAGCATATGCTGATTGGAAGTTTTCCATATTAATGTGGTGCTTGGTCGTTAGGTAACAATGGAGATTGAAGCTGACGATAATATCTTAGCTTCTTCTCCGTCAATCTCTTCTTTATTTCTGCATCGATGAAAGTCATATTATTAATGTCTAATGCAGAACAACATCCATAAGTTTGTAACTGACGTGGGTCTTTGAATATACCTACCACAGATACTTGCTTTATAACTGGAAGATTGAATATCCAGCAGTCATACATATTGTTGGCATTAGGAGTAACATCAATATACACATAAGGTCTGTTCTTAGCCCTCTTTCTGTATTTATGATATTGCATTACTGTTGGACTTATGTACCATATAAATGGCTGTCCTTTATCTACAGAGCCTATGTATTCAATTCCTCCTCCGAACTCAGTTAGTAACTGTGGTATTTCAAAGTGGAATGTTGGTGTACCATCTGCTTTATTGCCACAGGTACAGCTCTCTATATCCTTACAGTCTACGTTGATACAATTAATAGACATTAATAAATCCCTCTTAGGAATAAGTCCTTTCATGGAATATTCCTTAATGATTTGCAATCTTTCATCTACAATATCATCTTCTAGTTGTTCTATTGATAATGTGTTTGTAGTAGTATAACCTCTAAGTCCAGACACTATATCGTTATAGATTGCAGATGCTAATTTAAAATAATATCCCATAAGTATAAAGTAAAAAAGGCGAAGGCTTAATTGCCCTCGCCTTCAGTTTTAAGCACTTGCTTGAGTAACTGTAATTTCTTTAGCTGCCACAGCACCAGTTTCATTATCTGTACCAGTAATACCAACCTTAGTTGCACCAGGAGTTACAGTAATCCAATCTGCTTCTGTCTCTGTCTCTGTCTCTGTCTCTGTAGTTAGGGTACCTAGCACAGCTAATGCTGTTTCGAACTTTGCAGCGATAGACTCTAGTACATAGAATACATGAGTAGTCTTAGATGTAACTTGCTGACCAACAGCAGCACCCCCAAACAGACCTCTATCTACTGTGTAGTAAATAGTATATTGGTTGTACTTCATTCCTGGGATAGGAAGTTCCTCTTGGTTTACAGCTTCAAATCTTCTAGCCTCAATAGTAGGTAATCTAAGGTCTTTTAGGATGTGAGTATAGGTACCAAATCCCTCAATACTCTTAGTAATTGTACCTTCTATAATATCCTCATATACTTCGTTAGTAAGTGGATTATTAGCAGCTGTATTAAGCTTTTGAATCTTAGCCTCAGTGAATAATTGATACTCATCAACTCCGTGGATTATTAACTTATCGTCTTTAACCTCAGTTCTGATGTATTTATCACCGTAGAAAGCCTGAATCTTATCAATAACTCTTTTAATTTCTTTAGCAACATCAGTTGCAAGGGTGGAATCAGAGGTGATTCTGAACTCATAAACAAAAGGCTTACCTTTGAATACGAAGTCATTAGAGTAGTATGAGTTCTGACTTCCAGATAATCTGATGTATAACTTCAACCTATAGATACCTACGCCTGGGTTAGTAATAGTGAACTCTGCCTTACCAATAACTGGGTCGGAAGCAGTTCTCTTGTGCATAGCACTTACGTTCTTCTTGAGGAACTTGTTTACACGTCTTACCTCAATGTTGTCTGAACCCTTAACGATTTTATCTAAACCAGTGGTTACATCTTCCAGTGAGTTTAATACAATAGTGTTAGTGTACTGAAACATAAATTAATTATTTTTTGGTTTGTGACTGTTGCTGAGCTGGATTTGCAATAGTCTGATTAACTGCTAAATTAGTTTGAAGCCTTGGGTCACCTGCGTTCTCCAATAATAGCTTTGCCAGCTCATTTATAATCTCTTGACACACATAATCTGGAAACTCCATGACTTGTGATGTATCTTCAACCATTTCAATCTGGTCTTGTGTTAGTCTAATTTTTTGAGGAGTCTTAATGTAATCAACAAATATATCAGTTAATTGAAATACAGAAGAATCCTTGCCATACCTAATTTCAAGTCTAACTTGAGATGGATTTCCATACCTATTAACTCCTGGCTGTTCTATTAAGTCTACTGACTTACCCCCAATAGTAATTTTAGTTGGAAGTGAACCATCTGTACCAGTAGTTTGCTGAATAGTTGTGTTTGGTGATATACTTCCTTCTCCAGCAGTAAGTCTTACTGGATTAGTAGGCATTGTCGTAGCACTATTTACATTGTGTATGAAGTAATAAGGATTTCTATAGGAGGGTTGCATATAGAAGTTCCTTATTATCTGTGACCAAAGGTCTGAGGTTAGACGCTTAGCACCAATTTGTACATAAGTACCAGCATCATAGCACTCGTATGTCTTTACTACTTTGAAATTGCATACACAATTCAAAATATGTAAATAATCCAATGGTAGATTTACTTCATAAACAGCTCCATACAGTGAGTTAGTTTGAGAACTAACAGCAGCGTATGTGTTTGTAGCCAGAGTAGGCTGGAGGATGGCAGTAGATTTTAAAACTCTAATGTCATCTGTTGATTGTTGATTTACATCATAAATGTTGTACTTCTTATTAATGTATTGGTATATCGCCTTATTTAATAAGTAGTTAAAGTCCTCAAGTAAAATACTTGGAGCAGCAGTCTTATTCATTTCAACTAATGCTCCTCTGTATACTTGTTTTGCTGTCATTTAGGTAATGTTATTTCTTAGATGCACTTTCTTCTAAGTACATATCGGGATAAGTATCTCTCTTAATAAGTTCAAGTACCTTACTGTTAGTAGGGTTCTTCATCCAAGTGATTACTGCATCATCAGTTGCACCCAATACAATGCTATCACCATATAGATAAACCTTGTTCTTAACGTATATGACATTTTTGTCTTTAGCGTCAATAAACATCAATCTCAGATTAATATCTCCACCAGTATATAGGTCAATAATCTTCTCTGGAGATTTATGTGATATTTCAAGCAAGTAGTCTGTAATATCTGCGTCTGGTGCATTACGCATATTCTTACCAAGCAATCTAGCTTTAAGTGCTCTACCTTCTGCACCTTTAGGGTCTCCGTAGATGTAGGAGTCAGCATCGTGGATAAGTTTCTTCTTAGAGATTCTCTTAGCAGTATCATATCCAGGTCTTTCTACATATAGTTCAGCTGTACCATAACGAGCACGAGCCTTACCCTCAGCTATTTCACCATCAATTAGTAAATTTCCTTTAGAGTCCCTTGCATCTCTTGATAATGCAATAAGAGGACAATGTTGTATTGAGTGCCACTCAGCAGCCTGCCATTCATCATTTAGATTGAATGTAGTACCATCTTCTATAATGAATACTTTATTCTCAGGAATAAGTGGTTTACCTTCATTTCTATCCTTATCAGAGATAATCATATCACCCTTACTATCTACTGGTCTAACACAATCAGGAAATCTACCAGTCTTCGGGTCTCTAACAGGATTCATGAAGTATTTCTGCCCAACTTTACCGAACACACTTCTTAAAATAATTATATCGTCTAAAACATCAGCCATATTAATTCGTATTTTTATTGTATATCATACATCATCTTTATAATGAGTATGAGAGGGACTATAGATTAGCCCCTCCCAACACATCTTGATTATATATTTTTATTATGCTTCTTTCATAATGAAGCTTCTGTATGGAGAGAATACTCCAACACCAGAATAACCCCAGTTGATTACCTTAGATGCAGCTGTAGTACTTGAAACAATACCAGAGCTTAGACCATCTAAACCACCCACACCAGGATACTTGTTAGTAATGAAGTCACCACCCTTCAACGTAAACATTTGCCCTCAAATACACTTGTTGTGTAAATTTAGGAGTGCACTATATCTTTAACTTATTCCTGTAAGTATATTATTCAATATATTTAAAAATGAATCCTCCAGCTGTTTTACGTTTGCCAGATAAAACGTTAGGAGCACCACAAGTATCAGCCTTTGCTTCTCTCACTGTGTTAAATACTTGTACAAGCTCACCATTCAATGTATATTTACCAACCTTTCTTGCTTGAGTTTTAGTCTCCAGTTTCTTCATATTAGGTAACTTAGTAGCACTCCACTGAAATCCATAAGCAGAATTTCCAATTCTTAATGCTCTATAAACTGCTGATGGATTTTGTACCCCCAATTCCTCTTGTAAATCACTAAATGTAGGAATAAATTTTATAAATTCTCCAGATAATGTGTACTGATAAAACCCATCGTAGGACTTCCTTTCAGGAACTACAATCATATTAGTACGATATGTAGTTACATAATGGTCGCAGATGCTATAGTTACCTGAAATAGCCGTAGAAAGATTAGCTGCTGTCACACCAAGAAACTTAGAACATTCTGTAATTGATTTAAATTCCTGTAAATAGTTACCATCCTTATCATATAGATAGCACTTAGTTTTATTCTCATCAATTTTAAATTCTTCTGGATTAATGGATTCATATTTATAATCCGTCCACAAGTAACCTAGACTAGGAGTTCTTTCAAATATTGCCCGACCAATACAGAAGCTGGAACATTTATATTCTAAACTAGCTTCTGTTATAGAAACCCACTCCTTAATAAAGTTCCCATCTAAATCGTACTGATAGATAGTTTTTACTTTAATCGGAGGTAAACTCCCACCCAGAGCAATATTATAAGTATCCTTTCTGCTTATAAATTCTTCATCGACTAACCATCGCTCTAAGTCTAACGCATCTTCTAAGTCGTCAAATGCTCTAAGAGTCTTTCTTATAAACTTATCTGGACCATACTTATTTACAGCAGCTTCAAATGGAGTCTTACTGTATCTGTATGTACTTCTATCATTTACCTTCACACCATTACCTAAGTATCCATCGAAATCATATGGAGTTTCAGTTTTATGTACTCCAATATAAATCTTCTTGTTAACTGTATTTGTTGTTAAATATACTATGTATTTCATTTTTAAATTATTGATTTTACTTACTCGTTAAGTTATCTCCCACTTCCATTAGATGTTCTAATGTACGTCTCGCGACTAGCCTCTGGACTTTCATTGGAGCTACGATTACCATCGCCTGCATATCCCAATGCTTAGCTGCTGATTGTCCTTATTAACAGGAGTTCCAGCAATTCAGGAGTTATTTGTCATTTATCAGTTTAAAGTGTTATGCAGCTGCTACCCAAATGTTACTTAAAATAGCAGGTTCACCACTAGTCTTATCAGCAGTAAGGTCAAGCATTAGACCAAAGCCCTTTTCAGAACCCCATTCACGAGAGAATGTTCTGTCTACCTTGAATGAAATAGTGTTACCACCGATTTCGTAGCTATTGAATGTAGCACCAACGTCTACATATCCATTAGCCTTCTTAGACCATAGATAAGTACCACAAGTTTTGAATCTAGCAAGCCATTCTGATAGACAGCTTTGAATGTCATTCCACATCTTCTCGTTGCAGATGAATACATACTTGTTACCAGTTGGATTCTCACTCTTCTCATTCATCATAGCCATAGCTGTAGTGAATGCTTCTGGAGTAAGTTTGTTGTATACATACTTAGATGCAAATCTCTCGATTTGTGGGATGATACCATCACCAATATAGATTGGACGACCAGTGTCAGGGTCAGAGATTGTTGGTTTACCGTTCTTATCTACGTTAGTCTTATTAAATAATAGACCTTGGTTACGTACTTCAAGGAAGTTTCTTAATAGATTCTTCTCAAGAGTATCCATCTTATACATTGTCTCTTTTACAGCACCATTACCTTCACCCTTACCAATACTGATGAATGTTTGCTCAAGTGGCTTGAATAGAGAAGTATAGCTATCATCAACACGATGTGTTGTAATGTAACCTCTGTGTCTCTCAATGTTAGATTGATACTTAACATAACCCTCTTCATGAGCTTCAGGCATAGCGTTAGATTGGAATCTTGTAGTGTCACCAATCTGACATCCGTCTAAGTCAAGAATTGAAGAATAGTCATTATCAATTAGTCTTACCTCAACAGTCCAATAGTTATCTGCAACTCTTGTAGGTCTAGAGATAACTTGGCATTGCTGCATTGTTTTGTCAATCTTAAAAATGTCATACTTCTGGTAATAGTTCTCTTTGAAAGCCATTACGATGGTTGTACCACCTTCACCATTAGTTGCTGGAACATCTGCGAACTCAACTCTCTTGATGTAGTTGGTTTCAACTTCCCACTCGAAGTACATACTATCAATACTTCTGTATTTGCTATTTGACTTAGAATCCATGTAGAAGATATTTCTTAGGGACTCTGTCAAGTAAGAAGCAGTTAGGTTAGGGTAAAGTCTTGAAACTATACCAAGTCTAGTTGGTTTTGTGCCTAAGAACTTATAGAAATCTTCATAAGTTCTAGTTTCGCTCATTGTAGGGCGATTGGTTACGAAATTTGCTACTATCATACTTTATAATTTAAATTTAATCTAAATCATCAATTGTTATTACTTTCTTAGCAGGGGCAGCCGTACTACCTGCTGTTTTTTTGACCACTGTCTTAGCTGCGTTTGGAGTTTTACCTCCCTTAGCATCTTCAAACCCTTTATTATAATTGTATTTAGATGCTTCTGTAATCTTCTGTTTGTAATAATCAGTAATTTGACTAAACGCCTCCTGTCCTTTAAGCGCATACCAAACCATGCCAACTAAGGTCTTAGGGTCATTTAACGCTTTGGCGATGTGTCTCACTCCTGCAACATCTGAATCTAAGATAAAGCTAGCAATTTCATTCATATCGTCCTCAGACAAGGTTAATGAGGACTCACCCAAGTCAATGGTATCATTCTCTTGAATTGCAGCCACAATAGTGTCTTCGAACTCTTGAGCAGCTTTCTCAGCGGCTAACCTTTGTTCTTCCTCCTCTTGTTGAGCTAGCAACTCTTCTTTCTTCTTGTATTCATTGCGGATACCTTGAACCTTCTTCTGATATAGTGCTTCATTCTGTTTAGCTAATTCTAACTCAGCAGAAGCATCTTCCTCAGTAAGCTCTGGGACTTTAGCTTTTAAATCTATAAGATATAGTTCATCATCTGGGATAGAATCAATCTCATATACAGGAGTATCTTCTTGATTAGAATCTAAATACTCTTGAATAGCTTGCTGGGCGATATACTTCTTATATTCATCTGCGCTCAGATTACTTGCCCTTAGATCATTAATAAGACTAACTTCATCTTCTGCTAAACCAAAGTCATCATCTGACTCGTCATAATTTAAGATTTGAAGTTGTTCCTCCCTTGAAAGTTCATTAAAACTTTTCTCTTCAATCTCTCCTGCCTCATTCTCAAATTTAATAGCTTCAGGATTGATTCCTTTATCTTTTAGTAGGGTAGTGATGATGTCGTCCTCAGTTGGCTCACCAGACGGCTCATCTTCGTGAACTTCCTCGTCTTGCGGTGCAGAACCATCAAGCCAGGGCTTCTCATAGGTATCCTCATCAAACTCAGTTCCAGGAGTTACGTCTTCGTCTAATCCTACATCGTCAATGTCTAAATCCTCTAATTTCATTTTCATATTATTCCCTTTTAAAGTTATTTGCAAAATTAAGGAATTTTTAGGGTGTCCCAAAATGAAATATTGAAATTCATTAATAATTAGGAACACCCTTACTTATTACCCTTGTATTGACTTGATATAATCCAATATACCCTGTACGTGTAGACGAGTTATAGTTGCTCTACCCTCATCAGACAACAGATACTCTACATCTGCCTTATTATCTTGAAACAGATTTTCTGTTAAAACTGCTGGGCACTTAGTCTCCCTGCATATAGCTAGATTCTGTTTCCAATATACTTGTGTTTGTGAATATTTCCTTAGTGTTAAACCCTCTTTACGTGCTGCTTCAAACAAGCACTCTGCTAGTTTCTTACTCTTGCTTGAGCTATTGTTGGATATAAATACACTCCAACCTTTAGCATTCATCCAATCTGCCCCGCTACTAGCAGCATTACAGTGAATCGACACCAATACAGTATTAGCTTTTCCATGTATATCACAGTATTGGTTTACTATTCGGCATCTCTGCATAAGTGGTACATCTACATCGTCTGTAACTACCAACTCAACATTAAAGCCCTTATTAATTAATTGTTTCTTAACCTCGTCAGCAATCTCTCTACAGTATTTATACTCCCTAAGTCTTCCATCTGGGCTTCTTTTACCAGGAGTTGATTCTCCGTGACCTGCGTCTAATAGTATTATCATAATTTACTAAATTTTAGACAAGTGTCCAACATATTTAAACTTATGCTACCTGCATCATCCATCTTCTTAATAGTATCCTTTATGATAGATACTTGTGCAAAGTTGATATTATAAGTCTTGGGAGTGTCAGCACTAATGTCCCACGTTATCCTACCATCCTTCTCTTCTAAGTTTACTAACTTTCTCTCTTCATCGCTAAACTTTATTAGCTTAACTAAATCCATTACTTCTACTAGGTCTGTTATCTTTCCTGTACTAGGCAAGATACTTATTAATGTGATTCTATCCTTAATATTTAAATTTACTTCCATATTACTCCTTTCTCCATCCAACTATTAATCCATTACATACAGTTATTCTAATGTCATCTAAATCTGGAAGTTCTTCTGGACGTCCTTCATTTATTCCCTTCCAGTATGTTCTCCCATCGTTACCTGTGGCGGCATATTTACCTAGGAAGTACCCATCCTTACATTGTATATGTCCTACAGCCTCTATTGCAATCCCTTTACCATCACGAAAGAATCCTGGGTCTGATATTGCAGAAATTTTTATCCCCACAGCTGGGTAATATCCAGAATCACTTTTAACATCTATAATCATACCACATGGATTATCATCATAGTGGTTCTGTGCATAGAAGTTAGCCTGCATTCCAGACGTTACAGGGAGAACATTTAATCCCATCCTAGACTGCACTATACCTCCAGATTCTGTCTTACCACTTGATATACCTATCCAGGGTGAGCCTCCAGAATATATAGACATTCTCCCATTCCTGAATGTATTATACGACCCAGGAATACTTTCCAATGAAGTACTAGACACAACAAATCCACCTATATAGGCAGTTAAGTATCCAGATTCATTAAACACTACACCATCATTTAGGGTTGTGTCTGACTCATCACTTGGATACTTGAAAACGTTAACCAGCCTTCCCCCAATACCATATTGGTTAGAGCTTTCTACCATTGTCTTACAATGTGGATATTGATACTTATAATAGCTAAGGCTACTTTCACTAATAGTAATCTCCTGCCCTCCTAAATAGCCTATATTGGCTAAAACTGTCCCAGAGAGGAATGCATTCCTAGCATAGAGGTCCCCTTCCTCAGTAATTATACAAGTTAGCTCTCCTTGTTTATTCTTTATATACAATCCTCTAGATTGCACTGCACCTTGAACGTCCAAAAGGGAACCCTGTATACGCCCATCATCGTTAAACATCTTACCAAGTGTCATAGCTAACTTGTCCCCAATATAAAAATAAAACTTATCAGCATTCATACTGATAGATGTTTCATAAACAGGATTGCCGTCTTTATCAAGTACTGGTTCTCCATTCTCATCTAAGACAGGAATCTTCTCGCCTTGGTCATTTAGAGTTTCCTTTATTTCTAGTCCAGCATTCTTGAACTTTAATAATATATTCTCTTCAGAGAAGTCTACTATAGACTGACCATTATTTAAATAAAACTCACCAGTTAGAAACACATTCTCACCGTATAGACCAAATCCATAGGGTTGTTTCTTGCCAAACATTTCATTGTAAATACCATCAAGTCTTCCAATTCTTACTTTTGTAGTCTTTGTAAGAGAATGTCTGTACTTGTTATCTCTCATCTTAATAACAGATGTTTGTGTAGGATATTCTGTACAATAATATGTTTTAGTTATAACATTCTCTCCATCTTTAATATCTACTGTAAAGGTAGGAGCACCTTCTATTGAGGGAGATTCCTGATAATAGTAATTATGCTTAGTTGACTTATATACTAATTCCCTTCTATCATATAATGGAACATCATATAGAACTGAATAATCAGGTCTATTTAATTCAGTGATTACATCCATATATGGACCACCATCATCACTTGATGTTAAATATAAAGCACCTTGTCTCTCAGTGTTAAATATGTTTCCCATTTGAATCATATCATCACCTTCAGATATATCATCCAATCTATCACTAGTAGTATTAGATGAAGATACTTGCTTCCTGGCTCCCGTATTAACATCATAGCTAGTTTCGGTCTTACTGTACTGAGTATTGTTATAAGATTCTTCTGAAGAAGCTACTGAACCATCTTCATTATAATGGATTTCAGTATAAATATCAAATACAGATGTAGCTTTCTGAATTATAAATTGTCTAGATTCCATCTGCGACATTACTACAGCATCATAATACTTTATATTGCCACCTGTATATTTCTGACACCTTATTATATCTCCCGGTTTAAACAGGGGATATTCCTCATCATCAGTATTTACTACCCACAAATTAGGCATCACAACAGTAGTATTCATACTACTATTAAATTGGCTATTTGATTCTGCAATAGCTTGATTAACTATTGTTGTGTCAAGTCCGAAGTATTTATAGAATGGCTGTATTGGTGTTAGGTAAGTACTATTAAATCCATTCTTCTCAAAGTCTTCTGTGGCAACTTTATCACCCTTCGGAATCATATAGAAAGCCGCATCCTTATTAAAAGTCTCAGTTAATGTCCACTCTAATGGGATAGTACCTTCATCCCATTGTCCTTCATTTCCTCCCCACTTAGTAACCGTCATTCCCATACTGATATAGTATAGAGTTATACACTTTCTAAATGCAATGTGGTTTTGGTCTGATGAAGTTGATGTTAATAGGGACTCATCGTATAAAGTCTGAGGTCCTCTAAACAGAGTATTACTAACAAGACCTCTAGGGTCTTTAACATGAATTATAAACTTGTAGTTTACAAATGTTTTAGGCGTGGTATTAATTGAATCTGCCTTAGATATTTCTTTCGTTCTGGTAACTGTACTAAGTGTATTAGCTCCATTACCTGGAAGGGGGATATAATATCCATCTGTTGATAATAGCTTTAACATAGCATCTATGTTCTCACTTGACCCAGTCCATGTGCCAATACTTCTAAGTTGTGCATCTGTTAAAATAGTGGGTTGCACAGCCTTACTACATTTACTTGAATTAGTAACCCAGATACTTCCATTGGTTGCACTTATCTTATTGATTACCAATTCATATACTCTCATAGCTTTTCTAACTACAAGATAGTCAACTGTTAGTGTATTGGTATTTGCATCCAATCTCCAACCATAGCCACCAAATCCTGACATAAAATCAGGGGATGTTAAGCTTCTGCTGGTAACTAAATCTCCATACATACGGACATTATCCTTAAAAACCCAAGTACCCTCAGAGACTCCTTTGCCTTTAAATGTCCAATTTCCATATATATATTCATCTACGTTCTTCTTTGCCAAATCATCGGATGAATATCCATTAATAAATTCAGCATTTAAGTTACTAACTAGCTTAGACGAAGCCACTATTAAAGGGGGACCAACAGTATTGATTTCTAACTGTCCTGTCATTGTGTCTCCCTTACGTCTTACATATCCATCATCAGCACCTTCTGCTGCCTCTATTAAGGCTATATATCTCTCATCATAAGAAATATATAGAGTGGATGTAAGTGTATTATAAATGAAGAATCCATCTCCTGGATACTCCATCTGCTCCATCTCAAGTAAGCTACCAACTATAATAGTTTGACTTCTTATTTCTGATTCCTGTACTTGGTCTAATAATTTTAGAACATCACTAAGCACTCTAGAATTATTGCCGGTTTTGATATAAACCTTACCAAGAGTCTCAAGTACTAAATCAGTATATTTATTGCCAACTATAACTTTATCATTCCCTAAGAATGACTCAACTCGAATGTTTTCCATTGTTCGCTTTTAACGTCTTAAATATCCTCTCGAACTCATCAATGTCAGCCTCACCAAATTTGACTGATTTACCAAATAAATCTATGTTTATATTACCATCCTTATCAAGGAATGGCTCCAAATACATTCCATACTTGTCCTCCATATTATTAACTACGTAAGTTATGAGAGCATCAGTACCTATTGTGTTTATACCGAATAAGTTACCTACCAAGTTTTTAGTGAATGTGTTTGCTGCCTGAAATATCAATTCTTTATCACTCATTATTTAGCTGTTTTGTTCATCATGAGTTCATCAAATCTTTTCTTCATCTCCGGGTCACTCTCCATCAGTTCTAATAGTGGCTAACAGATTCTCCGCTGCCACTTTACCATCAGGGGAATTTACATATTCTGAACTAAACTTAGTCCCTAAGAATGCCATAAATCCTGCCTCATAGGTCTGTTTAGCCATTTGATATTCTTGTGTTTTAGCCAATACGTTCTGCTCGTCAACAGACAACGACCCAACCTCCCTGTTTATTTCATCAAGGATGGGTTGAGTCTTCTGTTGTGCTTGCTGCAAGTATTGGTTTTGTAAATCAGTATAATTAGTACCGAAAGGTTGTCCAAATAAGCTCATATCATGTGATTATTATGCTGCTGCAGGAATCTGTATCTCGAATACTGAGTAAGCACAATTACCTTTAACTGGCAATGATGTTGGTAACTCATCTAAGATAGCTTGATTAACAATACTAACTCCGTTAGGAATTATAACATCAATTACCTTATTAACTTCTGGAACAAGTGTAGTTATTGTCTCACTTGTAGCTGGAGAAGCTAGTATAGTTGATGTTTCTTCTGTAACCAATCTTACATTACCCTTACAATCAGTATACTGAGTGTTGTGTATAATATCAAACTTAGTAACCTGCATATAAGAAGCTGCACCTGTGTTAACTACAAAATAATTGTATTAAAATATCCAAAAATCATCTCTATGGTAATCACCTATTTGAATTATGTTACAGCCATTCAGCAGGAACCAATCTAGCCTCAAGACTTTCAGCATTGGTAATATTAGCCTTTGTTACTCCAGATAGGTAACCAGATACTACATTCAATACTGGGTAAGAAGCGGATGGGAATGGTGGAACAGCCCCAGCTAACGCAGCACAGTAATAAAACATATTACTGATATTGTTTATATTGTAACAAGTCTTTAATAAATCTTCAGTGATTAAAAGTAGTCCGTAAGGCTTTTCTTTAGATGCACCTGAGACTGTTACTGCAAATAAATTTGAAGCATTAGTTATTTTAGTGTTATTCTTAAACATATTAGCAAAATCTATTTGAGAATATATCTCTTGAGTTCCTTCTGCCTTATATGCCCTTTTATCGAACAGACAATTAGACCATACACCACTAACGCTCTTAAGATTAGCATTGTTGGCAAATAAGTCACTATTAATATCTACCCCAACTTCTATACTAGTTTGGGCAAATATATTCGATATATCTTCTAATTTAGTGTTATACTTAAATAAGTCTGGCGGGTATTTAATTCCCCTAGTAAAGGTTTGCCCTTGAAGATTAACGAAGGCGCAGAACTTAATGCCTTTAAAAACTGACGTTAGACTGGTATTGTCTTTCAACGCTTCAAATAGCTTACAAGGTATTCTGCCTACCATTCCATCGTATTCCTCAGTTCCTTCTACTGAATAGTTACCTGTTTCAGCATCAAACTTTTTAATGTTGGACTTATATGTAAAGTCAGCTAAAGAGTTCTCGAAGTTACAGTTAGAAGAGCAATATCTAAAGTAGTCAGTGGGGAACATGTAATTCTGATAACCTACCTCCGACCTGTCTAGGTCTTGCTGAGATATAGCCACCTTTTGTTGGGAATCATACTTAAAGTATCTTTCATTTAGTCTAGTCTTAGCAGCATCTAATCCACTCTCACTACTAGAAGCACCTTCCCAACCATATCCGTCTAAGTACCACACATCAAATGCTTGTTCACCGGGATTATATTCCTCACTATCTGGGTCTTCATTCCTATCGTAGTTATATGATTTCTTCATATTACTAACATCTAGCTTAAATGGAACTCTATTACCAACGGTCTGTATAATATGGTCTGCCCATACAGTCTTAGTCATTCCAGTTATTAAATCAGAACCCACATCTATAGTTCTGGTTTCATCATATCCAAGACACCAGCATCCTGAGAACACTCCAGCCATGTCGGTAATAGTCTGATTAATAACCTTACTTCCATCACTCTTAGATTTAGTCATAAAGAACAGTCTATAAGGAATCATTCCAAACACTCCACTGTTCTCAAATGCATAAGATACATCACTAAGGGCACAATTCTTGAAACCTTCTCCAACTAATTTTAACTTTAGATTGTTACATCCACTAAATAATCTCCTAATATTCTGTAGTGAAACACAATCGTCAAACATTCCAGCAGGAGGAAACTCATAAACTTTACCATCATTATTAATATCTATGCCACTAAAGAACGATTCAATACTGTTAAGGATAGTACAATGTTTAAATATGTCAGCTGGAATAGATTGTGCACCTTCTTCATCGGAGCATTCTAAACCACTAAATATACCAACAGCTTGTCGTAGAGTACTACTAATAGCCTGAAACATACTTCCCATCTCTGATAGATTTACTTGCAATCCTGCCCCACCACTATATTGGAATGGGAATTGGATAGAAGTAAATGTTGGAATATACCAAGTAGTTCCATTATCACTAATAGTCTGACTTATGCCTCCAAATACATTAGGACCTATCTTACCCACTAGCTTTATTCCATTATACACAGAATCTGTAAGTACTAAACTTTGAGTTACCTTATTTACGGTATGGAATAGATAAGTATTACCACTTGCATCATTATCAACAGTCATTTTAACCTTATCACATCCAGTAAACACACCTTTAGGATAGGTTCCAGCTAAGTTTCTTAGATTAGTAAAGAATGTCTTAGAGCTTAGAAATCCCTCTGTAATTGGCGTAGTTCTAGTACTAACACAGCTCTTTAGAGAGTAACAACCTCTAAACATATAGTCAATCTTTACTAAAGGAGAGTATGTAGTAGTTCTGCCATTAACAATAGGTGCAAATACATTATTATCTATCCATTCTATACTTGTATTATCAAATGCAGCTTCAGTATCAGTCAGCTTAGGAACGAAATCTAGGATGCCCCATGTAGAATCCCTAGCTGGATTATAGTCCTGACCTCTAGAGAAGAAGATTCCGCCTAGTCTAGTATTACTAAATGCTTCCTTAATAGTATTAACATTCGGACATGGTCTAAACATATCATACCATAAATCTCCAGATATATTACTACATCCTTTGAAGGCCCCCTCCAAAGAGGTTACTTTATCAGTAAGTCTAACCATCAAGTATTTAAAGTCATTGTAGGATAAGTTACTACAATCTTCAAACATGAAGTAAACTTCTGTAAGATTTCTATCAAATGTTATATTAGTTGCATCATCCCCTGTCAAGAATACATCAGTTCCAAATTGGGTATACAGTTCATTTGGATTTAGATAGAACGAATTACAGCCTCTAAAGACTTCACTACCTTGTAGGGCTATATGCCCTTTGACTCTCTGTAGGGAATTACAATCCTTAAATGCACCTAATGCTACTTCAATTGGATTGTCTTTATCATTTTTACATCTAACCTCTGTAAGCATTTTACAGTTGGCTGCTCTAATATTTTCTAGGTCTGGGAATGCAGTTAAGTCTAAATAGTCAAACGTCCTATCATTGTACTTAAGTGTATACAAAGATGTTCCAGAAATATCTAGTGACCTCAAGCTAGAGAAATTCGGCTCACCATTTACATATAAAGATGCCAGTACTATATCCTCAGTCTTTGTGTAGCTTAAATCTAACACTTCAAGGTTCCAAGCACCAGTTAACTCTAACTTTAGACCAGGGTTATTCTGTCCAGAAATGCCAAATTCTCTCATACCTGGGCAATTGTCAATAGTTACCTGAACTAAGGGACTTACAGAGTTATTAATAGAAGAGTAAGGAATCCGGATAGTTTCCATCTTCTCACAATTCCTAATAATTACAGTCTTTACATTAGAAGGTACCGATAAAGTCTTTATTGCACTACAGTTATTTATCTCTATAGATGTCAGTTTTAGGCAGTCTTCAATAAGTAGTGATTCAAGAAAGGATTGATTCTCTAACTTCAAACTAGTGATATCAGTTCCTGACATATTTAATACTTTCAGTACAGCAGATGTTGGGAACGTAATCTTAGTAATAGTAGAATAGGAAACATCTAACTCCTGGATTTTGTGACATCCACTTAAATCAAGAGTATAGGCTGAAGCAGTAGAACCAATAAGTTTTACTTTACTTAGGTTCAGCTTCTTAATGTTCTTTAGACCTATATCGTTAGCCTCGTTATATACACCTCCTTGGAAGAAATAAGCTGCATCCACATTGCCTAATCCACTTAAATCAAGTTCTTGCAACATAGGTAGATTAATATTATCCAAACCAGTCCAAGGATAACTTTTGAATTTAGTAAAGTCAGTAATATATTTGTTAGCATACATATACACCACGGTCTCACCAGTAGGCATAGGTAATATAACTGACGTGGGAGTATCTGTAATCCAGAATGCACCAGTAGTCTTATCATGTGAATAATGATAAAGTATTTGGCTACTCGCTGTTATATCAGTACTGAATCTTACTTCGGTAGCAGAACCTGTAGCTTTGTTAGAAGCCCATAGTCCAGTAATAGGAGATTCAATAGTAGTAGGTAATAGATTAGTATTATCCTTATAACCATATACTCCGTCTAAGAACATAATCCTCTTTCTAAACCAATCCTTAACGTGCATTACACGATTACCATGTAAGAACTTTAACTGACTAAAGTCTGTACTATCCTCATATTTACCAGTGTTTGGGTCATATGTCTTAGATATAGCAAGATACTTAATCTTATAATCATAGTTAAACATGATAGAACCAGTCTTCTCAGTATATGACTGATAGTAATCCTTAATGAATTTATCAGGGTCAGGGAATAGGTTAGTTCTTAGATTTACATATAATGATTCTAAGCTAGTTCTATTCTCTGTGCTACCACTATCTATGCCAGCTAAGTTTTCAAGCACCTCCCATATTCTATTCCACCAAGAGGCAAAGAACTGCTTATAGCTATCAGATGATACATAATTCTTCTCCTGTGTGTATTGGGTAATGCCAGTATCTTGTGAAGCAATATTATACCACCTATGTAAATGTGCCCAATATTCTACAATATCTTGTCCGGCATTATTAAGCCCAAATGCTGTATCCATATCATAGAAACAGCAATACCATACATCTGTACCCCAACTACGAATAGTTAAGTTCTTACACATAGAGTCCACACAACCAAACAGTAATGCAATCATAAAATAAGCACAAGCGTTATCCCAGTTTAGGTGTTGGTCACAAGCACTAAAGTTATAATAAGCATTCTTATCCAAATCGTAGAACTCTCCAGGAATAGGCTTAGTAGGAGTCTGCCCAGCGTCATCCATTGTATATTTCTGGATACGAGTAAGAGCCATATTAGCCATCTGAGTATAGAACTTCTGCACTTGATTATATCCAATTGCCTCGTCTCTGGATGTATACATTACGTCACCCATAAACTGTACAATCTTCATATCGTCTTGTTGGAATGCACCTTGAGCAGAAGAGTTCTGGTTTATTTCAACAGAGTATACTCCATTACTAACACCTGTATTCCACCTGCTAGCATCTTCTGTGTAATCTGTTACTAGTGTTGGTCCATCTTGGTTTACTTTAGTGTAGTCTAAAAGTAATTTTAGTCCAAGATTGAAGTAAGCATACCTACCCAGGTTGAAATTGTATATACCGCAGAATTTAGGTTGTTTGATAGTACCATCAGCATCTGGTGCATATCTAATAAATAGTAATACTGGGAAACCTTCAGAGGTATGCTTAATCTTACCTCTAATAGCATTGGCCTTATCAGCATCCCCTCCCCAAACATCATTACCTAACGACATGGGTGGGGTTGCTCCAAATGGAGTAATAGATTGTCCAGAAGTGTTCTTGGCTCTACCATTTACAATCTGACCAATTACTACGTTATTAACATGAGCGGAGTCTACTACGTCAGCTTTTAATGTAAATTCATTCTCTGGCAGCCAATCATCAGTAGGTTGGAATAGCATCTTCTTACCGGTCTGGTCAACATCACCCATATAAATCTCAAAGTTCTTAGCATTATAAGACAGTGAAGACGTACCCTGTAAACCAATAGTAACACCATTATTCTCTGACACTCCACTAGGAGTATTAATAACTACTTTACCCTTACTATCTTGATAAGTAATTTTAACGGGGAATTTCTTGCCCATTACTTCTACCTTATCAGATGCAGAGAATATTGCAGTTGAATATGGTTCAAATAGTGTAGGGCTGTTAGATGTTTCCTCTACTAACACAATAGGATAAGGTGTGTTAATTTCCATTTGCTCTACTAACTTAGAGTATAATAACTCACCTGTTAGGAAACCACCCTTACCTCCATCCAGAGTCTTATCCCATATTAAGCAGTTACCTGCACTATCAAATAGATTCTTAGTTCTTAACTCAGCATCTAAAGATGCATCAATCTGACCTCTTACAAGTCTTGCCTGTTCAGTGGCAGATATATAGTTCTGAACAATAGCATATTCACTCTGTGAAGATGTATAAATCTTAATATCATAAATATTAACATCAGAGAATCTACTTCTTACCCCATTATCATTTCTACATCCGAAATAGAAGTCAGTACCAAACATCCAGTCAATATCGGATTGTAGTACCCTACTTACAGCAGACAGCACACCATTGACATAGATTTTAAAGTACCAAGCATTTCCTGATAGTAATGATACATCTAAGTCTACAGTAAGTAACTCATTCTGAGGGAGTTTAACTGTAAGGGTATCAGCGGAACCAATCTTACATACAGCTTTCTCTAATGATACTTCATAACCAGTTTTTAATTCACCATCCTCATACTGACCTATACCGCATACTACTTCTTCTGGATAAGAAGAGGCGTCTGCCTTATAAGTACATGAGATATGGAATCCCATAGGTTGGAAGAAGGATACACCAGTACCAATATCAACAGCAGGGAACATTTGGTCAGCTACTTCAAGATAACCGTAAGCCTCACCACTTAGCCTTGTTGCAGGTATTTGGTTCACTCCATCAATGTCTTGTATGAAACCACTAGTTTTACCATTTACACCTTTTAGAGTAAAATTCACACCATCTGGGAACTTAGATGCGAATGCACCCTCGTATATGAAATCCCCGCTAGTTTTGATAGGATAATTCCAAGTACCAGTAGAAGTGTTAGGGAATCCAGTAATTTTACTATAATACGCAAGTAGTGTATGTAGGTCATTGTTAGCATATAAGTCAGTACTTACACTCTCTACTATCCTACAAGTAACTGTCTTGGTATATTGAGCAGAAGTATCACCAGGGTCATTTACTGCATATCCAAATAGGGTGATTCTTAAATATTCATCATCCTTATTAACAGATAGGTTTACTGTACTATATACAAATCTATTAGTTTCACTCTTATTAATATTCTTAATTGTACCTGTGTCGAGTAATGATACTTCACCACTTCCATTCATTAGATGGATTTTATAATCCATGTTGAATGTACTATACTTACTAAGACCATAACTAAAGTAATAACTAAATCCTAATTGAGAACCCTGACCATACTGTGTTAAATCCTCAAGAGTTTCTCCGGGATTTGAGGATGGGGTAAACTCTGTAATATCCTCGGTTACAATAACTAAGTTATTACTATCTGCTACAGTAATGTCGAATTTAATCTGTTCAGACTGTATTACATCACCATTAAGTGTAGTACTTGCCTGCGCTATAAAATAGAATCTTTGTCCAGCTTTTGGATTAAAGTGTTCACTCTCAAACAGTAGCTTACGAGCGTCATAACTTAGTGCACGAATAGCTGTAGTAATGTTACCTACCCTAGCAACTTCAATACCATTAATAGTCATCCAGAACTCTGCTGGACTCTGTAAGATATTATTAGTTACAGTGTAGTTAAGAGGTACTTCTGCAACACCACCCATATACATAGTCTTAGGTGGTATAGATTGAATCTCTAAAGAGATGGCACCAGCCACAATCTTTACGTATGTAGGAGTGGTGTATACATTATCACTATCATAGGCAGACAACTCTACGTCAGTAGTTCCAGATAATCCAGTAATGGTAATGTCTGTTCTAGCCATAGAGTACTTCTTCCATGTTCCTAATGTTTTGTTGGTAGCCAAATCTTTAGCAATTACAGTAAATGACTTTTTAACACCACCACTTTTAATTAAGATATTAAGTGTAACAGTATTAGTAGCTGTATAGACTGTACTACCTTCAGCTACATCAATGGTGTATTCTGAGCCATCCCCTCCACCACCACCGCCGCCTCCACCACCGCCGATTGCACCATTAAGGTACACCCAGGCTAGGTTTTGTTCTAACTTAGTCATTCTATTATCTAGCTTTGTGAAGCCATTGTCAATAGAAACTGATTCCCCAGCTTCATTTAAGAAGCCAGGGTTTGTCAGTTCCAATTCTGAAGCATTAGAAGCACCGTCGATTACCCATCTTCCAGTTACTTCATCATAATGTTTTATTTTCATTGTAATGTCTTTTCAATTACTATATTATTACTTGGGTTAGTAGCACCATTACCTCCAACCTTCTTTAAGTCAGTATAAGCTATAGGTACATTATACTTATAAGCCCAAACTTTAGTATTATCCTTTAGCTGCAGTTTATAAGACTTACCAAGTATTCTCTCCCTACTAGCTGTGGTCATGGATGGCACTTCAACTTCATTTCCCGTTCCTACATTCCATATAATATAGTTAGGATATTGTTGGGCACTGTTAACCTTAACAGTAGCAGTATTAGTATTTGGGTTTTCAATCTGGCTAGATACAGGATAATATTCTAGTAACCAAGGTATGTTCTTGGCAGGCAACTCTTTATTAGAGGTTAACTTATATCCAGTTGCTTGACACATTACATATCTTACATAGTTTAGACTAGCGTCAGTAGAGATTTGAACACACTGTCTTTCTCTATCAGGTAGATTGGTATACCATGTTGGGGACGGTGACTGGTCATATACTATAGGTTCCATTGTCCTATTGGGATTCTCACGTATATATCTTGAATTTGCATATGTATGTTTATGTCCACATAGGCATAGTTTAAATGTATTATCCTGTAACCATTGACTAAACCAGTAATTACCAACTGTATTTAGATGACTTCCGCCCCTCTTAATATCTAAGTTTTTATCGTAAGAACCACCTTCATTATGCTTTAAATAGCTCATAATTAAATCGGCGGTGATGATGGTAAATGGAGCTTCATGACAGAACGCAACCTTCCACTTAATTTTGGTATCAGCTGCGTGTTGTGCCAAATCAGCAGTTGCCCAGTCTTTTAAGTCATTATATACATTCACGCCAGCTATGTCTCCGAACACGTCTGTCCTTGCTAATTCAGTGATTTCAGAGTTCATAGACAAGAAATAGGTATTGCCATATACGAAACTATAGCAGCAGGGTATGTACACTCCAGCAGACGAAATGGGTACTGTATAAGGGTGCTCAAATGTAAAGAAAAATTCCACATTGGCGGGATTAGTTTTACTTTTATCTTCTCCATCCCCTAACGTGTATACATCCACAGGGGTTAAATCATTATTACCTACTGAATACATTTGCTCTGTATCTCTATAGATAACATCTCCACCCTTGTAATAGTCAATCCATTCGTTAAATCTATTACCATTCTGAGTCTGGTCTCCAGTATTTAAGCACCATTCATATGGATTCTCAGCTTTATCAGAGTTGATGTATTCTGCACTAACTCTCCACATTTCATATTCTTCTGCATTAAATCCTTGCTGGTCACTTACTTGTAGGAAGTTAAATCCTCTTTCAATAACCTTATCTCTATTTCTAAGAGTAAATGACCTTTCCTCAGTCCATGCCCCATCTCTACCTACCTTGTAATAATACTTCTGAGTATCAGCAGGTTCATCGAAGTCCTTAATGAACTTATGAACTGTAAATGGTGTGCCATCTGTAGTTATGCTTCTAATCCTATTATATATTTTATTAGTCCAATTCTTATGATTATCTGGTCTATTAGGATTAGTACTCTTATTCTCAGAGTTAATATCCTCCTTCTTAAAGGATTCAAATTTATTTTCTGGAGTATAATCTTCACCATCCTTTCTAATCCAGATGTACTCATCGTAGTATCCTACTGATACCCAGTTAAAGCATCTTGTCTTATGGGCATCATGTCCTAGTGTGCAAGTAACTATGTTAGGAGTACCTTCCACTAATAGATGCTTATTAAAGAATATATTCTTATTCTGTGATGAGTTCTTCGGAGTATACTCTTGAATATCAATAGCAGGATTAATTTTGTCCATATTAATATACGTCCAATCCTTAACATTACTCCTAGCACTCAGAGCCTTAGTAGCTTGCTTTACTGGGTCCATATTATAGTAACGCATTAATAATACATTACTTCCCTTAGTGGCAATGGGAGATGCCTCACATGGCATTGATTTATCATTATAACTACCTATTCCGACTAAGTCCACATACCATTTAATTACTCCGTTAGTAGTCCAAGGTGCAGTACTATTCATAACAGTAGTCTTGAAGTAATCTGTTGTTTCCTCACTACTAATGTAGAATGCACAGTCATAGCTAAATTTAATACAATCGTCTTTACTTGACCATATACTATGAGGCTGTACTCCTGCGCCTGTATCTCCAGCAATCTCAAGCCTTGTATTATTAAGAGTAGCATCTTTAGTCCAATACATATCAGGTTCACCAACTCTAATTAGTGTAGTATTGATGTTCTCTACGGAACATTGAGCACCCTTAATCAAGAATGTACCTTGAGATTTAAGAGTACCAATTAGAGGTAATGTAACCCAATCTCCACTATTCCTTTCTGTGTAATGTAAGTATAGTCCTTTTAGATTTAAGTCCTTCTTACCAAGGTTACACAACTCTACGAAATTGTGAGATACTGGATTGTAGTCCTTATCCTCTGATGTTCCTCCGCAGTACACCATATTAACATAAATCTTTGGAGAGTCTTTAGAACCTACCTCTTCTGGGATGATGGGGAAATATGGAGTAGTGTAGTAAATTCCAGTACCTTGAGTCTGAGCATTACCAGCTAAAGTATTCTTATCTAATCTATAATCATGTATATCTAACTTACCATCCTTAACCTGAATAAGGAATGTATTCTCTTTATTCGTCATGTCCGCGAACTCAATACCAATAATCTTGGTCTTAGCTCCACTGCCGCTTCCAATGACTTCGGTTAATATTCCATCCATTGTTTCTGAGTCTGGTCCAGGTCCTGGGTCTTCACCTCCACCACCTGTACTACCTATTTTAATTAATTTATAAGTCTTAGGGTCTTTAATCCATAATGTCTGAGTGTCATAACACCATAACAATTCCTTTGGTAAGAAATCACCTTTATTAGCTTGCATTTCTGCGTATGTACCACTTTTGATACATATATGCTTAGCATTAGGTAAATACTCTTTATATTCAGTAGGTTCAGGTGCATCAGCAAGAACCACATCCTTGTTAGCCTCTTGAGTGGCGTTGTCCTCTTCTTCTGAAGTACCGTAGTTAGGCTCCTCATTAGGCATACCATCATAGGCGTACCTCTGATTGTTTCTAAAGTCACCAGAATCTATCTGGCAGTTAAATGCAAACTCTAACTTCTGTACCTTGTCTTGTAGTACTGATATAACCTTTAACAGGTCTTGAATCACAGTACTGCTTGTCATATGTTCTTTATTCTCAGAAGTATCTATCCAAATACCTCCCTTATCTTCAGGTGGTGTATCCTGTATATAAATTTTGGAGAAGGATTCCCAAACAAATCCATTAAAGTAACGTATTTCATTAATATCATTAACGAATACTATTTGCCCCTTAACTCTAAGGTCATCCCTATCAAGTAGTTCTTCTAAAGTGTCAACTACTACAATAGACATTCCTCCTCCTCCACCTCCTCCACCTCCTTGTACTTTCCATACGTTCCACACCCCGTTATAGAATTGATACATATGGTTGCTGTCAGGTGAATTTTTGACGTAACATAGCATACCCTCCTTTAACTTCTTTGTGTTGAGAAAGGCTTCCATATCACTCATATTGGTAACTTGGATGTAACCACCACGTAAATCATTAACATCTGCTAGTGCAAAGCTAGCATTGTTCTTGGGTTTTAATTGACCAATTACCTCAATATATTCATTCATGCTGATAAAAATAAAGGGCTATGTTATTCACACAGCCCTCGTTTTATATTACTGTTCTACGAATAAGCTATGAAGCACTTCTAGAAAATCAGCAGCACATAACTTCTGTCCATTTATTTCAACATCATTGGCTGCATTTACTTCAACAATCTGAGCATACTCATCTTCGTTGAAGTGGGCACAGTCAGCTACTTCATCCTTACTCCTTTGGTCAAGGTAGGTGTTGTATTCCTCAGTTATTTGCTTATTCCATTCCTTTATCTTCTCTCTCTCATCTTGAGTTAGGTCACTTTTACTAGCTAACTCTCTATATTCACTCGGAGTTAATTGTGAGATAGCTTCTTGTAAATCATCCTCCACTTGTCTACGAAGTTTACCTAATTCAATACGCATTGACATAATCTTTACCTTTAAATCTTTACTGAGTTCCTTGTCCTTATCCCTAAGTATAATCTTAGTAATAAAGTTGTGCCTAATCATCATTTCGTTTACTGTCATAGTCCTTTTCTAATTTTGTTAATTCTGTGCAAATATACACATTATTGAGTATGAAACAAAGTATAGTTAGTTAAAATTATAAAATTAGCTATGAGACAATCAAATTGACTCATAATTTGCTATGCATTCCTTTACCTTTGTTTCTACTTTCTTCATAAGCTCATCTGTCACTATCCCTTGAGATGTGGTATAGTATGTAATCTCATTCTTAGAGCAAGAACCACTTACAGACATACCTTCTGTAGTAAAGTTAAAGGAAGCCTCGGAAGGGGCTTGAGTCTCTTCGTAGTTCATTGTTACATAAACCTCGATAGTATCTACTGTTACTGAACCAGATAAATTAATCATTCTAGTAAATTTCATAGTTAAAAAAATTAATATTAAATAAAAACATATAAACTAATAACCTAAAGCCATCCAATTAATCATAGAGTTAACCGTTTCACAATTGGCTATAGTACAACCTGTTCTAGTGTAATTACCTGCTACACAAACCTTGTCCCAGTTAATTGCAGTTGTTTTATGTGTTACTTGTACCGATATACAAGCTGTTGGGAATGCAATCGGGAAGGATTTATGTCCCGTAGAATTTGCACCTACATATGCTTCACCCCATTGAATTATAAATCCGTTAGGGAATTTAACATATCCAGAAACGTCTTTAGAAGCTGCCCAATTTGAGTTCAGTGTAAAGTCTGACAATGCTTTATACCCACCAGCACCAAGTACTACATTATTATTACTACCACCTTTAGTTATATATGAACCATCGTGGTTATGGTTACTGTTTGCTTTAGAGTTAGGGTCAAAGTTCTTGGTATCCCATACTTTTACCCATCCATACCAATTGTCAGTAGTATCTCTTAACGCTCTGTACCACAATCCCATACCAGCAGTCCATCCTCCAGCAATTTCAACCGTACCTCCAATACTTCTTCCAAATCCTATAACGGATGTATATGTAGTTGGTGCACCACTACTAGTTCCACTAACTGTATTATAGGAGTACACATTACCTAGGCTTTGGGTTCTTCCTGTTTGTGGATTGAGGTTTCCTCTAGAATTTATATAGTTATGTGAATGGTTTGCAGGAGCGCCTCCAATATCAGCAAAAGACCATGAAACATTGGCAGAACCATTTACTGACTTAGTAGTATTACCAATAGTAAAGTTCCTAGCTGTTCCCCAATAAGAGGTAGTAATATTTGCAGTACCGTCGAAGTTAGTTCCATTAATTTGTCTAGCGGTTTGCAATTTGGTAGCAGAGCCTACATTATAATGTTTGGCGTTAACAGAATCAAGCAACATTCTCCAAGGTTTTTTATCATCATTAAATCCGCTTCTGTATTGAATACCATTAGTGGTTGAATCTGACGCTGAGGACGTGTGATTATACCATATATCTAATCTCGTATTTGCTCCTGGAAGAGATATAACAGCACCATAATCATATATAGGATTAGCCATTCCGTCTGGCTTTGCACTGTTATACTGTCTTATTCCTATCTGTGCCCACAAGGTGTTATATCCGTCAATACCGTAAGTATCTCGGTGTCTTAAAAATACATGCTCATGATTTCCATCTAATAAATCAGCATTCAGATTAGTACATAAAGTCGTTGCAGATGCTATATAGTAGTTAGCCTTTAGAGGCCTATATGTGGTTCCAGTACTAGAATTACCATCCACGAAATAGAACATATTATCTCTAAATGTAATATTTCCCCATGACCTGTTCGGGTTATGCAATATTAACATAGCATTAGTAGTAGTGTTAGCCGAACGCACCTCTAGATTTGTAGTTACAGCTAATGCACCAGTCATAGTATCACCAGTAACATTAACATACCTGCCGTCTATAATTCCAGCATAGTTATTAGTATCTAACACTCTATACCATCCATAGTTAGTACCCCCTTGTATTCTTCTCCAGTAAATACCATCAGATGTATTTAAAGGGACTGCTATATCAGCGAAATACCCAGAACCATTTCCATGATTCATTCTTAATATATGCCACCATTGGGCTGTTGGTCCAACATTCTGATTAGCAGCAGTACCAGCACCTAGATTTGCATTGAAGTAAGTTAATCCATTTAGTCCAAATGTTAACTGACTATTAGTAGCCAATCTCTTAGACCATTCAGCAGTACCATTTAAAGCACCAGTAAATGTTGGAGCTGTGACTGTGCCAGGGAATATTGTATTTCCATTAGCATCTAATAATGTTGCTGTCCTCTTTATGGTAGTAAATACGCCCGTGTATTGTCTTGCATATATAGGTTCATTTCCATCATTACAAGAAGCTATCTCCATCCATCCTGCATTTTCAGCAGTAGCACCGAAAGCGATTCTACCATAATCGTTACCCCCACCTTGGAATCTAACTTGCCTAGTTCCAGTAGTGCTAGCTTGGTTTATTATAATATCGCCGTTCTGGGTTAAGGTTCCATTGTTAGTAATACCAGTAGTGGTAAGTAATGCAGTAAATAAACCTCCACCAATAACATGAAGCTTCTGTGTTGGAGTTGTAGTGCCAATTCCTACATTTCCTAATCCAGTTAATACCATTTTAGCACTCATAGCCGGGTCTGTTCCAGCCTCTCCAACAGAACTCATAAAGGCTAGGTAATTATTATCATTAGTACCACTAAAGTATGGGGTTAATCCAAATTTATCACCAAAGCCATTCTCTTTCCAATATATAGTATTAGCACCCATTCCAAGAGTACCAGTCATAGTATCGCCAGTCTTCTTAAGGTAACGTCCATCGAGAGTTCCTGCATAATTAGTAACATCTAATATATCTACCCAAGAACCATAGGAAGTAGAATCATTACCTGTACGATACTTTAGCCCACGTATGTCTCTTGTTGGTAATGCAAGTTGTGTAATCCAGGTCTTGCTTCCTACAATTCCCATATTAGAACTATCCCAGTTCATAGATATGATATGCCACCAGTTGTCGTTTATACCTGACTTTGTAGTCATTCCCATGTAATAACCATCGTAAGTGGCTGGGTCAAAGTCTCCTTCCTTGTAGAATATAAAGCTTTTAGCGTATAACCCATCAAGTAAATCAGCGTTAAGATTACTTACTAAGGTATTACTAGCTACAACTAATGGTGCAGTTCCACTAGCTACTGTAGATATGATAGGAGTTGTAAACGTCTTGCTACCATTAATAGTCTGTTCAGTATCTAATGTTACATATATAGGGTGTGTATGGTCTGTTGTTGATACTTTTTTACTATCACTATATAGACAGTTATCAGCACCAACGTATACGTATCTATTACTGTATGTTTGAGGACTTTTAGTCTGTGATTCTGCTCCGATTAAGAATAACTTTGTGTTTATTAAATCAGCAGCTCCAGCTGTATTTACAGTATCATTTCCAGGGTCTGCAGCTAAAGTTAAATTACCTTGGTTATCTGGAGTAATAAACATATTGTCTCCAGCAATGAAATTTACTTTCTTAGCTTCATAGCCATCAAACGATGTAAACTCGACTCCCTTTACTTGGAATGATAATGCATGATTCAATCTATCAGGTTTATTGGCCCATGTAGGTGTGCCAGACTCATTGATTACTAGCATTTGCCCTACTGAACCGTTTGGTAGACCTTTTATCAACTTACCCGTTATACTATCAAACACTGCCAGTTGTCCTATTGTAGAGGATGAAGGTCCACTAACAACTCCAGTAGTATTAGTCTGAACATATGTCCACTTCTTAGAAACCTCTTCCCAGTTAGTACCATCAGAAGCAGCAGTAGCTTCCTTACATATAAGTAAGTCACCAACCTCTACCGACACTCCGTTTATATACCCCACACTATCCCTATAAGCACCATTACCAAAGGTTACAACATAAGTATTACCTACATCTGCCATTGGTGTATAAGTACCTGGAGAAGATATACCAGCCTCTAATGCTCCCTTAAATAGCATAGCATTATTAGAGCCGAGGATACTATCAGCATAACTCTTAGCAGTTTCTATAGCGTTCCATACCATTAATGGGGATGCTGCAATAGCTGCAACTACGTTAGTGTCATTTATATTCTCATTATCACTTGATGGGTCCGGCTTTCTACTTAATATGTCCTGCAGTTTTACGTGACCATATAATTTAGTAGAAGCACCACCATATTCTGGTTTTAGAGATAAGTGAATCTTAGGAGTAGCTTGTCCTTCTACATCTCCCTTTAGCTTACCAATAATATAACCATCTAATACAGAAACGTCTCCATGATTAACTGTTACTGCTCCATCGGAAGTCATTCCTCCTGCTATAGTTATTCTCTGTGTAGCATCATTAAATGTCAAACCATTAGCCTTTCTAACTTGAGATGTGTCCATATTATTATTAGCTTCATTATAGGATAATAATACGTTCCTCTCAGCCATCTGATTAGATGGGGCTACCTGTTCAACATAGTCCCTAATCTCAATATTATGATTCTCTGCAAATGTTATATGTCCTGTAGCATCTACTATAAAGTTTGGAACAACAAACACACTAGCATTTCCTAGATTAGTTGATTGTCCATAAGAGCCTGAAGCTACACCGCTCTCCATGTGTAATAACTTCCTATTAGAAGCATCCCACTTCAAAGGAGGTTCAGTATCCACTCTATTAAGTGCATTACTGCTGATAATAATTCTATTACCATCACCTTTTCTAAGGCTAATACTGTCACCTGTAGGAGTTAGCAGGAAGAAGCTATTTCCTATTTGAACCTTAACAGAGCCGCTAACTTCTGATACTTCTATACTTGGATAGCCAATACTAAAGTAAGTACCACAAGTCCACATCTCTCTAGTATCCTCAATAAATACTACTGGGTTAAGCCCTTCTGGTATTGTGGGTATTAGTGGCTCAAACTCTTCCTTCTTTCTAGCATATACAATCTTCTTATTTATTATCATTCCTATATGATTTGAGTTGTTAATAATTCATCAAACCTCTGAGCTGTTTGGGCAACAGTTAGACCTTTATCTATAAAGTTACCTGACCACCCAATAAGTAAGTCAGTACCGTCTAGTACTGGATTATTCTTAATAGCCTTCTTATTTACAGTCTTATTGCCCAGGTTCTCGATTTCTTTTTGCATATTATCAAGCTTCTCTTGAATCTTATTCACAATGTCGATAATCTCTTTATTATCAAGGAATACAACCCATTGTTCCCCATCAAATAAGAGCATCTTACTGTTATCTTTAATCCAAATGTGGTAAATGGTTGGAGGGATTTGGTCACCCCTCCAGAAATTTACCTGCTTGTTATTTACCATTTCATTTGCCATTCTATTCTAATACTATCGCTTTACGTAAATCAAGACCTTGCACCAACTTCTCTAATGTTGTAAGTCTTTCAACTAAGGCTTCAGTTCCAGTGGAAGAAGATGTTATAAATTCCTTATTAAATGTATATGTCGTTTTAGTTCCTACTACTAATGTAAATGTTAACTTCAAGTCCTGAAGTTCATCATAGTGAAACATCATTACCACTTCTACAGTTCTAACATCATCAGTGTCTTTGGTATCTGTAGCTGTCTTTCTATAAGCCGTTACAAATTTTAAAGTTGCATATTCTAATGTTACTAATCTAGCCTTGGATAAAGCTACTATAAAATCGTGTGCATCTTCAGCCTCAGTATAATAATCAGATAGGTTCTCAGACAGATAAAGAGCCTTCTCAATATGCATGACATAGCCCTGCACATCTGACTTAAATACATTAAGTAGTCCTATCTGTTCTTTTACGTATGTATCATTATAATTCTCGAGTGATTGTAACTTAGCTTTGTTCTCATTAGTGAAGTCATTAGTAGACAATCCTTTACCTTCAACCTTATCAACCTTAGTACTAATGTCTGGAAGTTCACTCTTTAGAGCATAATTACTTAAATCAGTTTCTGGAATATTAGCTATAGCTTGCTTGACATACTCTTCAGTAGCTAAGCCTACTATACTAGGAATTTCAGGTTTCCCAACTAAGTCTTGATACTCACCGGAGAATAATTCACTTCTATCTGCTTTGCCACCTAATGTAGTATTTATTGCAGCGATGTCTTTATTATTCTTTATAATTGCATCTCCGACTTCTTTAAAGGTATTATAAGAAGGGTCAGAATCTTGAGTAAGTATATCAAACTGCTGTCTAGTAAAGTTGTTAGCTATCTCAAGTATTTCTGCTGCTGTCCCAGCCCTTTCTGCACCTAACTCTTCAAGGGTATATGTAGGTTTATTAGGTTGTTTAGCCCACTCAGGAACAGTTGGGTCAGTTTCAGTATAGCTAGTTAGAAACCCTTTACTATTCAATTCTTCTTCAGTAACTAAGTTATCTGGAATTGTTGTTAAGTAATGTTTATCATTCTCTAACTGAGATACTTTAGTAGGTATATCTTCTATATCGGCTTTATTACTAACATCAGGGATTTCACTCCTATCTGCTTTTGTGTTAACCTTCTCATCAACTTCTTTAATCAGCTCTCTAACACTAGTATCACTATAGTTAGTTAGCCCTTTTAGTTTATTCTTCTCTTCTAATGTAAAGCTTTGCTCAGATAAGCCCATTCCTTGGACTTTGTCTACCTTGTTGTTCCAATTTTGTATATCAGTAGTATTTATAGTTGCAGCTGCACTAGCTATAAATGCCGGCTCAATCTCTTCTGTTAAATACCCTCGGCTATCAAGCTCATGCTTTGTAACATATTCGTCTGGAATATCTGTAATGTAGTGAGAGTCATTCTCTAGTTGAGATACCTTAGTAGGTACGTCTTCTATGTCTGCTTTACCTGATACATCTGGAATTAGTGCTTTAACTTCATCCTTAGTATAATAATTATTAAGCTGAATGTCTCCTGATTCTATGTCCTGCAACTTCTTATCAATTTCTTCCTTAGTGTAGACAGTATACTTATCAACTTTAGATGCTAAAAGCTCTTTAATTGTAGTAGTGTCAAACCCTTTAGAATCAAATCCAGCTTGACTTAATATTTCTATTGTTGTTTCCCCAAGCCCTGCATTAGCACTCTTGAATATATAGTATATATTACCAAATATTTCCTGTGTACCTAAGAGTCTAAATCCACCAATAATATTACTAACTGCCAACACTGCACTGGAGCCATTTGGAATCATAACGTATATGTACTCACTGCCATTTGCAGTAGTAGTAAACATATTGTCAATAGTCTTGTTTAACTTAGTATAGTCTGATGAGGTTCCATAGTAGTTAGGATATTTAATGTCAAATGTTACTACCTTTACAGCAGTAATATCCTCATATTTATATCGTAACGTAATAACCATAGAAGTAGTCATTCCAGCAAATGTATACTGCCTAGCTTCAGGCTTAAGAGTTACACCATTAATTGTCTGCTCAGTTACATCTTTGTAGTATTCCCAAGTTACAGTTACATCAGTAGGCTCATCACCATAACTCATATACTCTGGGTCTACTGATATGGCTTTAATATTTTCATCTATAGCTGCTGCTTCAATTCTAGCATTAACCCATTCAGTAGATGCAATCCTATTAGAACTATCTGTCATTAATGGTAATGTAGTAGTTGGAGTTCCAGTAAACTTAGGTGAGTATATGTCAGCTTTGTTATTTAATCTTATTTCAATTTCACACGCCCATTGAGCAAGTTTTAGATTTATTTCATCAATTACCTTATTAATATCAAAGGCTATTGAATCAGTCACAAAGGTATATAAATCTTTTTGATTAGACAAGTTACCTTTGATGTTTCCCCACTTTAGAGCATATTCATCTGCTATACCAAGATTAATTCTGGCTATAGTTCTCTGATACTCATCAGTTAACTCTGAGAATAGATTCTCCTTTTGGAATCCATCATCCCCGCCAGTACACCCATAATATTTAGAAGTATCACAATCATCCTTAATACAGATGTGGTCTACTCCTTCCTCTTCTACTTTTACACTGTCTATCTTGTCTATTGTAATAACACCATAGTCAGCACAGATTCCTTCTACCTCTTCCTTCTCAATAACTCCGTCAATTATTTTAGTATCGGGCTTTATATTGGAAATAGAATGAGGATAATCGGGTAAAATGGGGGCATCCTGTTCTTGTTCATCAAGACGTATAAACTCTGCCATATTTAGATTTGAATAATTTGATAAGCATATGTCATAGGGTCTAAGAAGGATATAATTGTAGCCTCATTAACCTTATGAATTGTTTTAGTAATGGTCATTGATAAGCTAGTATCTCCAATAGGAAATACTTTATTATATAATGAACCTTCCATATAACATACGTTCTCATTAAACATATTATTAACGGAATTCCATCTTAAAGTTGTATCATGACAACCTCTTAGGAAGGTATTACCTCTACAGTCTGCTTCTAGCACATTATCGTAAGTATCACCTAGAAAGATATTATTAGTGCATCCTTGTTTTAATTCATTGTGCTTAGTATTATGTAACTCTGAACTATCAGTAATAACTCCTCCAGTTAAGTCTGAGAATGTATAGAAATCTCCATATGCTGCCCCAAGATTAAGATTAGTATTATCTAACTCCTCCGCAGTTCTTCTGAATTTAATATTCTTGAAATCATAGTGTGCTGAGTTGAAGTGGCTATCCCTCATAAATGTTATTCTACCCTTAGTAGTAATCCCATCCTCAAGAGTCTCTTTAGTTGGGTCATATTCAATAACCCAATCCTTCATTCTAATATCGTCAATAACAACTCTCGGGTCTAATCTGTTATTGGTAATAGCTGTTACAATTAACTTCCAAACAGGAGAAGGGTTAGTGGAGTCTTCAGTACCCCACGTAACCCTTTGACCTGAATTATTAGTAACATTAGAAGAGTAAATAGTTTGAAAGTCTGTAATAACATACCTTGCTCCTGTTATTAAGCTATTCTTACTTATGTAATCATTAAGTAGCGTATATGTTACTTCCAATGGCTTAGCTTGTCCGCCTTCTCCGTCATAATCAATAATACCTATATTCTTCCTTAACTGTTCCTGCTCTAGTTCGGTTAAACCTCCTAGTAGGTCTTTCTTCTTGAAATAATTATTTAAATCATGAATACAGGCATAGCGTCTTGTATCTCTTTCTATTGCCATGTTAATTATTCATTAGAAATTCGTATATTCCATCTATTTTATCAAAGTATTGACAAGTCTGAATAAAGGATATTTGATGTAGAATCATGTCATAATTATCTATATAGCCTTTATTTAGTCTGTTAAGGAACTTATTAAAGTCCTTAATCACTTTAAGCTTCAGGTTAGTTATTGCATCCACAACCACCTCCTCCTATAGTATTCTTATCAATCATAACATCTCTACAAATTCCTCCGCACTGAGTAACATCCTCTAATACTCTCTGAGCTTCATAATACTGTCCCAGCTCAATTAGATATTTAATAATATTGATAGCCATCCATATAATATCTCTATTGTAGATTAGTGATTTAACATCATCAAGCCTATTCTTGCACCTTCCAGGTAAATCTCCTAAAAGATTTTTACATAGTCTGTAGAAGCATTCGTTAATATGGCATATACAGAATGTATTCTTATCACCTCTGATAATCGTAGTAGTTTTCTCAGTGACAGTAGATGGAGGTATAGCATTCACCTCTAACACCTCTTCTATAGTTACCTCAACAGACTCTTCATCAACATACTTCATAAATACTTCAGATTTGGTATCATAGTAGTAAATAGAGTTATAAGCTGTTAAAGCAGTTGCATTCCTCTCTAACACACAATCCAACCATGCATCAGTGGGTAGTATTATATGTGTAACTTCATATAAACCGTCAATAGGCATTTCCATTTCAGATTCATCAATACAATCTATATCATGGATTACAATTTCATATTTCTGAATTGTTTCATCACCGTTAGATTTAATACTAGTAATTGCATTAAGTGTGATTGTGTGAGAATAGGCATAATTACGAGTACTTACTACGATTTCGTCATCCTCGTTTAAGTACTCGTCATTATCCTTCTCTAATCCAGTTATTGTAATACCACAAGTTCCATTTTTGCAGATTTTAAATACTGAATCCATTATACTAATTCAACGTAATGTCCTACTAAATCAGACAATTTGTTACTTATTGATAATTTACTTGTTTGGATACATCTATAAACAATTCCATTCTCCTTGTATAATTTACCTTTTTCTAAAGGCATCGGTGGAACGAAATCTATAACTGTTTCACTTGACCTAGCAGCTATAACTCCAGCAGCTATAACTCCAGCAGTTCTTAAAGAGGCTAACAATGCATTAAATTGTGCAACAATATCTTCAGCACTAGTTGCATCTTCTACAGCAGCACCTTGTTTTACTAAGCCTAATGCCGAACTTGTTGCAGCTGTATAAGTTGTATTATTGTCAGCTCCCCAAGTTGCAGTACCATCAGCAAACCATCTTAAAATCTGCCCAGAACTTCCCCCAGATGGGATATGTTTATTTCCCGCAGTACTTGGATGAACATAATTATTAGCATTATCTGCAATGCCTTTTAACTTTGTTTCATAAGCTGCTGTAAAGTTCTTTTCTGATAATACTTTACTTCCATCTTTATCTATTTTACCAGCAAGTTGTTCAGAAGTTGCTAAGCCTTCTCTTATCTTACTAACTGTAGTAGTCTTATTACTACTACTTTGTACAATTGGAATTAATTCGTCACCTACTAATGATGTAGCAGCAGGCATTTGAGAGATTTTTATATCAGTTGCCATTATTCAAATAGTATTATATAGTTATCCTCAGTAATTAAAACTTTAGAATCTTCTGAGGCAATATTACCTAAATCTCTTAATATGTATTTATTATCTTCTGTTATTATAGACTCTTCATTTTCAGTAATTATATTATATTCAACTTCCCTTAAAATTAGGAACCCATTCTCTGTTAATATATTGGAACCTTTTTCAGTAAGTATATTAGAAAAGCTATTATGAGGGTCTTTATTAATTGAAATGAGTTTTTTATTGCCAATATAATTACCTATCCCAATACAAATTCCCATAATTAATTACCAGCTTGTAATGTATTTTCAGGTACGTTTTTTATTCCTATAATTAATTCAGGATTCCATCCTGGATATAATATAGTAGAAACATATCTACCTTCAGAATCTCTTAATAGTACTTGTACAGTAACATTATCCTCAGTAATATTCTTGATAAGTACAGGCTTACTACCCCTAGATAATTCAAAATTACCTTCGGGTAGTAACCATAATCTGCTTACTTGTAAAGAAGTTGGTCTTTCATTCTGATTGAGATTTATCATTTCTATGCGTTTTTAACTTCGTTATTCATTTGGTTACCATCGAATAATTGAGCATATTCAATGTCTGTTCTCTTAGTATCGTTCTCAGCATCACTCTGAGATTTGTCTCTTTGAGTCCTAGCATTATACCAGTTAATATCAGCCTCATTCTGAACCTTCTGTCTCTCAATGTCCAACTTAGCCTCATTAAGACTTTCAATCTTGCCTTGAGCTTGTTGTAGTTGTTGTTGTAACTTCTGATTCTCTTGCTGTAATTGTTCAAGCTGTTGTTGCATTTGACCTACCTCATTCATCTCCTTCTTCTTCTTAGCAAAGGCTTTGGTAACCTTAGCCTTAAGTTCAGTAAGACTTCTAGCAGTTAAAGCATCAACAATCATATCTGGGTCTAATTGACCACTCTTTATAAGCTCAATAATGATTTGCTGAACATTCTGCATCTCCTTCATAATCTGAGTACTCGGCACAATATGCACATCGTAATCAGTATGAGTAAAATGCTCTGGTAGTGCGGTAAATACTTTCTGTAGTTTATCTCCAAGAATTAGAGTTCCAGTTAATCCTTTCTTCCACACTATCTTAGCTATATCAAGACAATCTCTAAGAATGTCTATTGATAATGTATCCATAGTCTGATAGAATGGTTTAGTAATAGTATATGAGTTTCTAGCCCCAGCCTCTACATTACTAACTGCATCCTTTTGCTGAATACCATTAAGTCTTTCTCTAAATACACCAGTGATAGATGATGTTTGGTCTTCCACTCTTTGTAGTGCTAAATCAAAGGCTTGAATAGTCTGCACTTTAATAGTATCAGTAAATCCAGCAAATGAAGTATTGTTATTAAATGCCCTACCTTCCTGACTGGTATCTACTAAAGCTACTCCAGTCTTTTTAAATGCAATCCATTTCTGTATTCTTTCAGTAAGGTCATCACCTAATATTGTTGGAAGCATAGATAAGTCTAGCCAATCACCATCAGTACCACTATTAGCTAAGATATTATCTCTAAAGTAAGTAATTAAGTCATACTTATCCTGTAGGTGAGCACATTGTAATACTAAAGACTGTGGAACATTGTCTCTATTAACCAGATATATACCATTAACAGATAATCCACACTTAGTAGGGGCATCCTTAGTTCTAATTACATTCTCTGATTTACCAGTAAGAACATATATAGACTGTCCTATCCTAACTCCCTCGTACCTATTCTGAACGTATTCATTACCTTCTTTGTCTATGTCAATCCATTCTGTTTCATAAACAGGTAATAGCTTATAGTTAAATGACTCATAAGTATCAGCAGGGAATCCTGGGACAATACCTTTACCTGCATCTAATCCAGCACCTTCCATAATAGGTCTACATCCTACTTGGTTCTCCATAGCTCTAATATACATATAGGAACTATCAGAGTAATGCTCATACATATCTTCTAATTCAGCTCTACTCTCATCATTTAGGTCTTTACCATACTCAATAAGAATTTGCTGTTTAGTCATCCATTTCCTAATTACGACCCTATAACTATCCTTTACATAAGGAGATTCAGGGTTCCTATCAACAAATGTATTTAAGGGATTAAGAACATCAATACTAATATTAGTTCCACTAGCTGATGGTTTAACCTTATAGAATGAGCATCCAGTAACAAGTAAGTCTAATAGTAATGCCTTTAGCTTATTAGCCAAGTCAGTGTTCCTTGATTGAATTACGTACTCAATAACATTCTGGGCAGCTATTTCGTAGTCACTAATAAAGTTATTATTAATATCCTCAATTAGCTTCTCTATGTCGGCCTCAACTGAAGCATCACTAACATTACCTCCTCCTATAAAGGCTAGAATCTGATTGTTCAAATGCTTCTGTAAGAATGTATAGACTTGCTGGCTTATTTCTAACTCCTTCTGCCTAGTAATCTTGGAGATTGTTTCCTTATCTTTACAAGATACCTTTGGAAGAATTGGAATGTCTAAATACTCTCCAATTAAAGCATCAACGTGTTTCTTTATAAGGGGAGTGAACTCAATAGAAGTAGGATTACCTATTCCAAAGTTTTCTTCAAGATACCTAAATTGTTCGGCGTCTCTCTTACCGTTATAATAGTTGTATGCCTTCTGTAACTTCCATTTGTTGAAGACTAACTCATTTACAGCTTTGTCAATCTTCTCTATCAAATAATCATCACTTCTTTGCTTTGCACTCATCTTCGTAATCATATAATTGTATAGCAGTGAAGTACTTAGTTCTCACTAAGCTTCTCTCCCTTAATTCTTTCTCAATAAACTTTATAAACTCCTCAGCCGTACCATCACATGCAATGGACAATGGCTTCTCATCTTTATTAAGTCCAAGGTCCATTCTGTATCCCACGTGCTCAGGTTCTCCGCCTGGAAATTTATAAGTGGTTTCATAAACCTTTAGGACTCCTTGATATTCTACGCAATATAAAGATTTAATTAAATCTCGGATTGCTTGTTCGATGTCCTGTGTCGTCATAATATTGTGTGGGGAATAGGTTAAACCTAGGTACTATGGACTGTTTATCTGGAATGACTCCTTTATGCTTAATACCATTCTCATCAGTCCAGTAACCAAATAACTTTAACTTCCTACCTCCATTATCAACTTCCTGTGGTGTAATTCCACTTAATTCTTCATCTCCTAGTTCAGCCATACCCATTGCAGCTACAATATCAAACTTTCTCTTATTTTCATACGAGTAAGTGATAAGTTCGTTAATCATTGGTTCAAACCACATATTGTGACAATAGTCATTGATGTAGCAATCAATAAGGTCTAACTGATGTTGAATAACTGCTTCAGTTGCAGGAGCACCAAACTGTTTACTCCTACCACCCTGTATATCAGATTGAGTAGCTCTTGGTCTTCTCATTAAGAATCTCTCCTCCTTGTGCTTAGTTCTAAACCAAGTAAGGATACTAATACGAGTAGATTCTAGACAAGCCTTACAGTTATAATATTCTAATATCTTTAAGGTAGTTCTATATGCCTCTTCAAGGTTGTTAGGTCTGTCTTTATAGACACAAACATACATTGGCTCTTGTAAACCAAAGCATCTCTTTTTAACTACTACACAGAAGTCTGATGGGTCCCTTGTATTATCTGATGTATCATTCATACCCATATCAATACCGTCAATACCAGCTACATATAGGCTTCTAAAGTCTGCACCATTCTCGCTCTTAATAGGATGTTCAATAATGCAAACTTTACCTTTATCACTAGGGATAAACCTCACTCCATTCTTAGCTTCTTCAGAATGTACATTGTTTTGAAATATATATTCTAGTTGTCCCCATTTAGGTTTTAACTCCGGAGGAGTAACTTTGTGTAATTTAATTGCAGCTAACTGTTCTGTTAGTAATACAGTATTAAACTGGTTATCACCTTCCAAAGCTAATGCTTCATCAGGAGTGAAGCAATACTCAGCAGAGTATAACATTAATCCTTTGGGGTCAGCTATCTTGGTAGCCCTCTTAGCCATGTAGAACTCCTTACCCTTCTCTGGGTCTGTCCATCCTCTGTGGTCTACATATCCTGGAGCAGTAACAATAGTATATGCTGGAATGAAATATGCAGTCTCTACATAAGTACCTTCCTTAGTATAGTTATGTTTATAGGGAAGAACATCATATCCTCTAGGGTCATGGAATGCAGCAGCCACACCCTCCAATGCAGGACCACTATCACCACCTGTACCCCAAGCTAGTTTAATGCCGAATCTCTGTCCTTGAATATCAATCAAAGCATCACCCTGAATGAAAGCTTTCTTCCAATTGGGCCATGAACCGCTTTCTTCATACATCAAAATATCAGTACGGTCACCTCTAATCTTATTAGGCTTATCAGCTGTAATACCTTCAATTTCTGACATCCATCCAGATTCTACACCATCTACATTCTTACTAGAAGCTCTCTTCCATTTAGCTGTGTTGTGAACCTGCCTTAGTTTTCTCATACCATCTTCTGTATTATCATCTAAGTATGATAATTGCATCCAGCACTTACTAAGGGTATCGTCAACATAACCTTCTTGTTGTGCAGCTACTACTCCTCTAAAGTGTGGCCTTGTTATATAACCATTAATAAGGATAGCGGCAGCTATTTCTGAGAATCCAACACCTCTGGCTTTTAATCCAATGGCATTCTTTCTCAATACTTTACATAATTCTATGTAATGGAAGTACTCATATTGTTTTACGAAGAAATTTGGGAAGTCTACTGAACGACCACCACCAGCTTTAGTAGCAGAAGATAGATTAGGTAACTGGTAGTAATTTATAAAATAATAATTATCACCAGTAATAGTATAACCATTAACAGTCATACCATTTCTACATCTGTCATATTCTTGGTCCCAGAACTCACCATAAGCCTTACCAAACATTGGTTCATTACAGTACTTACCAGTAGCAGCCTTAGTTCGTCTAGCTTCCATAAACCATTCTGGGTCAAAGTCTAATCCTCTCGTACCATCAATGGGTCTATAGCCAGTAAGTTCATAAGATAGATTAGAGTCAAAATAGTCTACTGGGTCCCCAATTTTAACATCCCATTCAAATTCTGTAGGCTTCTGTTCTAGTACTCCAGTATTCTCCCCTACCTCAGTAATCTTTTCAACTAAGGCTTGGACGGTAGGGGATTCTGGTAATTTATTCTTAGGTTTCCTTCCACGTGCCATATTACTTCAGTTTTGGTACATATCCCTCAACAGCACCAGCACGAAGACCTGTAGCAGCTTTCTGTTTCTTCTTAATACGGGCTTCTAAGGCATCTAATTCGTCTAATACCTTAGATATAGATGACATTTCACCAATAACATCTTTAGCCTTAAAGATTGGCTTGCCAGTGATTGGGTCTCTTTCTTGTAAATCTGAACCTTCATTGAAATAATCAATTAGTTCATCTACCTTATTCTGAGCTGCCCTTATTAACTTAATGTCTCTTGCTGATTCTTGTATCTCTCTATATTTCCTACATGCAGCTCTAAACAGAGGGTCATTAAACTCCTCTTCTGTAATACCACTATCCTGTTTAGCAGCCTCATTACGTTCTGCTTCAGTAAATTGTGAATAGTGTGATTGCCAGTCAATCATTAGATACATATAGGTAAACTCTTTAAATGCTCTTAGCTTTTTAATACCCTTTGGGTCTTCCTTACTGATATTTCTATCATTAGTCCATAACTCAGCAAACTCCTTAATAAGGAGAATCTCTGGCTCGTTTAATCGCAATTCATGATTTACATTATCATATAGAAATATTGTCATAATAATTACTGTTTAATTATACGTCTTTGGACTGTTCCTCCGAAGTAATTCTTACCAATTCCTTTATTCTTTACAGCTCCTGCCCCGCCAGCACCTCTACCATTAGCTTGGTCTTTCATATCAACCTTAACTTTATCCCTATCAGATAGTTTTCTATAATCAGCAGGAGTCATCTTTTTATAAGGAAGCTTCTTATTACTAACATTATATACTCCCTTATTTGTGTGTACAGTATCAGCCTTATTAACTACAGCACCTTTTTGGTCTTTCTTAACTCTCTTCTTAGCTTTACCTCCACATTTATCCTTAAATATATCTACTACTTTAGCACCCTCAGCTTTCTTCTTGCACTTAACACAACCTCCAGCCATATACTTCTCAACCTCGTATCCTTCTGGGCACTCACCTCTAAGGGTTTGAACATAACTTAATTTGGCTCCTAATTTAGCCATTGAAATTTGATTACCTTCCATTGCTTTGTATTGTTTATAAAACTCTTTTAATTCGTTCTCTGATAGCTGTGCTACTTTGTTTTCAAAGTCCGCTGCATCTTTAGGGTTTAGGACTTTAATAAGATAGGCAGTGAACGCTTTTTGTTCTTCGTTCATCTGCCCACCCTGTTGAAACATACTTATCATACTTTAACTAAATCAATTATACCTTCAAAAGGTCTTTGGTATTAAAAATAGCTTCCTGCAAAACTCCTTCTGTAGAGAACCACCTACATCTAATACCTTTAAAATAATCTTCTGCCATATTTGAAACACCATGAGTCCTAATGCTCATAGTCTCTTTCTTAACCACAATCATTACAGGTTTGTTAGGTATATCTTGCTTAAGAGTTACTACCTCACCTGGCATAAAATAAACTTTCTCTTCCATTATACATTATCACTTTTAAATTCCTTTGTATATCTATCTTTTAATCCAGAATTAACTACTACTTGAACTTGAGGTTCAGCTACAACTTCAAATCCTTGTCCGAAGAATGGGATAGGAACTCCACAAGCTCTTCTATAGTAAATAATATCGCCCTCCTTCACAAATTTACATAAAGGACTAGCTTCTATTACTAATGCTTGAACTGATAAGTTCTCTTCTTGGTCCATTTCACCAGAGTCTGGATTTTTAAATGTACCTGTATATTCTGGAAGTATCAACCCCGACTCAGTTACCTTCATCTTCTGGAATGGGTTCTTAGCATAAGGTTGTACTAATATATAACTGTTGATAGGGACAATCTGTAAGTCCTTCATCTTCTCATCCATCATCTTAGCGTGCTTCTCTTGCTCTTCAATTTTAGCATTCCATTCTGCTCTAGCCTCTTCAACTTGTTCATTGAACTTTACTTTAGCATCCTGTTTAGCCATTTCAGCTACAGTAGGAGACATAATAAATACATCACCATTACCCATTAAATTATTCTTGCCATTACCATCTCCTTCGACTAATTGATTCTTTGTTCTTAATACTGCTTCTACTGTACTTAAATTATCCATACTCATTTAATTAAATTACCATTTCCCTATAGGACACGTTGCATTAGGTAGAGTTGTTTTAGCTCTTAACCTACACCCACATCCATTAATATAACCATCTTTCTTCTCTGTACTTACATCTTCATTATCGGGGTTTACCCATAACTTACTGTTACATATCTCCCCCAATACTACACTCTTCTTGTAGAGTTTACATCCTTTACACAAACGGATGCGGGCTTCTGATATATTCTTATTAAGCCCGAACATCTCGTTAGTGTGCCCATTTAAAATAGCACCAAGACCCATATTATTCTTTTTAATTCATAAGTTGCTAATATCTCAAACCTAAATGTTTGAAAGATACTCATATAGGTAATATTAGAATTCTATAGGTCTTCTGCTATTCTTTCTGGCTTCTAATATAGCTTCCTTCTTATAGAACCTACACATTCTTTCTACATCATCTTTTAGGTAATCTAGCTCATGCTCGGAGACATTGCCTTGATGGTCGTAATGTATAAGTATTAATTTTTTAACTACGAACTTAGGGTTTAGTTTCTGAAGCATCCAAGCATAGGTTGATAATTGTAATGCATAGTGCATCTTGTTACAATCCATAATATTATTCATAGGATACTTCATCATTTGACATTTCTTTGTTCTCTTATCAAAGAATGACTTATCATCCAATTTCTTATTGGTCTTATAGTCTATGATGTAGACGTCGTTGCCATCCTTAATTAGTAAGTCAATCTGACCTGCCAACCTAAATTTACCATCTTCTGACTTCCTATATATCATATACTCAGGGAATACCCCCTTATCAATGTCAAGTAAATCCTTGTTATGCTTCATTAAAGAATCATTGGTGTTCACTTCAAATTTACCCCCAAGCCCAAACTTCTTTATTTCACATTGCTTCTTAGAAGTGTATTTACCTTCTAGTTCTGCATGAATTTTAGAACCTCTTTCACAGGATTCAGCATTAGTCTTCTGCCACTCATCTAAAATATCCTGCTGAGCTTTATTGTAATCATTAACAGTAAACCCATACATATCACAGAAGTATTTAACATCTATCTTATGTGTGTTTAGTAACTGAGACTTCTCAGCCTTAAATTCGTCTGCTGATAATAACTTCTCCAATGCCTTATAACCTGACCAGAAATCCTTATCAAAATCTTGGCAGAATTTGCCAATTAATGTTGTTACTGATACATATACTCCATTTTCATCCCAGTACATATGCTTCTCATCGTTGTAGCAAACGTTCTGGTTCTGCTTGTCCACTTTCATATAGCCTTTTAAATTTATCCTTTACTGAATTATAATCTAACCATGTTGTAAGAGGTTGAAGAGATGGGGCTATTATAGATTGATAATATCCCAGGTAGTACTCCTTCTTCACAGGATAGATAACTATTAACATTCCTACAGGTCCATCTACACCTGATAACGTGTAGAACGCAGCCGACTTAGCTTTGCTACGTTGCAACAGTTCAGTTAAATTCGGAAGACTTATACTGTACTGTTGAATGCTATCCATTCTTAAAGACTTACTTTCATTTACCTTTTCAATCTCATCTCCATAGTTTGTATATTCTAACTCCTTCCATATCCTTAGACAGCTCCTAGTGTTTAGACCTCTCTTCTTCTCAGTTAGTGCTGTAAGATACCTATACGATAATCCATGAGTACTAACCAAGGAATTGTGGTAATTCATTAGGATAACATTAGATGCCTCTTTGTCTTGTACTAGTATTCTTTCAATGTACTCATTAATAGAAGGGGAAATTATCTTTGTGTATTCCTCAGCGAGGTACTTTTCCTGCTGGACTTGTTCAGTATAATCTTGTAAGATAAGTTTCGTATAACCTCTAAAACCTGTTTCCAATACTATTATTGATAAAACTATAATAATGATAGTCTTAACATTTGGACCTAAGTTATTAATCCAGCCATAAATTGCTTCTAGTCTACTTAACGACATTAATCTATTTCCTTTAAATGTTGAATGTTAGTCCGCCTAAAAATAAACTCTAATTCATTTTCATCAATCCATTATTTATAATTTACTACCTTTCATTTGATAATGTGCAAATTTAGTGATAACTTGCGACATAAAAAAGTAAAGTTTAAACTTAATATAAAATGAATCATGGGAGAACGTAAATTGATTAATGGTAAAGAGGATTTAAAGGTAAAAGAGATAAATGGAGCACATTATAAGTACTGCCCAAAGTGTAAAAAGTACAAACCAATGACTGATGAATTCTTTCATAAAAATAAAAACTTGTCTACTGGATATGACTCATACTGTAAGGAATGTAAGAAATTATTAAGGTCAGAGTATACTAGATATAAAGAAATTGACAGTAATGGAAATCTATACTGTTTAAGTTGTAAAACATATAAACCATTATCTGAATTTAGTAAAACTCCAGGACATAACCCAAAAAGAGGAGAATATCATACTAATTGTAATGACTGTATGCAATTAAAATCCAATCCATTAAAGTCACATATATCTAAAATAATATACGAGTGTAACTATACAAAATCTAAATATAAGAGAGAATATGAGGTGCTGATAAATATAGAGGACATATTAAATTTGTATGAAGAACAAAATCATAGATGTGCTTTAACAGGACTTGAATTAACATATTCTAAAGATGATACTCACACTAATCTGTCAATAGATAGGATAAACCCAGGTAAAGACTATTCCATTGACAATATTAGACTGGTATGTAAAACTGTAAATATAATGAGGAACTCCCTATCAGATGAGGAATTTATTAAGTGGTGCAATTTAGTTGTTTTACATAATGAAAATGATTAATTTTGTAAATAAAAAATGAAACATAAACTTATTTAATTATGGAACTAAATCAGAGAGAATTGAATGCAATGTACGTCTCTTTAAAGGAGATGTGTAGTAATGTAGATTTAGATAGTATTCCTATGTTCAGACAAGGAAGTAAGCTAATACCTAGATGTAAAAATGGAAGTGGTATTCATATTAAGAAAGAGAACAGAGGTAAGTTTACAGCATCTGCCAAGAAGGCTGGACAATCAGTACAAGAACATGCTCGTTCTGTACTTAATAATCCTAATGCTACTCCATTACAAAAGAAGAGAGCTAATTTCGCTAGAAATGCAGCTAAGTGGCATCATTAATAATTAATTATGACAGAGAATGCTGAAACAGCTAAAATTAACAAAAGTTTATTAAGGGAGAGGAAGAAAGAATGTTGTATATGTGGGGAGACTACTTACTGCTGCTTAGAGTTACATCATATAAGGAATAAACTCTATACAATATCTAGAGCAGTTAAGAACCTTCCCACTCCTCTTTTTATAAAGGAGATGAATAAATGTATAGTAGTTTGTTCAAACTGCCACAAGAAACTACATAATAATATTATTAGATATGAGGATAAAGAAGTTACAGGAAGGTAATATAATAGCTAAGCAGGATAATGCTAGAGTATCTAAACCTATTATTCCAGAAATTATTAAGGCTAAACCTAGACAAGACCAACTTATTGATTTGGGAGGAGAACCTTCTACTGATACAAGAACAGCTGCTGACTTGGGTTGGAATGCTCTTAATAAGAATCATTGGATATTTAACAGGGAGGCACGTACTCCTACTAATGTTGCTATGGCTACTATCAATAGAGTAATGCCGTTCTTATCTAATGTAGAGAAGACTCCAGCTAGAATTGCAGCTTATAAAGTAGGTAGAAGAACCAAAGGTAATGCCTCTGTGTCCTTAAAAGACATAAGAAGTAATGAGTCTACATATACTGGTTCAGCAACACCAGAAGGTAATAATGGTGATAGAAATTTGCTAGGAATGTATCTATTCAAGAATGACCCGTTAATAAGTAGAAGTCCTTGGTTTCAAAGAGTAACTCAATCATTTAAGCCAGCTAAAGGTCAAGGGTTTAGTCACGGTGAAAGATATAATAAACTATATCCTGGTATTGAGAATAGAAGATACCAAATGCAATCTGTAGTTAAAGATTCTAGACCATTAAGGTTTAGAGATATAGAAGAGTTCAATGAATACTCTAATGGTATAGGTAAGTTGCAAGGTAAGGAAGGTGATATGGTTATCGAAATGCCAGATGGATTCCAAACCTTCAGACAACCTGGTACTAACTATGTTGGACCAATAGATGATGTAGGAGGTCATGTTATAAAGATTGACTACAATAATAAGGGTAAACTTACTCAAATATCCCAAGATTTATGGAAATTTAATCCAGCTAACTATGCTAAAAGATGGTCTGGAAAGAATGCAGCGGAAGGAGTAAGAACTACTAAACAAGCTGCATTAATGGATAAAGTTGGAACCCCATTTATACTACAACAAGAGAATCCTATTTATATAGGTAGTAGGAGAGTTTGGGATAGTATTAAGAGTATTCCTAAGAATCCATATATAAGAAGGGAACCCCTAATGCAAGGTTCATTACTAACTCTTAAGAAGGGGGGAAGTTTAGTATCGGATGGTAGAAGATTTAAATTCAAAGACTCCCCATTAGTAAGAAACTCCAAAGCTCTTAATAATAAGAGAGATATGAGGAAAAAGTTTATGAAATCGGATAGACCTACATACTCTAACAATAGGATTAGGAAAGGTCAGGAAGGATTACGGTTTGTATCATATACCCCAGTAGAGTCTCCAAGCATTGATATTCCAAGGTTAGAGTTAAGTTCCCCAAATGTATTTAGTACATATAATATTCCTATCACTAGAGATGAACCAATAGTAGTACAATCTAAGGTTGAGGAACCAATTGAACAACCTGTTATTAAAGAAGAACAACCCATGAAGAGAGAACTATTCAATATTAAGCCGTCCAAAGGATTAGATGAATTTAACAGATGGTATGATGAAGTAGAACAAGAAGACCCAGAAGCTAAGAACTATAGACAGTTCCTTACTAAAATGGCTGAACAAGAGTCTGGATTTAATAGTGCAATTCAGAATAAAGCTGGTGCTCCTGCTTATGGATATTTCCAATTCATGCAAGATGGTAAGAAGTATAATAATATTTCTGCCTATGCTGGAACAGATGTAGATACATTTAGGAACAACCCTAAGCTACAGATTAAAGCTGCTATTAAGTTAGCTAAACAATTCGAGAGGGGTTTTAATAAGCAAGATTTAGAACTAGCTGCACAGAAAGGATATACTAAATTCGGATTATTAGGTGGAGCATGGTTAGCTGGTAATGGTGGAGTTAGGAAGTATCTACAAGGATTAGCCAACCCATCTGATAGACATTGGAGTAAATCTGGAAGTGGAACGGATGTAGCTAGTAGAATACAGATGTTTAATTTCTAAGAACATGAAATTTATAACCTTTATAAAGGGGATGGTTACTTCACATTCTGGAATTAGTAGTAAAAGAATATGTGGAGTATTAGGATGGCTGGCTTGTATAGGAGTACTAATCTACTGTACTATTAATGTTGTACAAGCCCCATTAATGATAGATACATTTTTAGTATGTTGTATGACATTACTTGGAATAGATTCTGTTACAGGAATCTGGAAAAAGTTTGATAATAAACCAAAACAATGAATTATAATCAAGCTACTTTATATGCTGCTACTGGTAATGTGTTAATGTTACCAGGATGGCACGGATACTTTTATTGGAACTATAGTACTAAGGAACTAAACTTTAGGGATGGAGATTATCATTTAGATAGTAAGCAGTTACAAGATATGAATATCAGAGATAGGAATGACTGGTATTATATTACCTAAGTTTTATTAACAATTAAACACAACACAATTATGAGACATTTTATGATGGACGTTTGGATTTGGACAGAGGATAAGCACTCTAAGCCATTAAAGACAATTAGATTTGAGCAAGACCATTTTCCTACTGAGAAGGAATGTTGGCATTGGTTTACTAAAGATGAAGAAGTATATATGAAAAGTGGTATTTGTGTAAAATTCAATAATATACATGAGTATCAGAAATAAACAAAAAGGCGGCTCTAGCTTAATTGCTAAAGTCGCCTTTAAATTTTTACTACTATTGTGGATTGCATCTTCCTACAAATACAAGAATTGGATAGCCATCTTCATCTAATTCTTCATCATACATCTTATTAGATGTCAAGTTAGAGTAGCATAATTAAGAACAGCTAAATTAAATAATGCTGCACCCTTCTCACCAGTTATAAATGTGAAGTCATTATCTTCTTTAATAGCATTTAGCTTATTAATAGTATCCTTAAAGGTTTCCCAGGTTAGGTTATTGTAACTCATTGAAATTTATTTTAAAACTCTTAGATGTATAACTTAATGAACTATTATCAACATGAGATGGAAAGTCTACATCCTTAGTCTTTACATATAATTGACAGTGGCACATACCCTCTTCCATTTCTCTAAACTCTTTACACATACATACTGTATCATCGTCCCTTACTAAGGAGCAAGGGCAGTATCTTTTACCATACTTCTCCTTGTTCCTTTGTAAGCCTGCTAATACAGCTTCCTTCACTTCTTTATCATCGGTTACTCTTACCATATATTTATACTTATATTTCTAATGCTCATCTTCTCCCTGTCTTTATTAGTCTGACCATCTCTTCATGGGCTTTTGCTATATTCATAAGTAATAACTCCTCTGCAATCTGAGGATTAGTTGGAACCACATGAGAGATTTTTACAGTATACTTCCCCTCTTTAAGGAGTATATAGCACACTCCACCATTATAATATATCATAGTATATTAGACCACTTCTTATTTGGAGCAATGTCTTGAATGCAGCCTGGAATACGTTTAGTTTCATATTCTGTGATAGTAATCATCCCGCATAAAGATGATATTGCTCTTTGTACAACATTAGCATCTTCATCGGATAGGTGTGATAATATTTCATCAATAGTCATTATTTCTTTAGTTTATTTTCTAACTCAAGAATCTTAGCCTTTAATTCGGAGTTCTCCTTAGCTAGTGCTATATTATCATTCTTAACCTGTTCTGCTTTCTTCATAAACTCTTCTACACCCTGCTCAAACAGAGTTAGATTCATTTTAATTTGTCTGATTTCTGGAATCATTGTTAAACTTATCCTCTAGTTCATTAATAATTCTGTGAAGACTTGGAATCTTACTTGTAATAATACTATCCAAGTAATCTTTAATATCATCCAGAGTCATTGCATCAAATTCATCTTTAGATAAATTACGTGATTCAATTGTCTCTATAAATACATCAATAGCATCTTTAATAGCTTGTTTGTCTCTTAGTAGCTGTTCATGTGTTAGATGAACATTAGTAATTTTAGAGAACAATGCTGGGTGTCTAGTAAATATCTCTTCTAATTCCTCATCACTAATTAGTTGCAGTAATTCTACTGCCTTATTATAGAGTACTTGTGCCTCTATAACATCGTACTTATCAAGTATAGATTTTAATTGCATAAATTCTTATAGATATTAGATAATGTTAAACAATGCTCAATATTAGAACCATTCTCCATTCCAGAGATAATCTTGTCTAATACTGTTAATTTAGCTACTATAATCTTACCCCATATGATAGAATCCTCCTTGGGTTCACAACTACCACATTGGCTCTTGTTACCTTCTTCTGTTGCTACAATTCCTTTTACTTCTTTAGCCATAGTTTAAAATTTTATAATTAATGTATTATTTCTTCCTTATTATTAAGTAATACAAAGGTAATGTATTTTAGATACACTACCTAATGGTATATGCTTAAATATATTTAATATAGGCGAACTCAAATACTAGGTACTCCAAAATTACACCCCCTCCCCATTGAGGTAGTCAGTCAGGTAGTATTTTGACTTTATTGGCAGATAATTGTTGGATTTGTAAATCTTATTTATGGTACAGGACTATGTAAGTTATAAGAGGAATAAGGGAGAGAGAGAGAGAGAGGGTGAGGGTGAGGGTGAGGGTGAGGGTGAGGGTGAGGGTGAGGGTGAGGGTG